CCTTCTAATTCAGGCCACAACGGATGAAGAATTTTTCTTTAATACTTTTTAGCCTTAGAGCAAAAATCTCTTCATTTGCCTCTAATTCAGGCCAGCTCCCAACAAGTGATGAGAAAAAGTTTTAGAAATTTTAAGGTTTCAGCCTATCATTTTACTTGACAAGCGAATCAAAATCGCATACTATATGTAATGTATATAGATCAGATATAGATCATACATAGATCAGATATAGATCATACATAGATCAGATATAGATCATACATAGATCAGATATAGATCATACATAGATCAGATATAGATCTTACTCTTACTTTAATTCACTTCGTGAATTAAAGTAAGAGTATCGCGCAAGCGCGATGAGATGAAAAAACCACCTCATCAAAAATCTTTACCACTCTCTCTTATCAGAACCTTCTCCGAACTTTTTGCCCATCTTCTTCATCTTATCTCATCCCCGCTTCGCCTCTCTAGCGCCTTATCTGCAATGAGAAATATCTGGATTCGCGGAGGGGCGGCGGGGTGGGCTGGCGTGGGCTTTTAACGTTAAAAGGTGCACCTCAGATCTGTCTAGCACAGCTTATCTGAAATTTACGTTGAATTCGTCTCATCAGGTACTTGACAAAAATCTGGAGTTGTATTATAACATAGATGTAGAATAGAAAGGAGGGAATGGAAGATGGAGAAGGTCGAGATCCCAGAGAGGTTTAGGAAAAGGATAGATCAATTAAAAAGCTACGGCATGCCGGACAGCTGTATTCCCGGCAAAATTGCCGAGTGGGAGCGTCAAGAAGCGTTCGAGAAAGAGCGCGACGCTCTCATGCGGGACATGGAAGCGGTCATCGAGACCTGCCCTGCAGAGATGCAGGAGGTCTCGATGACCGCAGAGAACGTAAACGTGCGCTTTTTAGGGGGGCCAGAGAAGGTTGGCCCCAATAGATGGACTAAAGACAGTGCTTATATCGTTGTGAAGGAAGCGGTGCTGCCCGAGTGGGCATGCACGCTTGATAGAGTGCTCGCTCTGTATGAGAAAGATTATGCAGAGCGGGCTGATATGAGCCTCCATGATTTGGAGGAATACGCCGAGGACGGCGACGAATATGCACAGGCAGTCATACGCTATGCCCGGGCCTGCGCCAGACGGGACTGGGTACGCATTGAGTTCGTACCCGAAGAAAGTGATAGTTCTGTTTGGACTAAAGTAGGATATGTAAGAAAGTCGGATGTAGAGATAGCAGATGGCAGTGTAAGATTCAAGGGGAGGGAACAATGGATCTAGAGGAGTTTATCAAGAGTCAAATTGACCGTCTGGCAACATACAACATGCTGCCAGATGAAGAGGAAAAAGCCGCACGTCTCCGCTCTCGGCTGGAGAGAGAGTGGAGATATGAGCGGAAGCTGGCCGAGTGCCTGGCTATGCTTCCTGATGGCTTTCAAGCCTCCTATCCCTGGGAGGCTGAGGAGGCCGCCAAGAAGATTGGCGGCCAACTTTTCAATGTCTATGGGCAGTGGCCCCATAGACATCGTTTCTTGGAGCGGGGTTGGGTGGAGATCACCCAAGCCCGCTGTGAGGATGCCGCAGGGGGCAAATTAACTGTGATCGTCCTCAAATGGGACAATCACAGTTATGAGATGAAAGGCCACAGCGAAATTCGCTATCGCCCTAAATCTCGTGCCGGCGCGAAAGCCGCCAAGGAGGCTGGCTGGAGAATAGGCAAGAGTGCGTACTTCTCAACAAAAGACACGTCAGAAGCCCGTCAGCAACGGGCTTCGTTTGAGACTATTGATGAGAAATACGCTCTAAAACAGGGCTGGAAGCCGGTTGGCGGCCAGCCTGATGAGATGCTCCGCAGAAGCCTTCCTTCAAACTCCTGCGGGAATAGCCGGAACGGGAATTATACCCGTGATGGCTATTCGGTTTGCGGGAAGAGTCCGGCACCATACACAATATCGGTGCCGTTTGGTCGCGGCCGTATCGTGCGGGCTTGCGAGGATTGTGTGTCGGCCATCCTCGCAGTTCAGCGGGGAAAAGCCCACGGGCCGCATCTTGATACTTCGGTATGGAGACGTGGTCAGCCGATCTCCGAGGAAGAGGTAGAGCGGTTGGCCGGCCGCGTTGAGCAGGTTAGAAAGCCAGGCGAGGAGGCCTGGGTGATGGGGTGTCCAGTAGTGGACGCCTTCGAGTGGTTGTATGTTCAAGATTGATAAATAAGGGAGGTACTCATGAGTGGGTATCTTGTTTTGAAGCAGAGCTGCGGTAGTAAATACGCCGTTGTCGTTCGGGCGGCTGAAAGTTTTGTTGGTGATATCTATAGTACCTTAGAAGGATTTGAATTCGGAGGCTTTTCTTATGATCCGAGGGAAGCTGCTCGAATTGCTCTCTATCTTCTGGAGGGATGGCAAAGATGTCGAGGAGATCTCAAGATTGATTTAGTGTTTGGAGATGGTTCTGATCAGGTTGGGGGGAATAATCCTAGGCAAGCTTTGTTGAAATGGGCGAATCGGGAATGTGAGAATATTCCTCAGTGTGTTTGGTGTGGGATCATTGTTGGGGATGATCTTTGGTATGGGAATGATTCGGATTTGATTTACTGTTCTAAGACGTGCGCTAACTTAGCGGGTGATAGCGCAGTATCTCGAATTCGAAGGGGTGAGGTCGTTCAACGGTTTGAGAAGGAGGCAAAGAATGCCGATTAAAGTGACAAGTAGATAAGAGCTGGTCGAATCGCGTCTCATGTTTAGATAACTTGTGGCGCGATTCTTCTTTTGTTGTTAGAAATTGATTGAATTACTACTTGACAAATTTTCTTTTTTGTATTATAATGTAGTTGTAGAATAAGAAGGGAGAGGAGGAAAGAAAAAATGGTGACAGAAGACTTGATGGACGTGAAGAGGGAATATCTGGCTTGCCTACTGGCCTCATTGTCCTCAGAGAGGCGCCCGACTATCTGGGATCCTCGAGTTGAGGACATGGTTCTAGATTTCGATTGGGAAATAAGAGCCGACCCGGATGGTCGGGCTCATCAACTTCATGTTGCCCATCCCTGGTTAAGGGATTGGGCTGCGCGGCAGTTGGCGCAGTGGGGCAGCGTGGAGTTTTACGCTTACGTTGACCCGCAAGAGGCCAACGAAGCGTTTGAGGCGGCGGGAGTTTCCGCCTTCGCGGAGACGGGCCGTGATTGGTTCTACGGACATCTGAATACGCCAGAATGTCCGTATGTAGAGGTGACGTACATCCGCGTAGGATGTGACGTCACTCCGGAATATGTCGAGTCTTTTATGGCTCGACGTGGGTGGAAATTCAGGAGGGTATGATGGACGCTTAGGAATGTTAGGCCTTAGCTCGAATTAGAGGCAAATGAAGAGATTTTTGCTCTAAGGCTAAAAAGTATTAAAGAAAAATTCTTCATCCGTTATGGCTTGAATTAGAAGGCATACAAGAGAATCTAGGGAGATATTGAGAAGGAGGGATGATAAGGTGTTAGAAGAGTTTGCTGCTCGTTTTAGTGATATTAGCTTTAATATGCTGGCTGACTTGAAAAGGATAGCTCGTGAGCTGTCTTTTCTTGAAGATTGGCCTGAGGGAATAGTGTATATCCTTCAAACTATTGAATCGGAAAGCCAGGATAAGAGCGACTTTGAAAACAACCTCGACGATGTGCGGCATAAAATATCATCGAGGCTGCTTAAAGATCATTGGTGATTTTGAGAATCAGGTTAAGAGAGGAGAAGATGGAGAAGATGGTTTCTAAGAAGAAGAAAGCGAAAGCTGCAGCGGCTTTCGCGGCAGTGATGGCGTGGGATAAGAATGGCCGTCCTAAATATCTTGTTGTTCCAGGGTCAAACGGAAAGAGATATAGAGTTTTTCTGCATCGACGGGAAGATGGAATCCATGCCGATTGTCTGATTGATGTCCCAGGTGAGTTGTATTGTCCTGGAAGCGCTGTGAAGAATAACCGTGCGACGGTTTGTTATCATGTGATGGCGGCGGTTGAGAAAGCGTTGAGCCTTTCTGGATATCAGGGATTTTGGTGTTTCTCCGAGCAAGACGCGGTGCGTCTTGCTCGGATGAAGAAGGGAAATATTATCAAGGTTTTCCCTGGCCGGTATGAGACCGTACCAGGAGCTTACCTTGTGGTGGAAAGAACAGCTTCATGAAAAAGTTGTCGTCTTTCGTCTGTTGCTTGGGTGGGGTTGGAGAGCATCGAGTAGCGAGTCGGACAGAAGATAAGTTTTATACTGTTCGGGTCTCTGTGGAGCTTGGTTTTTCAATAGTTTGTGATTGTCCCGGCTTTCAGTTCCGGGGAGCTTGCAGACATGTTGAGGAAGTAGAGAAACGAGTTTGTGGATGGACGTCTTTTTTAGAATTAGATGTTAGCTGCTGTCCTAGATGTGGGGCAGAAGTGGTTGTAGTAGGGGAAAAAGAGGAGGTGTGAGATGCATCCGAAAGTGGTTGTGAAGGTTGAGGGAATTCGTGGCTGCGGGTGGAGAAAGCTTGGCGGAATCTATCTTGTTTCGGATGGGCCGGTTGAGATATGTGGGCGTTTGCCAGCCCTTGATCGAGTTTGCGACTGTTGCGGTCGCAACTTTATAGATCCGACGATTAACCGAGAGTGGCTGGAGGCGAAGACTTTGAGAAGTTTGGTCGGCTCTTGCAAGCTTGGAGAGGAATGCAGACGCTTGTGTATTGTTGAGAAGATTTTGAAGGAAGACATTCGGTCAATTCTGATTTGGGTGGGCACTTCTTTCTACAAAACTCCTGCGGATTTTATTGCTGAAGCAGCTAGAATGGGAATTAGCCGCAGAATTCAGAAAGGGGTTCCTCGCGGATTTGTTGTTGGGGAAACACCTGTTTTGCTGGCTCATCGCCATTGCCTTTGGGGTGGAAAGGTAGATGGCAAGGACAGCTGGCTGCCCGGGATATTTGGAGCTTTCATTCCGCAGCGGATAGAGGTTATCGTGGATGAAGAAACTTCGGATGAACAGATTGAATCATACCTGCGTCGTGGGATGACGCCTGTCATCGTCAAGCACGCGGGGGAGCAGCTTCCTCTTGATCTAAAGGTTTGAGAATAGAGAAGGAGGGCTAGGAGAGATGAAGCAGCAAGAGATTGGAAAGCAGGTACTGTGCCCTTCCTGTGGACAGCCGATGCGCTTGCGGAATGGAAAGTTTGGAGAGTTCTGGGGTTGTAGCCAATTTCCTAGATGCAAGACGGTTGTTAAGAAAGCAAAAAACGGCCAACCTGCGAAAAAGTCTGTTTTGGTCCGTCCAACCGAATTTCGCAAGAAGCTGGTGCCTAATCGGTACCAGCTCGCTATCTTTAATGAGATTCAGAATGGCTCGGGCAATATCATTACTGAAGCCTGCGCCGGTTCGGGCAAGACGACGACGAATGAGTATGCGAGTTTCTTGCTTCCTCGCGACAAGCGGTGTGCATATATCGTTTTCAATACGCACATTAAAGAGGAAGCTCTGACTAGAATGCCTCCGTGGGTAGAGGTTATGACTACTCACAGTCTTGGGCTTCAGGCGATAACAGCCTACACGAGCAAGAAGCCCGAGATTGTGGAAGACAAAGTAGAGAGAATCTTGAAAGATCTATTGGTTTTAGGCGGGACGTTTGAGTTTGAGAAGGGCTTGGTAAGCTTGGCTGCCAATCTTGTCAGCAAGGCCAAAAATACGCTTATCGAGCTGGATGAGGAGGGAGCAGCGTTCCTTTGTGATCGCTATGCGATTGAGACTAACGGAAACTTCTTTAGGATATGGCAGTTGGCTAGAGAGGCTCTGTTAGTCAATAATCGTAATCTGTCGGTTGTAGATTTTGATGATATGATTTACTTGCCAGTTAAGCTAAACATGGTGGTAAGACAGTTTGATTGGATTTTAGGAGATGAGGTGCAGGACTTCAATGTGGCTCAGATAGAGCTTTTGAAAAAGGCGTTAACTCCTAATGGCAGAATTCTTGCAGTTGGAGACAGCAACCAGTCGATGTATGGATTTAGAGGGGCTGATATCGAAGCGATGCAGAAGGTGAAAAATGGCTTCAATGCCTTGTCGCTTCCGTTATCAATCACTTATCGTTGTCCTCGGAGTCATGTGGAGCTAGTGAATAAGCTGTTTCCAGATATTCCCTTTGAAGCGGCTCCAAACGCTAAAGAGGGAGAAATCATCTCAATTTCAGAGGATAGGATGCTAGGTATGGTTTCTGAAGGCGATATGATTCTTTGCAGAGTAAACGCGCCTCTAGTTAAGCCATGCTTTGAGTTGATTAGACGTGGTATTAAGGCTACAATCGCTGGCCGCGATATTGGCAAGGGATTGGTAAACTTTATCGAGCGGATGAATGCCAAGGATTTGCCGAATTTGCTGAGGAAGCTCCGAGAGCACGAAGAGAAAGAGGTAAACAAGCTATTGGCAGAGAATAAAGGCAACCAGGCCGCTGTTTTACAGGATAAAGTTGATACTATTTTGGCTTTGTCTTCTGGCTGCCGGACGGTTAAGGATGTTATCATAAAAATCGAAGAAGTTTTTTCGGATGATAGAAAGGGAATAGTGTTTAGCACTGTTCATAAGGCGAAAGGCTTGGAGGCTGAGCGGGTATTTATCTTGAGACCTGATTTGCTGCCCCATCCGATGGCTAAGCAAGCTTGGGAAAAGCTGCAAGAGGAGAATATAAAGTACGTTGCGATGACGAGGTCGCTAAATGTACTTGCTTTCGTCGGAGAGATACCTGTTGATGATATGTATGCAGTATCTGAAGAGGAGGAGATTAGGTAGACATTTTTAACGTTAAAAATGGTTGGAGGTTTGAAGTTTGATTTATAAGAATTTTCGTATTATAATTAAAGAAAAACAAGATCTGGAGGTGTTTTGCATTGATTGATGTTCAAAAAGTTTTGGATCTATACCATAGAGGCTATTCTCAATCGGATATAGCGAGAGAGGTTGGAGTAACCAAGTCATACATATCTCTTGTTCTTCGTAGAGCTGGAATTCGAGGACGCAGAAAGAAATCTTTCCCGGAGTTTCCTCATTCGATAACTGATGAGGAATTAGTTTTAAGAGGAGTGCCGCGAGGCAGCGCGGTTTCTATTCGGAAGAGCTTGGGATTGAAGCGGAAATACGCTATAGATAGATTTCAGAGACGAAGAAATTTGGCTAAGTTTTTATTCGGAGCTGAAGCAGAACCTGGACCAAAGTTTCTCGCGTTTCTCGAGGAATTTATTCCCTCGCTTTCTCCGAGACAGGCTGAGATTATGGATCGTTTTTACGTGAAAGGTTTGCAATCAAAGCCGGGTGTTACTGCTGAGTTGGTTTATCGTTCCAGAGCACGAAAAGCTTTGAAGGAGCGAATATCTAGTTTAGATCGGAATTGGGAAGAGGAGGGTGTTGTGACTTATGGACAGCAAAAACATCATTGTGAGAATTGTTAGCGCCGATATTAGTATGCCCTTCGGGCAGAGGAAGCTCGGCGTCCAGCCTGTCGGAGATCTTTTGCTTGTTGTTGAAGGTGTTCCTCTTTATTCAGGAGATCTAGAGAGTTCTAATTTAGCTGAGTTTGATAAAGGTATCGTTTTGGGAGTAGAAGGTCTACGGGTTTTGTGTCAGCGCTTAGAAGCTGCGCTGTATCTAGATGTGGATAGAAAGGATTTTTGATATCTGCAGATGGGCAGACGTAAAGATATTTCAAAAGATGACGAAGTTGAGAGTCTTGCTTCTTCGGTGAGGGTTAGTTATTGTTTTGTTTGTGGGTGTGGAAAGCAGAGCCAGATGCTTGAAAAAGATTATGTTAGACTTCCACCGGGGAATGCTTGGTTCTGCAAAGATTGTTCGGCTAACAGAGATGGTATTGAATTTAAGGGTGGTTTGATAGCTAGGAAAGGAGATTTCTAATGAGAACGATTCCGAGTGATTATGTTCCTCCAGCAAGTAGTTTTTCTACTTTTGCTGATGGAAAATATAAAGTTAGAGGTTTTGAATGGACTTCAAAGTCAGAGGATGGGCAGCCTATCTTGGTAGCTCAGCGAGATGGCAGGATGGTGGCTAGACTTCGTTTTAAGTTGGAATCCGGTGAGGAGGGGCCTCCATATAGCCTCTCTATTTCAGAAGTTTCTCAATTTGTGAAGGCTCTCGGAGGCGATGTTTCTGCTTTGCCTCCTGTGCCGGATTTGCAGTATCCTGCGAAAGTAAGTTTGTTTTTGACAAAAGCTCAAGAATTATCTGAAGCTGCTGCATCTTCTGTTGAGGTTGAAGTTCGAGATGGCTGGGTAAAGAGTGTTCCTGGAATGGAAGTTCCGCCAGGGTTGTATTACATGATTATGACTGATTTGTTTCCGGTTGATCCTGATACTGGAGATCCGGTGCCAAGGGATGGACAGTTTGGTAAATATTTCTTCGTAGAGTTTGAGATTGTGGCTGGTGAAGGGGGGTCTGAAACTCCTTTCAAAGGAGCGAAGGTTCGAGATTTGCTGAATTACTCGATTACCGTGGAAGGGAATGAACCTGATTTCGCTAAGACTCCGCAGGGGGCTTATACGATTTCAGCTACTATCTTAGCGCATGTTATGCAGTATACTGCGCCGGCTATGTTCGAGGAAGGCTGGGTGCCCTCCAATCCATTCAACCTCTTACCTGATTGGCTGAGAGAGGCAAGAGCAGCTAAGAAGCTAGTGAAAGCATATCGGGCGCGGGATAAGAAAGGGCGAGTCGTTATTCAATGGGAAACGTTTTCTCCAGTTTCAGGGGCTAGCTCTAGTCCTGGTTCTTCTTCGTCAGAATCTAGATCTACTGCAGCTCGACATAATGTGGATATGAATGGAATCGCTAAGACTCTCTTGGTAGAGATGTTAACTCTTCTAGCTGGCGGCCCAGCTTGCGTTAGCGGTACTTTTCAGCTTACTGAAGTTGGGAAGACTGCTGCTAGGGAATATTTGAGTCCGCTGAAGGCAGATGGAACAATAAGAAGCAGTTCGATAGATGGATTGGATTTTGATCAGATTAAGGGGGCTTTTGATAAAATTGCTCCGAGGGTTCCTGAAGGCAAGGTTGATGCTTTTAGGAGAATTTACGAGCGTTTGTTGGGTGCAGGACTCGGAATAGTTATCGAGGAATTCTGATGGCTATTTTGAAAAGAAATGAGGTTTGTGGATATTCGATTCGTCTTGATAGACCTTGCAATGAGCTCAGCGCTTGTGAGGTTGGATATCCGTTTTCAAAAGTAGATGCTCCTAGCATCGTGAAGTTTTTGTTCCTGATGAATTTGAGGAGGGGTTGGGATCCTCCTAGAGAGTTTTGTACATACTTAAGGCAGGCTAAGAAGCTGCTGGAAGAATATGGGGAGGATAAGTTGATTTCCCTGATACGAGAGGCAGCTGGAGTTTCGACGAATCCGTTTGGTTTAGATTTTGTGTGTAGATTAGGAGAGAGAGATGAAGCTGAAACTAATATTGCGAGAAGAAGATCGAGAAAAGTTGGATATGCCGAAGATATCTTTAGACGTAGCAGATAGTTGGGGTGCAAATGATAATCCTTTTAGGCAGTTTGAGAGAATTTTCGGCTTGCCTGTGGGATTGCTGAGCGAAGAAAGCTATCAGCTGGTTTCGGCTGATAGACTGCCAGGATTTGAAAATGGCGCTGAATTTATTGTGCTGCCTAGGGGCTAAGATATGTCGTCAATAGACGAGCTTATTCAGAAAATTGAGAAGAAGCATGGGACTGGCAGTGTGATGTTGTTGGGACAGGCTGTTTCTGATTTGGTGCCAGTTATTCCTACCGGATCTCTTACTCTGGATATTGCGCTTGGTGTGGGTGGCGTGCCGAGGGGCCGAATTACAGAAATCTTCGGCCCTTATCAATCTGGCAAAACTACTATATGCTTGAGTATTGCTGCGCAATGTCAGAAGATGGGAGGTAAAGTTGCTTATGTAGATGTTGAACATGCGCTAGATTCGGCATGGGCAAAGCTTATCGGAGTTGATGTAGGTTCGTTGGTGATTTCTCAACCAGAATACGCGGAGCAGGCTTTGGATATTATGCAAATCTTAGCTGAATCTGGTGAGATAGACTTGATAGTTTTGGATAGCGTGGCGTCGTTGCTTCCTAAGGCTGAGCTAGAGGGCGAGATGGGGGATTCTCACATGGCTCTAACAGCTAGACTGATGTCTCAAGCGATGAGAAAGCTTACCCCTATTCTCTCAAATACAAGATGTGCTGCTATCTTTACTAATCAGCTTCGACAAAAGATTGGTGTGGTGTATGGTAGTCCGGAAACAACAACTGGTGGGGAGGCTCTGAAATATTATTCTTCTGTTCGTTTGGATGTTAGAAAAAGGCAGGATATCAAATCTGCAAATGACATTATCGGAAACGAGATTCGAGTAACTGTAAAGAAGAATAAGGTGGCACCTCCCTTCTTAGCTTGTGATTTAGCGATTCTGTATGATAGAGGATTGCATAAGGCCTATGAGCTTGTTGAGTTATCAATCTTTTGTGGGTTGGCTGAGAAAACTGGAGCTTGGTTGACTTTTTTCTCGGGAACTCCTGATGAGATTAAGCTGAATGGTCATAGTAAGGCGGTAGAGCTAGTCGATAAAGATTCTGCTTTTGCTGATGTTCTGGAGCATAAGCTCCGTTTGAGAAACGGTTTACCTGTTCTAGCATCCTATGGAAATTGACAAGATTCCGATTGACGCGGTTATTGAAAAAACCGGAGTGAAGCTCATCCGGATGGGCTCTCTATTAGCGGGATTCTGTCCGTTGCATGGGGATAAAGATACCCCTTCGCTTAGAGTTTATTTGAATACTAACTCTTGGGCATGCTTTGGTGCTGGGTGCGGAGGGGTTGTTGGTAAGATTAACGGGGGAGATGCAGTTACTTGGGTTAGACAACGATATGGATATAGCTTCAAACAGGCACAAGATTGGTTGAATGACAATTTTGGAGGTTCTGTTTTATATCCTATAACAATTCCAAGGTTTGGAGGGGCTGAAAAGACGAAGATAGTTTCAAGAGTAGTCCCTCCGAAGCTGGTTCAATATTGGCATGGATTGTTGGATCAATGCAACAGACGTGGCTATTATCATTCTAGAGGGTTTTCGGATGATTTCATCAACTCGGAGATGTGGGGGTGGGATGGAAGACGCTATGTGCTTCCTGTTTGGGAGGGAGAGCCGGGGAATTCGGATTGCCTTGGAGTTAGGCGCAGAAGATCTGATTTAGATCCTGAATCTGATTTTAAGTATATCGGATTGAGAGGCTGTAATGCTCCAACTGTTTGGGGGCGTTGGCATTGCAGATCGGCCAATATTGTTTTTGCTTTCGCTGGTGAGTTTGATGCTGCTAGAGCTGTTTGCGATGGGTTTCCTGCTTTTTCATTGGTTAATGGTGTAGGAGCGTTTGAGAGGTTTCCTGAAGATTGGCCGAACGCATGGTTTCCAAATTCGGAATTCTTGATAGTTGTTTTTGACAAGAAGGAAGAGCGAATGGCAGGACGCTTTGCTAAAGCTTGGATGAAATGCAAATCAAGAGGAACGGCACGTATATTTGTTTGGCCTCCAGGTGAAGCGAAAGATTATTGTGAGTTTAGGGAATCACACTCATCAGAGGATTTCATGAGAATGTTAGTTTCTTCATTAGCTGATTTCTACAGATAAGCGGGGGTTTGTGATGGTTGCGGATTTGGATGAAAGATGGGAACGCTTATTAGAGCTGCCAGAGTTGCTGCGTGAAGCGCGTGAGATGACGCTACGATTGGCGATGGAGGCTTATAATCTTGAAGTTGATTTCAAAACCCTAGTTGGCCGCATCTTGGATGAAGCTGATATTCTTGACGGCCCTGAGTTTGAGCGTGAGGTTTGGATTTTACGATATGCAGAAAAATTTCCTGATGTTAAAGAGCTTAGCCTTAAGTTGCATGAGGCTCAGGCAGCGTTTGAGGAGGCTAAAATTCGCGCTAGGTATCTCGAAGATGAGTTTGAAGCATTGAAAATCTTTTGGTATCGTCAATCTAGATGAGGTAGAGATGTTGTGGGAGGTATGGGAATGGAGCGAAGGACTATTGTGGTAGAATCTATTATCGAGTTGGACACGCTTGCTGAGATACTTACTGTAGATGATGTCTTGTACATACTGAGCAGATGGAATGATCGGGCTGTACAGGCGGTTTACCGCTGGCTTGAAAAAATGTTTGGATAAAGAGAGGAGGGCGACATCTTGTCAGATACTTTAAGAAATTCTTTTTCAAATCTGTTTGATTATGTTTATCCGGAAGCTTAAGAAGAGATTGACGAGGTTCTGAGAGATGCTGGGTTTGACCCAGCTCAGGTTGGTTTGAAGATGTAAGAATTGGCTGATAAAGTTTTATGTAGAAGGAGGATGATAATGGAAGTTGAGGATAAACTTCGTAAGCTTGTTGTGCTAAAAGATAAGCTTTCTGATTGTCGTAAGACGCAGATTGATATTGAGATGCAGATAGACCGGCTACGATCTCAAATTGCTAGATTGGAAGCTGATATAAAGCGAGATGTGCTAGCTTTGGGTCGAGATGTTGAAACGGATGTTGCTCATGCTGTATACCAAGCTGCTATGATATGGGATACTGAAGCTTTGGATAGTTATGCGACTGAGCATCCGGAATTGCTTAAGTTTAAGAGGAATCTTGAACCTTCGGTATCTATTCGGTTGCTAACGGCGGTGGAGCAGGAGGGCGAAGTTGGATATTAGGGATAACGAAGAATCGATTTGATTTGTAAGAAGGTCTTTCAGGAGTGGATAGATGCGAGATACAACTGGTAGAGTTTTGTGTCCTCTTTTTCGGAAGACTTGTTTAGAGTTTTCTTGTGATTGTTTTACTGCATTAGGTTGTATGATATTTTGGGAACTTGGTAACGAAGATGAATATCGAGTAGCTATGAAGATTGCATTGGAGAGGCAGTTAGAGAAGGTGAGGGAGAGACAAGGAGAATGGGAAGATGGATGTTTGGATGAAACAGGATATTGCTAACGCTTTGCTTGCTTCTTTACAAGCGATGAAGTCTACTATAGAGGCGTTGAATATAGATCCACAGCGGGCTCGAGATTATGAATCTGGTTATCTTGCCGCATTGCGCGTGATAGCGAGGTTTTTTGGAGTTACGTTGAATGGTTTCATGTAAGCGAACATAACGAACAAGAAAGTATGTTTTGAGAGTTTAGTTTTAGTTTAGCTTGAGTATGAATGTACGAGGAGGTTAGTATGAAAAAGGGTTTGGTTTTGGCGTTGCTGTTGTGGTTTATTGTCAATCTGGGTTTCGGAGTTCAATTCTGCGAGGCTTTCGGCCCTTTTGAGAATATTACTCCCGGCTATGGATGGTATGGCCAGCAGCCTTGGGGTGGGGGTTCACAAGGTTGGGAATATGCTTATCCACGAGGCTTTTGGTCAGATAATTCATGGGCTATGTCTCGTAATTATCAGTATCAGCCATATCATCACTGGTCACCCTCATTCTCATTGTACTATAATCCGATGTTTCCACCAGGGTCTCGTGGAGATGGGGCGTTTTTGGGAGGCTATGGGTCTAGCTATCAAGGTTGGGGTGTAATGCCTGGCCCTTTCAATAGCTATAAGCGTTTTCACGATTTTGGTATCTGGAATTGAAGAGGTGCTGCGATGGATGCTAGATTTCCGCTACGTCGTTGGGGAGAGATGTGCGAAAAAGCCGGTTGTTTTATGCCGGCTTTTTCAGTATATGACTATTGGCAAGAAACATTCAGATATCTCTGTTCATTTCATCAGCTGCAAGAAGGATTTTGTTCTTGCTGTCGATCTAATATGCTAAGGCATGATGCTGGCCAGGAGCTTTGCATATTTTGTGCAGGTCTTAGCTCAGGAAATGATCACTTGATAAGCTGTTAAAGTCGAAGCGTGGTCTGAAGAGATATATTTGAAGATTAAGATAATCTGTAATATAATATAGTTGAGAACGAGAGGAGAAGGAGAATTAGCTATGCTTCTGCATGTATGCTTTATTTCAAGAATTTTAGAAAAGGCTTTGACTTTGAGCCCGGTCCTTCTGCTTATTTTTAAGTAAGCAGAAGGGGCAGGCCCACCTGTCCATCCTTCTCCTTTCCTAGGCGGGCCGTATCTCCTACGGCCCGCCGCAAACAGAGGTGATCTTGATGGATTCTCCAAATGACATTGATATCCTCGCTGAGTCCATTTCTAGAAGAGCGGCTGGAAATCGTGAGTTAGGTGATGATTGGGAATTGGTGTGTTTAGCTTTTCTTAATCGTCATCTCAGTCTTTATTCAATCTTGGCGAAACTGGTCGATAAGGGTTGTGGGGAAATGTCCATATCAGAATTTTTGAAAGAGTGGGCGTTTCTTCGATCTGATGCTCGTCGCAGGAGTAAAGCTAAAAGTGTTGATTAACGAATATGAGATGCTTTTGTTGGGGATTATTCTCAGGTTTCCTAGCGGTCCTGACAGAATTCCTCAGAGAGTTGTGGCTGAGCTTGATTTTGATAAGTTTTCGCCTAGTGGACCGAATCGTTTGATTTACCAAGCGATTCAGAAATTGGTCATTGATCAGCAGATTCCTACTATTCCTAACATTGCTTTAACGTTAAAAGATAAATTAGATGCTGTCGGAGGAGAGCCATACCTTCAGGCTTTACTGGCGTATCCTCTGACTTGTGGAGTTAAGACATCTGAAGGTTTTGAATCATATGTGAGGTTGATTGATAATGCTGGTCGGCTTAGACAGCTTGCGTTAGTTATAGATAAGTACGCGAAAGTTTTTGAAGATTTTGAGCAAGCAGTTAGTCAGATTGATGATGTAGATGAGTTTTTGTCTTCTTTCATGGCCGAAATCAATGCGGGAGCGGTTAAGCCAAAATCTAGCTATTCTCATATCAGTATCGCTGTTGAAGAGGAGATGCGAAGATTAGAGCTAGAGTCGAGAGGCTATGTTGTTGACTTGATTCCGACTGGATGGCCTAATCTGGAAAAATACTATATTCCTCGCCCGGGGTCTTTCGGCGTAGTTTCAGGGCTTTCATCTATGGGCAAGACTCAATTCGCTTTACAGATGTTGTTGGGTGTGGCGATTTATTTGAAGGAAACTGGCAAGAAAGGATGTGTTGCTATAAATGAGCTAGAAACTCAAGGTTGGCGGTTGAACAGGCGTATGGCTTGTTGTTTAGCTGGAATTGATTCGTCTGAGTTAGCTAGAGGTAGTTTGTCGAAACATGATTTGGATAGATACTATAAGACGTTAGAGTATATCTCGACTCTTCCGATTTACTATGATGATAATGCTATGTTAACTAGCCAGCAGATGGCGTGGCAGGCGTTAGCTCTGAATATTGAGAAAGGTCCTCGGGTTCTTGGCGTCGCGGATTATGCTGAATTGTTTGCAGATACTGGCGCGAGTGAAGAGCTTAGAGTGTCTGGCGTTGTGCGGTCTCAGAGGCGAATAGCTTGGGAAACAGGCAGCTGTGAAATTATGATTTCGCAACTGAATAGTTCTGTTATGCAAACAAACACGAAGATAGGAGGAATGAGCAGAACGAGATACAGCGGAGCTATAGCTCAAGCGGCTGATTGGTTTGTAGAGATCTATAATCCTCCTCAGATGCGCAGAGCTCAGATTGACTTTGTTTTGCCGGACGCTATGGATGAAAGGATGGCTTATGTTCTTATTGAGAAAAATAAAGATTATCCAGTAGGTCAAGAACCTTTTGAGTGGATTCCGCAGTATACGAGATTTCGTGACGTTTCTTTGAAGATGGGTCAGGTATATCGTCCTGTTTCTCTTGAGCAAGAGGATTTTTAGATTAGATAAAAGTAGATGGGAGAAATAGCAATGATAATCAGAACAGAGGGAAGTTTTTGTGCCGGACACGTGCTTTCTAAACATCCTGGTTTGTGCGCGAATGCACACGGACATAACTATCGAGTTGTTGTTGAGGTTGAATTTTCTGATTTTTCGCCTGAAGTCAGCATGTATCCAGTTGATTTTGGACATCTTAAACGATTTGTGATTGAGCCTGTGATGGAGATTTTCGATCATTCCTTTCTTTTTGGACCAGAATCACCTATCGAACTCTCTCGGGTTATGCGTGATCTTGAATATAAGATAAATGTGTTGCCCTATGAGCCAACTGCAGAGGCTCTGGCTATATTGATTGCAAATTATATCAAAACAGCTATGGGTCAGCATCATGAGTACGCCTCGGCTTCTGAGCTCACGGTGCAAGTTTGGGAAACTGAAAAATCAAGTGCGCACATTACGGTAAAGTTGTAGATTTGCAAAGAGGGGATTAAATCATGCTGAAAGTTTCTGAAATCTTCGGGCCAAGCATTCAAGGGGAAGGAGTGCTTGTAGGAACTCCTTCTATTTTTCTCAGGCTTGCTGGGTGTTCGTTGCGATGTCAGTGGTGCGATACAAAATATGCTTTTGGTGAAGGCAAGCCTATGCCTAACGAGGATATCGTGGATGAGATTTTTTCTAGATGTCCTAGAGGAATCTCTATTGTAGATATTGTTATAACGGGAGGTGAGCCCTTAGAGCAATCGGAAGAGCTGCATGAATTTTTAGCTTATCTGTTTTCGGTTCGTCGTTTTTCAGTTACAGTAGAAACTAATGGATACCATCCGCCGATAGAGAAGTTCAGGTCGAAACTTTTTTGGAGTGTTTCTCCCAAATTGCCTAGCAGCGGAGCTTATCGGCCGATAGCCGAGCTGCCATTCTTTAGATATAGAGGTATGGGAAATTCTCAATGGAAGTTTGTTGTTGCTGATTTTCAGGATTTGCGGATTTTGCGAGAGTTTTTTGATTTTGGCTGGAGGCTGCCGAATGTTGTTATTCAACCTTGCAGCGCAGAGGGCTCTCTCTCTTATTCGGAATTGATAGCTGCTGTTAGAGATGTTCTTTGGCGTGCTGGGTATAGCGCTAGGGTTATTCCTCAAGCGCACGTAATAGCGTGGGGGCAGCAGAGAGGAGTTTAAGTTAATGCCTGATCTTGTGAAAATCGCTAGGGCGACGAGAGAGATTCTTGAGGCGATTGGCGCAGATTTAGAAGACGAAAACCTAATCGACACTCCGGGACGGGTGGCTAGATTTTGGGAGGAATTTATCAAATATGACTGCGGCAATGTGGATGCTCATTTTGAATCTGTGCAGGTTGATCAGCTTGTAGTTGTGAAAGGGATTGAATTCTATTCTCTTTGTTCACATCATCTGTTGCCGTTTATTGGGAAAGCTTCAGTTGGCTATTTGACGGGAACGAGAGTTATCGGATTGAGTAAAATTCCTCGGATTGTTCAGAAGCACGCACACAAGCTGCAGCTTCAGGAGAGAATGGCTAATGATATTGCGAGGGAGCTGGAGATCTTGCTAGGGGACTCTAGCGGTGTAGCTGTTGTTTTGGAAGCTGAGCACCTGTGCATGAAGATGAGGGGGATTCGCTCTTCTGGCTCGATGATAACTAGCGTAGTTACTGGAGACTTCCGCGAGAAATCAAATCTCAGGATGGAGTTTATGAATTTGATAAAATAGCAAGAAACTGATACTTGACAAATTTCCTGAGTTGTATTATAATATGTGTATAATAGCACATCAGGAGGGCAGAGATGAAGGCTAGAAGGAAAACTAGAGAAATAAATCGCCCTACGGAAGATAGGGCGATAAGGAACATCATGCGAGAAGCCCAGCGGAGGGGCTTCTCGCATAGGGATGGGGATTATCTCCGCTTTTTGGCTACCAAAAAAAGAGGCTTGGTTATTCCAAGCCGGGATGCCAAGGTGGTTACATGGGAGGACACTCTAGTTTTCTTGAGTGCGGTTGAGGCGCTGTAGGGATAGACGATGGATTTGGTGTTAGATTTGGATGGCGTCCTTTGTGAAGAAACAGGACGGCATGATGACTATGTGGATAGGAAGCCGCTATCTGATCAGATAGCGGCTTTGAAGAGAATTCGACATCATTTTCGCCACGTTATTCTTTTCACAGCGCGATATCCTGAGGATTTTTGGATTACTGTGGGTTGGTTGGAGAAGCATGGCCTAGTTGATCTCATTACTTGTGTTCAGATGGGAAAGCCTCAGGCTTTTGCTTATGTGGATGATAAGTCTAAAATTTCCGTATGTGACTTAGAGGAGGTTTTGAATGCCAAAAATAATCAAAGCTGAGGTTTTGATTACTCGGAGATGCAATTTGAGTTGTTCATATTGCAATATGCCTGCTCGGGTTCCTGAGCTTCCTCCTGAGCAGTGGATCAAGATTTTTGATAAGCTTACCTCTTTCTTAGGTTGTCCTTTCTATGCCATTTACGGCGCTGAACCTCTCATGTATTCTGGCATATTTCATGTTCTGCGCTATCTAAATTCCCAAAAGCACCGAATGGCTTATACGATTATTACTAATGCAACGCTTCTTGATAGATTAGCGTTAAACTTGATTGAGGAAAATTTACAATCCATAACGGTTTCCTTAGATTCTTTAGAAGATTTAGGGTTAGATAAATCTGAAGACGTGAAGGGGGCATTTGCTAAGAAAGCGCTTTCTTGGGCGCTAGAGAATAGAATTCCTGATATTCAAGCTACGGCGACTGTGCACAGGAAGAATATTCGTGAAATTCCCGAACTTGTGAGAAGGTTGACAGAAAGAGGGATTTGGTTTAGTTTTGATTTCATTCATAATAACAAGGGAGATGCTGCGAAAGAATTGTCAAAGGTTGGTAAACCTGATGCAGCATTTGATTTTGACGAAGAGAAAGATGTTGAGGTAGTTCAAGATTTTCTTCGAGATATGCTAGAATTGAAAAAATCAGGAGCAAAGATCTATCAGCCAGAGGCCTGGTTCGAGTTTCTTTTGACGGATCCTGTTAAATATGTTATACGCCGAGAATGGTTTTGTTGGGAGCCCTCTTGGGTCACGATTGATGCAGATGGGCAGGTGCTTATTTGTGATGATTACCTGAAACCTTCTGGCATTTCTGCGATTGAATTGCCTGAAAGATGGGACGAGTTTGCAGCTTTTAAGGCTGCAGAGGTTCCGAAGTGCCGGGGATGTATATGGTGTACTCATTGGTTATCTGATTTTCAGTTGAAAGACGAGAGGGGAATTGCAGAGATATCTCATGGGAGGCTTGGATGATAGAAGTTGCAAAAACGTACTACAGTACGATGGCTCATCATCTTTCTTCTCAACATTTCAGCCTTGATTTGAAAAAGTATGGAATTGTAGCAAAGCTTATTCCGGTAGGAAGGCCATCTTATCCCAGTATAGTAGATTTTTACTCTAGGGAAGACTTTGATATTTTGTTTTTGGAAGACAGAGATTCGGCTTCTGATCTCTTAAGACTCTATTACCCGATTTTTGGAGTTGTTCCGATTATTTTCTTTCAGCATACTAGTCATTCGTGCATTCCTCGGCAGCATAAGGGAATCTCAGGTGATCTGTTTCGTATGTCGGAATTTGCTAATTTTGTAGCAGCTGCAGAAGTTTGGCTTGGTTCCAAAAGTCATAGAGACATAATCTTGAATTCAGCGGGTCATCTCTTTACTGAGGATTTTCTTAGGATGATTGAAAGAAAAATCAGGATAATTGCTCTCGGACTTGATATGGATGAAATTTGTCCACCACAAGTTGTTGATCCTATTCGGGTGATTTTCCCTTATCGGATGAATGCTGATAAGGGATTGCCTGAGTTTTTGCGTTATGCTGTTTTACTTCAGGCAAAAGATCCTACTGCCGAGTTTTTTGTGAGGAATGATTCGAAGAGGTTTTGCGAAGAGTTCCGACGTGCGATCAGAAACGTGACGTTCTTTTCTCCGCTGCCTAGGGAAGAATTTTTCAATCTCGCTCGCAGGTGCAATGTTATATTCTCGGCAGCGAATCTAGAGACGTTTGGTTTGGCGGTTTTAGAATGTGTTGCATGTGGCGCATATCCTATACTACCTGATAGGCTTTCATACTCGGAAATATTTGCTAGTCATCCTGAGATTTTGTATAAAGATATTGATGAGGCAGTTGAGATGACCCTAGCAGCAAGAGGAAAAATTTTTGATAATAGCTTTGTTTCTAAATATCTTTGGAAAAATCTGGCCGGATATTGGCAATCAGCATTGGAGGATGCTTATTATGAGTTTTATTCTCCATTTTCTAAATCTATGACAGCTGCGACTGAGAAATTGCTGAAGCTTTCTCAGAAGCTTGGCTGGGATAAGAAAGCTTTGAAAAGAGAGATGGGCTGGGTTTCAGATAAAGGTTGGGGAATATACAGATATAAGCTACGTTGCGCAGGAATTGATTCCTTTCCAGCTCCTGTGTGCTGTGATTCCTCTCTTCGAGATACAAAAGCTTCTAGAGCTAGGTCGGGCTCGAGAGAGATATCGCTATTCTAGAGGAGGACGTTTGATTATGAGTAATGAAGTTGTTCTATATTCTGGCGGTATGGACAGTTTGATAGCATGGTATTACCTGGGAAAACCTCAAACTCTCTATGTTGATCTCGGACACATATATGCAAAGAAAGAGATGTCTTGCATTGAAAAATTACCTCCTAAGCCAAAGATTTATACGGATCTTTATGGCCACTACTTTGAGCTTCCAAACGCTCAGATTCCTGGAAGGAATTTTCTATTGAGTATGTTTGCAGCAGGAGCGGGATATGATAAGATTTGGATGATTTCTCAAAAAGGTGAGCAGACGGTTCCAGATAAGACTCGTCAGTTTTATGAAGACGCTTCGAGAATGATTTCAGCTTTTTTCAAGAGGCCGATTGTTGTTGATACTCCTTTCTGGCACATGTACAAGCATGACATGGTAAAGTGGTATTTGGAGAAAGGACTTCCAGTTGAAGACTTGAAAATCTCTATTAGCTGCTACTCAGCTGAAGAAGGTCATTGCGGTCATTGTCAATCTTGTTGGAGAAAATACTACAGTTTGGTAGCTAACGGCATAAAGTGCGCTGATTGGTTTAATTCGGATGTGGTAGCTTGGGGAATGCAGAATTATGGCAACCGGCTAGAGAATTATGATGAAGAACGACAGCGGGTTATGCGGATTGCGCTCTATGGAGAAGCTTAATACGTTTTAAGCGGTGGGCTTCGTTTTTAGTCTCGGATTCTTCTAGATATTTAATATTAAGAGAGGGGATTGAATGATTCTTTATCTATCTGGCTTGCACGGCATGAAGAGGCATTTTGATTATGTGCTAAGCTTTAAGGATGATAGACTTGGGGTTCTGGTAAGCTATGCTGAATGTCCTTCCTCAAAGAAATCTTCGAAGAGGCCAAAGAAGAATGCGGTTGAACTAATGTGTGAGGCCGGCTTCACTAATATTATGTTGGATTCTGGAGCGTTCTCGGTTGAAACTCGAGGGTTAGTGCTTGATATTGATTCTTATGCTGATTTTGTTAAAGATGTTCGCTCGATGGTTCGTGTTGCTTGTTCCTTAGACGTGAGAGGGGATCATGAATCTTCGGTAAAGAACTGGAATTACCTGAGGGATGTACGAGGAGTGGATGTCATGCCTTGCTATCACTTAGGAGAGCCTCTGGAGGTGTTAGATTACTATTGCAAATCTACAGATTATGTGGCACTAGGAGGTATAGCCGGAAAATCTTTCAACTGGAAAACGGTCGTTCCAACTATGGAAAAAGTGTTTAGCCGACAGCCAGGTGTTCGATATCATATCTTCGGTGTGAACAGTCCGGCAACCTGTATGAAATTCCCATTCTATTCGTCTGATTCTACTACTTGGCTAATCGGAGCAAGACTTGGCAGAGTTATAGATCCGAATGGTGCCGCTTGGCAGATTAGTCCAAACTCAGCTTCTGCTCTGGATTATTCAACTTTAGATGCTTCAGGAATGCTAGCTTGGCTAGAAAAGCAGGGAATTACATTTCCTTTGCCTGAGGATTTCAGTTTTTACAGATTAAACGAAATAAATATCAGATCTCTATACGAATTGCTTGTTTTGAAGCACGGTGAAAAGAAATTTCATACTTTGATTACTAATCAGGGATTATGGTGATGGAATATATAGCGATTGACATTGAGACAAAGAAAAACGGCGCTGAGCCAGATCCCTATCTAGATCCTCTGTTGATTTTATCTTTTGTAGCGTCTGATGGCCGAGAGGGAGTTTTTCTCCGGAATGAAGTGCCTCAGTGGATCTTAGAAGTCTTGGAAGATCCTTCGGTTCTCAAGTTGATTCATCATGCTTCCTTTGAGGCGATGTTCTTAAAGCATAATTTTGGCAAAGCTTTGAAAAATGTTTGGGACACTTTGGCAGTAGAGCGGGCCTTAACTGCTGGGACGTCAGTCTCCTGTGATCTGGCTAGCGTTGCAGATAGAAGGTTAGGAATCAGGCTTGATAAAAGTGTTAGAGCTGAATTTGGAAATGGGCTTATTTCTGACAGAGGGAAAGAATATTGTCTACAGGATTCCAGAGTTCTTCCTGAAATCTATAAGCAACAGAAGGAGATAGCGAAAAAGAATGGCCAACTTTATGTGGCAGAGCTTGAAAGTTTAATGGCTGTAGTTGCTGGTTATATGCAGCTATCAGGAATAGATTTTGATGTGGATCTTTGGCATAAGTATGTGCCGATGATGGAGGAGAAACGGGCTGCGGCTGAGCGTCTTGTTTGGGATTATTTGGGAGTGGCTTATTCTGAGGATATCTTTGGAGGGGTATCTGGAGGAGTTCCGCTATCTTGTACAGATAGAGTTCTAAATGCTTTAAGACAGAAGGGCATAGATCTATCAGATTATCAAAGCTCGACTTTGGAGACATATTTGTATTCGGATGTTCCTGAGGAGAAGAAGAGAATCGTATCTGGATTGTTAGAATTCAAGAGATGGGATAAGGCCGTAGGCTGGGATTATCCTAAGTTTATCCACCCTGTAACTGGTAGGATTCACGCGAAATTCAATCCCCAAGGCGCAGATACTTTAAGATTTTCTTGTAGTGATCCTAACCTTCAGCAGGTAACTCGGCCCTTCGGAGGGGTAAACTTTAGGAATTTATTTATAGCTGGTCCTGGCCATCGCTTTGTTGGCGCGGATTATTCTCAAATAGAGCTGAGGATTTTAGCTAATGAATCTGAAGAGCCTTCCCTGCTAAGGGCCTTTCTAGAAGGCGAAGATCTGCATGCTCTGGCTGCTGAAGCAATCTTGGGGCGGCCCATCAGGGATAAATCAGAGAGAAATCTTGGGAAAGTTTATAATTTTGGAGTTAGGGCTTATGGAGGTGGGCCAGATGCACTGATAGGTTCTGCACTTGAATACGGCATAGTGATGTCCCAAAAAGATGCTAAGACCTATATCGCTAGAATGAAAAAAGCAGATAAACAGGTTGAAGCTTGGGCTAATCGGATGTATGAGAAGATGACGAATGATGGTTACATTCAAACACCGATGGGACATCGGCGGTATATCTCTGGAGGAAAAGCTAGACCAACTGTAGCTAGAAATACTCCGATTCAGATGTTTGCTGCGGGTATTGCGAAAGAAGCGATTAAGAATCTAGTTGAGAATATAGACAAGGCTAAGGTGGCAGCAGATTTGGTTCTGGTCGTTCATGATGAAATCGTTCTCAGGTGCCAAGAGTCTGAAGCGGAGAAGCTCAGATGTATTTTAGAGGAGTCGATGGTTCAGGCCGGAAATTCTTGGTTGAAAAAAGTTCCATGTTTAGTTGATTCTTATATTTCAGAAAGGTGGGAAAAGTGATATATGTATCGGTTTTGTATTGATCGGGACGAAATAGTGCAGATGTTGAATCTTGTTTCTCCTGCCATCGCAGTTGGATCAACTTTCAATCCTATATTGAAATCAGTTTTGATTGAGGTTGTGCCTGAAGGGCTCAGTGTTCGGGCTTCTAATTCTTTGGTAGATATTCGAGTTTTTTCTAAGTATAGCTTTGATGTTTCTTCTGCTTTCTCGTTTTGTGTTGATAGTATTCTTGTTGGTTTGTTGCAAAGAATGGATCCGGGGGAAATTAGGTTTGATCTTAGCAAAAAGTTGAGTATTTCCAGAGGAGAGAAATCGTACAGTTTGCCAGTTGTTGATGCTTCTCAATTTCCTGAATTTCCGAAAATAGAATATGATATGTCAGTTAGCTCATCGAACCTGATTGAGGGATTTAAGCGGGCAGCCATAGGCATATCTCAGGCTTCTGATAGACCGATTCTTCAGGCATATCATTTAGATGAGAGAGGCTTTGTTATTGCTTCTGATGGGAATCAGGTTAGCATTTTTAATCTGGATTTTGTTGGATTGGATGCAAACATATTTGCAAAAGGGATTGATTCTGTACTTAGTCTGTTAGACAGGTGCGAAACGATTCAGCTAGGAGTTAGTTCTTCTATAGGGTTCAAGGGGGATGATTGGGAAGCTGCTATTAAGTTGGTTTCTGGGGATTTTCCTTCTAAAGCGGCAGATGTTGTGAATAGCTTAGTTGAGAGTTCTCCAGTGTTAACTATGTCTGGTGAAAAATCTCAGCTAATTCAGATTTTGAGAATTTGTGATTTGTTCTCTAAGCGCGCTTTCGTTGAGGGAAAAGCATACCATACAGTTTTTTCTCTGAGAAATGGCCGTGCTATTTTCTCAATGAATTGTCCAGATTTGGTTGAGCTTCAGGAAGTGCTAGATGGTTTTACCTTTTCAGGCGAGTCAGAATTTGAGATTTGGTTTCAGCCGAGTCTTTTGTTGGAGGCTCTTGAGTTGGTGGAAGGTTTGGTGGAGATCAGATTCTTTGGTTCGTTGAAGCCGTTTTTAGTTTTTGATAAGGATAGTTCTGATTGGAAATATCTTCAGGTGGCTATGGCGCGTGCGCCTTCTAAAGATGAAGAAAGAGAATCAAAACATAATGATAACGGAGAGGAAGGAGATTTCTGATGGGCATGGATTTGGTTCCGCAATACGAATGGGCATCTGCGCGCTTTGATTCTATCTTGTCTCAAATTAAGGAGATGGGGGTAGAAGAACAAGAGTCTTGGCTTTGTGCTCTTGGAGCTGATTTACAAAGATGGGATGAAGGTCAGGATTATGTTTTGATGCGTCAAGCTGAGATTCTTTATCTGGTTAATTCTGTTTGGGATTTGTTATCTAATTCGGCTACTAGCCCGTGGAATCACGATTTCTACTGCTGGGCTGAATCCTTCACGAAGCGTCGTTCTAAATCTCAGGCTCGGATAACTATCGCTAACAAGATTGCAGTTTTCAGGGATTGGGTTGCTGAAAAAGCTTTTCCTATGCCTGAGAAAGTTTTTGTTCCGAAATCTGATCGGCGATTTGGAGGTGCTAGAGGTGTCTTAGAAGATGATTTGACGAAAGAAGAGGATTGGGAAGAAGTTCCGTTTGATCCCATCAAGTGTGATTATGCGAAACTGCTAGTTGCTCGGGCTGCAGCGAGGAATGGAGAGATGACGGATTTGGCTTGGACTATTCTTCAAGACCCGAACTCTACTGTAGCTGATTTGAAGTCTGCTTTGAATAAGGATTCTCAAAAGAAATCTAAGCCGAAAGATGACTTTCGTGTATGGGCTAAAGATGGTGTTCTTTTAGCAACTGCAGATGGGAGAACTGTTCCGTTTGCCTATTTAGATGCTGAGCAGCTTGAAGATCCTCTTGCGTTGAGGGCCATGCAGTATCTGATGCAGATTTTAGGAGTAGATGAGCCAATAGGTATTATCAATCCACCGACGGTGCATGGCAGCAATCATATTGAGTTTGATGGGAGGACGCTAAAGATTTATCTAGGGTCTCAGATTTTAGAGTTTAACAGAGCTCAGGCAAAACGGCTCGCTGATTTGATATATGATTCCTGGGAGAATGATTTTTGATGCGAAAGAGCTTGATTGTTCATATTCCTGAGGAATCTCCAGGCAAAAATAGTACGTATGGGGTTAATAGAGCAGGTAGGGTGTTTATCAAACCTGCGGCTAGACGATGGAGCAATAGCGCTGCTTTGATCATAGGAGCTGCAGCAGCAGATCAGGAATGGGAACATCGAGAAGGTGCTGTTTATTCATTGGAGATTGTTGTAGCGAAAAATTCTAGATTCGATGCTGATGCGCATATCGCTTTAGTACAAGATACGCTAACTAGAAAGTTAGGGTTTGATGATAGGTTGATTCAGTTGGTTACGTGCCGAAAAGATGATAAGTGGGAAGGCCCCGGCATCAAGGTAGAGCTTTCTGCGATAAGTGATGGATAATCTTGACAAAATTTTAGATTATATTATAATAAGGGTGCAGAGCTTATTGAGAGGATAAACATTGGAAGTTGTTAATTGTGCTTTAGATTTTGAATTTGAGACTCCAAGAAAGCTTAGCTATTCCCAAGTAGCGACTTTTCAAAGGTGTCCTATGCTTTGGTATCTCAGCGCCGTGCAAAAGATTGAGATTCCACCTTCTCCTGCTCTTCAGTTTGGTGTTAAGGTTCATGAGATGTTGGCTAATCATTTTTTAGGAAAGCCCATTTGTTTGGAGAGTTCTCAGACTGATAGCTCTGGTTTTTCTTCAGCTTTGGCGTTTGAATTTTTGTCGAAAGTGGACGCTGAGCTAGAAAGTCTTGGAGTTGATCTTTCTAAGAGGCGCTGGGTTGAGGAAAAGATTGATATTGGGGATTTCACAGGTGTGGTGGATTTTATCGGATTGAGTCAAAGCGGCCAAGAGGCTATTGTTATAGATTGGAAGACTACTTCTGTTCCATACGACTATCATCAGATTTTGACTTCTGATCAGCTAACTTGCTATGCTTGGTTGGTGCGGGAGGGGCTTGGAATCAAGCCGCGATATGTTTGCTATGTTACGTTTGATAAGAAAACGAGGAGGTTGAATTCATATATTGGGAATCGGGACGACGAAGACATCTCTAGTTATCTGAAAAAGGTTGAGGCAATCCGAAAAGCGATGACTCTTCCTATCTGGAAGAATGCCGATAGTTGTCAAGGCAAGTATGGTCTTTGTGATTATTACAAAATCTGTTGGCGCGTGGCCATTCCGGCAGCAAAACCTTGCGGTTTATCTGGATTAGGTTCAGTGAAGCCTTTCGGAGGAAAGAAGTGAGAAAGAAGTATAGGAATAGCTATCAGCCAGAATCGGATCTGGTTTTAACAAGTTCAGATATCTTTTATACGCATGTACTTGATGGCACGCTGATTTTGCAACTTATGGAGGATATTGAGAATAAGAGAGTGGTTAAATGCAGAATAGTTAGTCCAGGGCGAACAAAACTCCGAGCTGGACAAGTTAGCTCTTTTAAGGTTAAAAATCTGGTTGAGAAAGCTGATGTACAGATATAATTTGACAAACTGTCGAGTTATTTTATCGGGCCCAGTTAGCCAGACTATTATGTTAACGGAAAGCCCGCTGATATTGGATCCTCATAACTATATTCAGCCAGATGTTTCTGCGTCTGATCCTATCTGGGCGGATTGGCAGTTTGATTTGATAATCGTGGGCATGCAGACGCAAAGAGGTGAATGTATCTGTGGTCGTAATCTTAATAATTTCCCATCGAGCTTAGGCAAAGTTGAGCTGCATCATGCTGTTATCAGCAGACGAGATGCGATGGGCATTTATAAGCAGAAGAGGCCTTTTCTGCTGCATCATTCTTGTAATGTTGTGGCTGTGCATTCAGCATGTCATGCTAATCTGGCGAGAGGTCTTTGCATTGAGTTTCTAGAGCAGCTTTACGGTGAAGCTGTACGAAAGTGGTACGATGATTTGGATATGAGGCACAAACCTGATTTTTGGAGTTTATGAGGTTCTAGAGGGTTTAGGGGTATGCTTTACAATGAGTATCGTCCGAGGACATTAGAGGATTTCGTTGGTCAGGAGCACCTGATTCAATCGATCTTCGGCGGTTTTCAACGAGGTCGAGTATCGCATGCTTATCTATTAGCTGGACCTCGCGGAACAGGAAAAACAACTGTTGCTAGGTTGATGGCGGCCTATCTGAATTGCAGTTCAAATGGGAAAAAGCCTTGCGGCAAGTGCTCAAATTGTCAAGCTATAGCTGATGGAATGTTTTCTGATGTCATAGAGCTAGATATGGCTTCTAATCGAGGAATTGATTCGATTAGAAATCTTCGAGATAGGGTTGAATTTAGACCGATTTCTGGCCAGTTTAAGATTTTTATACTTGATGAAGTGCACATGGTAACTAACGAAGGGGCTAATGCGCTTTTGAAGACTCTTGAGGAGCCACCTCCTCACATTATTTTCATTCTGCTAACAACAGAAGCAGAAAAAGTTTTGCCGACAATCTTAAGTCGCTGCCAGATTTGTCGGTTTAGATTGCTAGGCATGGATCAGATTTTTAATCGGCTAAAGGTAATCGTTCTTGAGAAGAATTTGAATGTTTCTGATTCTGTTCTAAGCTTAGTTGTTGAAGATAGCCGTGGTTCTCTTCGTGATGCTATTTCTTTACTAGATTTGGTATCAAGTGCGGGCATTGAGAATGTTGAAGGCTATTGCTCTATTCTTGGCCGTTTGATGCCTGGTGAGATGTTTCATTTGATTGAGCTTATTTTGCAGAAAAATGTTAGAGATGCTTATCTATATATTGATCATCTTTTAGAAAGCGGCAGGTCAATAGAGCAGCTGATAAACTTGATTTTGCAGTGGTTTCAGGATATGCTAAAAGAGGGCATAGGTATTTCTACAGGAAATGCTGCTGGAGCAGGACAGGCCAGGATACTCCCAAGAGAGAGTCTGCTGCAGATGTCTAAAGTTTTTAACAAATCTCTCTTTGAGGCGAGGGATTTGAGATTATCATTAGAGATGGCAATAATGGACTGTATGGATCTTTTTCCTCAGGTAGGCGATTTCTGAGTGTAGGCTTGTGCTAGATGTAGGAGTTTTTTGTGTTTGATTATCTTGGATGTAAGGTTAGAGATATGAGGAAGAGTTGGGGGCTATGAGTTGTTCTGGATTGATTGATAGGATAGCACGAGGATTAACAACAGTAGAGGATGCTATTTGTGTTCAAAATCTCTTGGATGAGAAGCTATCAGGAACGATCGGAATATGTCCATACTGTTTAGAGATGATGTCAATTGATAGCTTGGAAGCTAGGGATCACTGGAAAGTGTGTTCTGCAGGAAATCATCCGGCACTGAAAGAGATACAACATCTAACAGACAAGTTAGATCATTCTTTGGCTCTGATTGCTGAATTGACCGGCCTGGTTGATGTACTTCGTCGGAAGCTAGCAGCTCTAGTGTTTGAAATTGAAAGGAATCCTGTTTTCTCTAATCATTTTGATGATCTTTTAATTATTAAAATGCCTGGGATGTATGATTCGGAAATGTCGTCTTTTATAGCTACAGAAATCATGGGATGGCAGAAGAGAAAAATATCAGCTAGTTGGGGTGATTTGTGGGTTTGGGAAAAACCAACAGGTGAATATGTTTCTGTAATCCGATATTGTCCTGAAGTCAACTTGGCCGATGCTATGAGTGCGCTTAAGCAGGCTGCTCTGCTGTTTGATTTTTCATTTAGGATTACTTATGACTCGAGCGGTTTTCGAATGATTGGCACTGAGAAAGATGGGTCGCCTTTCGACTATGCGCTAGGAGAAAAAGAAACTCTGCCTCTGAAAATTTGTGAAGTTATTCGAGAGTGGAAGTTGCAAAGAGGTTAGTGATATTTGTTTAACAAAATTGAGATTTTTATCAGAAAGAAATGTTAAAAAAGTGAAGGAAATAGTATAGAATGGCTTTGAGGAGAGGAAGACCGCCTCATACAATAAAACCCGGAAACAGAAAAGATATTGATGGGAATCCGATAGCAGTTAGTAGATATCCAAAGCAAGTTCGGGATGAAGTGTTTGAGGTTTGGTACAAGCTAGATAGGCCACCCATCGATTCTCTTAGAAAATATATTCGAGATAAATTGAAAATCGGAAGGGTTTCTGACCCGAGCTTTCAGTTCTGTGGGCTGTCTAGAGCTCCTGTAAATGCTACTCTGAAAGCTTGGATGGATCATGACAAGTGGGAGAAGCAAGCAAACGAAAGAGATGCGAGGATAAGAGATGCTCTAACTTTTGAGGCTATTGCTGCAAAGAAGCACATGATTAAGAGCCTGGTAGGTTCATCACAAAATCTGATGGATGCTCAGGCGACTATCTTGAAACAAGCACAATTGGAAACGCTAACACCGACTGAAGCTAGAGCTTTACTTCCTTTATCATTAGATTTGGCTAAGGCAGCCATCATTCAGCTTAGGGACGCTCTAGATTTGCTCCCAGAGGCAGACAACGCTTCGCAGATTGGCCGGCCCGACTTGAATACTGTAATTTCAGCTTTTGAGCAGCTTCTTGGAGGGAAGGCGGGCGAGCTTCGAGCTGCGCTGGCAGTGAAGGTTGGGGATGATAGTCCGAAGGATATTCCCAAACTTGAAGATCCGGATATTGTTGATGCTGAATGGTCAGAGTCATTAGAGAACGTTGAATAGTCAAATTGCTCAGGAGGTGGAATGCTGGAAGTATTGAAAGACGTTGCTTGTTTTATGAGATCAAGGCGTTCTGATTTCTCGGTGGCGGAAAAACGTCGGCTTTATCAGATAGCATTAGATGCTGATAGACATGGAGTAGACGTTTACTCTTATATCCTATACGAAGTTGAGAAAGAGATCGAGGAGCAAGAGAGAGTGCAGAGGGAGATGGCTGAAGCTTTTGGGGTGTGATTCAGGTTATGTGAAGAAGATCATATTCTAGATTTGGAAGAGCGCTTCGTCTCGAAGGTTTAGGTTTTAGCGCTGGCGTTGTGGATAGGACACAAGACTCTATTGGCAGGGAGCCCGGCAGGGGTATGACACGACTCAAGCGGTATTTGTGTGCAGCCCTCAGAACCAACTTGAGGAGGAGGCCGGAGCCGGCTTAGATCCGGCCCAGCGCATTATACATTATGGAGGAGCGGATATGCTGCGCAAGATGAAGAAGGCGGTAGAGAGGTTATGGATTAGTTTGAAGGAGCTGGATGAGAAAAGTGATCGTGCGAATGAAGCTCAGAAGGGCCATATCTATATTCCGGTTAGCTGGGATGAGAATGGGAAAAAGTATTATGGCAGGTGCGCTTATAGATCAGTTCTAGAGGCCTTAGTCGCTGCTCGGGAGCTGGCAGATGAGTTAGGAACTGAAGTGATAGATGCGCAGGAATTTGAGCTATTGTCTGACTATCTTGATTGTAACAGCAGCTGCGGCTCTGAGGTGACAGATGATGAAGCTGTTTGATAGCTATGTGTGTGAGCATACTAGCGATAGTCAGCTTCTTAGGTTGGTGTTGCAGGCGTATGAGTCTGATTCTGTAGTTGCTGTTCGAGAGCAGCTTAGGAAAATGTTAGCTGATTATGGTTTTGCTGTTGGTTCTGTAGAAGTGATTAAAGATGCGGAGGACCATGAGGTGATCATAATCAATGGATAGCTGCTAGATAAGAAGTAGAGAATGCTAAGCTGCCGAGGTAAGCGCACAAGATTTCAACCGAGTGAAGATCGGTGGAGATGTCCGATTTGTGGAGGGGAGATAGTTATTGAATGGATAGAAGATGGCGCAGATTTCGGTTGTGATCGCTTACATGAGGACGACATAGTAGAGCACAAAGTTTGTGGCGAAAGCTGGTTTGGTAAAACAATATCTAAGCGTATTTTTCAAGCTAGTAAATATGGTTAGATGTCCGATATGCAGAGGTACTGGTTTTGTTGATCCTAAGAAGCTGAGGGTTGAAGAGGAAAGAGATGAGATAAGCTAACGGAGGTATAAGATGTGCGTTTCTTTGTCTCTAGATGAGATCAGATGAGGATGGTGGATGAGCGCTAGGTTTTGTTATGTTAGCAGGTTGGACGAGCATTAGAAGGTTTTGTGGAGGAAGGAGATGAGATATGGGAGAAGATAATGAGTTTGCGGCTTGTTTTGTTATAGCGTTGGCGGTTTTGGTTATTCTCGCTTGCGTTGCTGTTTTAGCAGGTTATCCATATTAAAGAGGTTAAAGATGTATAGAATACTACTTATTATCGCTGTGCTGTTGGTTGTGAATCTAGGCTTCAATTTGTATGTTACTCAGGCAGCGGGTCCATTTGAAGATTGGTCTATGTGGAAGGTGATGCAATCTATACCTGGTTGTGGCGCCGGATGGCCTGGTTTCTTCGGCAGCCCACGTTCTGGTCCTGGATATAATGCTTGGGGGTATAACTACTTTAATCCGTATGCTGGTCCACCAATGCCACCTGCTGGCCGCTACATTCCCGGCACGTTGGGGTTTTATAATCCTCATTCTGGTCCTGGTGGAATGGGTGATGGCTGGGATGGCGCTCTACATCCATTCCCATTCGTGTCAGGGGCTTTTAGCCTTTATGGTGGAGTTTATGGTCTGGGCGACCCGGCCGGCTGGCGATTGTATGGCGGCTGGAACTGAGGCGAAGATCTAGAGACACTAGTTATATCGTATATCTTGAGAGGAGAGCAGCATCTATGCGAGTATACATAACACGTGAGATGGATTTCACGGATTATTAACCTTAGTAAATCAGTGCAAACCGGAGAGGGAGGGCATTTTAGGCTTATGTTGCTATATGGCTAAGAAGATGTGAGACTTTGTCATCGTGATGAAATCTACGAGGGGTGTGCGTGGAACCATCACCGTAGAGCGAAATTTCGGGTTTGGAAAACCACTAAGCGGTTGTGGAAGATTGTCTGACGAAACGCTAAACTTAGGATTATGGAGGAGGCCTCGTAAAATGGGAAAAGATGTTGTTGTTACAGCTTCGGTTCGCATGGATGACTTATCTGATATTCTGTATGTAGGAGATTTGTTTCTAATCTTGAAAAATTGGAGCAAGCCTGCGTTGGTGGAATTGAAATCTTGGCTTGATGATTTTTTGGCTAACTGGGATGATGCGGGAGAATCTCTTGCTGAGGATGCGAGAAGTCAAGATTATGATCTTGACGAGATAGCCAGTTTGTTAACGCTCGATGATATTTGTGACCTGCTCGAGAGGCTGAAACCTCGGCAGCAGGAATTTGTTTATACTTGGATGAAGCATAGTTTTGCTGGGCTCGATCGTGGGAATTGATTGTTTCGTGGCGTTTTCTTGTGAAATTTGTGTGAAATTTGTCTCTAAACATCTTGGCAAAAATCGGGTTTTGTATTATAATGTAGATGTAGAATAGATAGTGAAGGGAGGAGGAGATAGAATAGAATGATGGACGAGCGCTGGTTTGCAAGGCGGCCTGAAGGCTGCCGGACGTGTGGCGGCCACGGCGGGGGGGCCATACGAAGCCTGCCCCGACTGCGCGGAGCGGGGTAACTGCCCCCGCTGTGGCACGGGGTGGGATTGCCACGAGTTCAATTCGTGGTTCTGCAATGACAAGCCGTGCCCGGCTTGCGGGTGGGACCACGAACGCGGGGCCGACGACGTGGCGATGACCCTTTACGGGGACGAGGAGGATTGATGCAGATTCTAGTTTCTCGCAAATTGGTTGAAACGATAATCCGGAAAAGCTTTCCAGATTATCGTGGTAGGAAGGTGAAATTCCAAATTTCACCTACGGTTACGTTTATGAATACCAACTGGACTGGAGGGTCAAAGAATGAGTATGTGGCTCTCCGAGCTGATGGGGCTTGGGCCCGCTTGGACATCTATGCTCCCTGGGCTAATCCAGTTGAGGGCCAGATCGTGGATCTTCCGAAAGATATTCTAGTTGTTGAGAGGAAGTTTTTTTGCGGGAAGGACGCGGGAGTCACCATCTGGGCAAATCCGCAGAATTTGCCCAAGTGGCTGCCAGAAACGACTAACAGTTGACATTCTTGAGAAAAGACTTGCTGGGGGGAACCTCGGCATAGGATTCCTTCGTATGTGCTCGATTTATCGCATATCATTAGTGGGCATATCAAGGCTTAATCCCGTATAATGGTTTGCTGAGGCTGCAAGAAGAAACCTACCCCTAGAGTTTAGGTATGCTTTGAGATGAGGGTGAAGGAGAGAGGGGAGCCAGATTATCTTCCGAGGATCGCTCAAGAGATGATTGGGTGGTAGCGACAGATGAGAGGAGAAGGAGATGTTAGGGATAAAGAAACAGAAGGATGAGGCGACGACTGTTCGGGAATTTATGGAAGCTCTTGAGAAAAAGATTAAGAGCTGCGCTGAGGCTGCGGAAGATGCATTTGCGAGGGCTCTCAAGCGTGGCATTACAGAGGGAATCCGCTCATCTCACTTCGCTTTGTCTTATGAGACAGAGAAAGAGGTTTGGGGTGAGCTCGAGGTGTATCTGAATGGTGCGATTAAGCAGGAAGGTGAGACGATTAAGGCTTTGAGAAAGGGGTATGCCGCTTTTGAGCGTCGCATGTTAGAGCGGGTATTGTATAACGAGCCGGCTTCTGGATCAATTGACCCGGTCTCTGCTGGGGTGGACGCTCTGATTCAAGAGATCTATAAGAGGATGTTGCGAAACGACTTGAAGATCTTAGGCGATTCGCTATCAGAAGCAGAAGGGAAAGGTGATTGAGATGGGACTGTCAGAAAGCGAGCGGACTAGGAAGATTGTTGAGGGAGCAATACTGATTGCTCCTCTGATTAGGGATTTGCCAGATAAGATGTGGGGCGGTGAGTTTCAAATTCGCCGAAGTGAGCTCCAGGACAGGTTTGAGAAAATCTGTCGGTTTATTGTGCGGCGGAACTCTAATCCGCTATTTTGGTTGACTGGGAGTCAGGTTGGGGCAAGGTTTAAGGATGAACCTTGCTGGAATCCTTGGCAGGTAGCAGCGCTGATGAGCTTCCAAAGCTATGAGAAGCTTGACTGCGCGAGCAAGTATGATCTAAATGAGCTTCTTGGACAGGGTTTCGACCCTTGGCTAAAGTCTTATCATAAAATCTATACGCTGTTAGAGTTTATGCTCTATGGTTTGCAGCGGTATGATGACGCATTCAGGACAGATCTAGGGAATTTGGAAGCGGCTATTTCCGAGATGATGGTTTTCATGTCTTGCGCTATGCTTGATAGCAGCGCATATCAGAAAGCCTATCTTATCAGTTTGATATTTGAAGATATTCGAACAGCTTGCGGACTGCCTTCGGAGGTAGTAAAAGCGCTTGAGGATCTTGGGCCGGGCCAGTCTGTTTGGTTTATTCCGACTGAAGTATTATTGAAGATGCATGTTAGTTTGCAGGATACTCGTTCAGCCAAAGAGAAAACACGGGAAGCTCTCTTGGCTGCTGCTGTTCTTAGCGGAGGTCGGCTTCATCGGCTGGATATTCTCAAAGAGTATCATGAAGCGTGTGCGTTGTCTCGGGAGTTGGAGGCTAAACAGCGCAATGAAAAGAATGATTTGTTGATGGATGATCTTGCGCTAGAGAAGGCATATCATTCGTTTGTTCTAACAGGAGAATGGCCAGAAAGAGCTAGCAAAGATGAGACTTGGAGAGGAGAAGTTCTCCAAAAGAGAGGTGCAGGAGTTTGAGCGTCTTGTCAGCTTTTCCGAACAACTAGAAAACTAGGAGGCTACATCGATGGATAAGGAGCTTCTGTCATTTGACAGATGGTTAGCCTGTGTCTATGACTTGATAGATCTATACTATCGTTTGGCTGTGAAGTTTCATCAGGAAATTCCTTGGCAGGAATATTACGATAGAAAGCTTTCTCCAGCAAATGCTTGTTTAGAAGCGATGAAAGATGGCTTTTTGAAGGGAGGTTAGTTATCTTTTTGAAGTTTTTTAGTTTTTTGATTATAATTTAGTTGAAGATCTGCAGCTTATTGTTTCATTTCATTGGAGGGTAAACTATGCCTAGCAAGAAAGATACGATACCTAATGAGCAGGAAATTGATCCTAGAGATAGGTTTTTCTGGGGCGATGGTGATTTGCTTATCATTGATCCAGAAACCGGGGAAGAGATGTCGCTAGAGGACTATCTCGAAGGCTTGGAAGAAAAAGAAGAGGAGGAAGAGGAGGAAGAGTGACAGATGAAATTTGAGTATACAGAAGAAGAAGTAACAGAAGCTATACAGAATGGAACGCTTTTTGAACTTCGTTCTGTACAAGAAGGAAATACAATCGTCACTAAGCTAGAGCCTGTTAGTGATTTGTCTCGTGTTTCTTCGGTTGTGGCTTGTCCTTGGTTTTATGTTATTCTAGAGAAAGGACGCCAAAGTTCTGTTTAATTTCTTTTTATCAATCTTCATGATTAGGGAACAGCACAGTTAGCTAACTGTGCTGTTCATCGTTTTTGCAGGAGTTCCGATGACAGATGACAAGAGATTCTCATAGTTTTTTTCGCGAATGGCTTTCTTCTAGTTTAACGAAGAGCTTAGGAGGTTTAGGCTCTGGTCATTATGCTCATGCGGGGCGTCCAGGTTTACGAGGAGGATCAGCGCCTAGTAGAAAAAAAGCTACCATATCTGGAGAAAATCACCCAGCAGCAGATATTCGAATTGTTATCGGGAAATCTGAGCATCTTCCAGAAGACAAGCGGTCGTCGAGTAAGCGCCAAGCTTTGGCTAAAACTATAAGAGATATGTTGTTTAGTATTAATCCGGCTTATTTGCAAGGATTGAGAAAGATAACAACAGATCCTCTTCCAGGTCAAGGAGAGTGGCCTCGCGATATAGGCGGATACTATACTCAATATGCTGATATTCATTTGAATGTTGCAGCCCTCTCTGGCGAAGACGAGGAGGAAGATATCAGACAAATTCTTTTGCATGAGATTGGCCATCATGTGACACTTCGGCTTGGTCAGAAAGATCCGAAAGATTATGCTGGTCTTCGTGATATATGTTATCTGGATAGTAAAGATACGGTTTTCACGCAGCGGAAGCTAGATAGTTTTAAGAAAACCGTCCCTCTTGAGAAAGATGCTGCTGAAGACTATCTAATTGATTTTGGTTTGCGTCCTTATTCTCTAACGAATAGATTAGAGTTTGCCGCTGATGTTTTTGCTGTGATGATGCTTGGCGACCCTCTCAGGAAGACAAATCTGGCAAAGATGCTTGGCTTTGATAATCTAGAAGGTATCTTTCGTGTTGATGTTCCTCTATCAGGATATGGTCTTCCGAAGGTGGTTAAGAAGTATGAGCCTCAGATAGATGATTTAGGAGAGCTTGTTTCTTCAGTTTTGGCTCTCGGCGGCCCCGGTTCAGGCTTTCATGGCCATGCGGGTCGTCCTGGTAAAAGAGGAGGCTCCGCTCCTAGAAGTGACTTCGCTAATGCATCTGATGAAAAGGAATTTAGAGATTTAGTTTTTAGGGAAAGAAGGTCGAAAGAGTCTAAAAAGTCTTATGAGTTTGAAAAGAACAAGCATGATTTTAGAGTTTTACTGAAGCTTATTGATGATAGTGGGGGTCGAGATTTTCATCAGCAAGTTGCAGATTGGGGCAGATATGAAGGTCGTCTGTCTCCAGAGCGCGAGGAGATGCGGAGAAGTCTTGCTAATTGGGAATCTAAATTCCATCTTGATATATCTAGATTGCTAAATGGAAAGATTGCTGACGACTCTCAGCTTACGGCGTATGGAAGTATAAGTGAAGCTGAGCGGGATATCTCTGGTCTGGACGCTGCGTTTAGGGAAGCTCCTTCTCTGCCTCATGGCATAATTGTTAGAAGAGGATTGATGGCCGCATCTAAGGCGGCGGCTACTTTTTTGAGTGCAAAGCCTGAAGATCTTGTAGGGAAGATTTTGCTGTGTAAATCGTTTGTTAGTACTACGATAAGCAAAGATGTTGTTAGGGATTTCTCTCGAGCTGGCTTGTTGGGGACGAAAACGGTCACTTTTAATATTAAAGTCCCGGCTGGTGAGAAATTCATTGCAGTGTCTAGTGCCGAATCTGAGATTCTGTTAGATCGAAATCTGCAGTTTGAGATTGAAGATTTTTCGATTACTTCTGGAGAATATCAGGAATACAACTATACGCTAAAGGTTGTCCGAGGAAAAATTCCAGATATTGAGCTTTCTGAGCCAGCTGTTTTCCTCGGCGGTCCTGGATCAGGTTATCACGGTCATGCTGGCCGCCCCTCTTTCCAGGGCGGTCCTGCTCCGAGAGGTGTTGGATTCGTAGAAGAGAGAGAAGAACAGGCACCTTATTCTGAAAAGCAGCCAGCTTTGTCTAAGCCTAGTGTATTGGATGATTTTAGAGATGTTTTGAAAGCTTCTTTGCTCGTGAGGCTCAGAGCTTGTAAGCCGAATAGTCGTCTGGCTCGGAGATTAAGAAAGATATCAACCTGCCTTGATGCGGCAGAGGAAAGGTAATCAATCTTTTGAGGAAACAGCAGATGATCTAGAAAATCAACTCGGTCAAGCTAAAAATCTGAAAAACCATAAGCCAAAATCAGAATAGAGCGATTTTTTAGTCTTTAGACATGCTTATTTTCAAGCTGTTGTTTTATTTGATTGCCTTAAAACTAGATCTTTAAGAAAAATCTAAAAGGAAATAAAAATAAGTTATGTCTTCATCTTGCGATAATGGATTTATAGGTTGTCCATCTTCTAATTGTCCGCGGGATAAATTAGCTAGACTCGGGCTTGTTAGAAATAAGCCGGGCATCTATCTCTGGTGCAAAAACTGTCACCGAGAGATAGGCTTTACTTTTGCGGAGCTCTTAGCTAGATTTGAGACTGATGATTATATTGAAGAAAAAGCTAGCGAGCTTTCTAGGCGTTTTTGATAGGTTTGCTATGAGAGAGGAAAGAATTGATTTGAAATCAAATATTCTAACTTAAGATGTTTCGAGGGTTGTGTATATGAAAAGACGGGAATATGTCGTTGAAAGTCTTGCCCAGAGGATTTCTATCAAGCTTTTGAAAAAACTTGGAGGTCCTGGTTCAGGTCATCACGGTCATGCAGGAAGACCTGGTAAGCGTGGTGGCCCTGCTCCTTCTTCTGGAGGTGCCTCTATCGGTGTATCTGATGGCAAAGAATATGAAGATTTGGCTTTCAGAGATAGAAAGCCAGGAGAATCTGAGCAATCTTATGAATCTGATAAACATAAGCATAATGTTGATGTCCAGCTGAAGCTTGTTGAGGACAGCGACAGTCTAGATTTTCATCGGCGGGTAGTCTGGGGTGAAGGTAGGGATGATCTGTCTCAAGAATATAAAGAGATACAAGAAGGAATTATCAATTGGCAAAGTGAGTGTCATCTTGATATAGGTAGATTCTTAAGTGGGGAGATTGAAGATGACTCCCAGCTTAGCGTTTACGACAGTATAGATGAGCTTCGGGAGGACATCTCTAGATTGGATCTCGCATTTGAGAAAGCTCCTTCCTTGCCTTATGGTGTAGTTGTTAGAAGAGGATTAGTTAGTTCTTCTGGGCTCGCTTCTCTCCTCTTGAGCAGAAATCCAGAGGATCTTGTCGGAAAGGTTCTGTTTTGCAGATCTTTTATCAGCACTTCAATTGATAAGGATATTGCTGATCTTTTCTCCCAGACCTCTCTATCCAAAGGAGACAAAACAGTTACTTTTAGTATCAAAGTGCCGGCTGGAGAGAAGTTTATAGTCTTGGCTAACGACGAGCTTGAGATTCTGCTGAATCGAGATTTACGATTTGAGATTGAGGGTTGTTCTATCATTCCGGGGGAATATGAGAAATATGAGTATCAGCTTAAGGTTGTTCGAGAGAAACCTCCAGACATCAAATTTTCTGAACGAGTGCTAGCTCTAGGAGGTCCTGGTTCAGGATTTCATGGTCATGCTGGTCGCCCTGGTAAACGTGGTGGCTCTGCTCCGTCAAGTGGTATTAGTAAACTATTCTCAATCGTGCTTAAGGATCGGAAGACAGCTGAATCAATTATAAGCAATGAGTTAAAAGCAAGTTATTACGATTTAGACTGCGATTTAGACTCATTTTTGAAATCTTTTGAGAAGCTAATTGAAGATGTTGTTGACAAGCTTTCGCGGGAATATTTCGAAGGTGTTAGCAAGATAACATTTGATCCACCGGAGGGATTTAAGTGGCTTACTAGTACAGAGGGCATGACTTCTCTTGGTATCTATGACGTTTTTCGACAAAGTATTCATCTAAATCCTGTGCTTTTGCTCCCGTTTTATCGAGATAAAGCTCAAAAGGTTTTTGTTCATGAGCTGGGCCATCATGTTACAGACAATACTGGAAAGATAGCGAAAGATCTAGTTTCAGAAAAAGTGAATCCTTCAGTGGATGATACTGTATTTAATGATGATGTGCTGCATGAGTTACATGGGTTTTATTTAGTTTCCGGTCCTGGAAGCTTGAATAGGCTAGGTTTGCGAGAGTATTCGTTTTATTCAAAAGATGAGCTTGCTGCCGATGTTTTTATGACGTGGGCTCTTGGCTCTGAGTCTCAAAAAGAGGCTCTGGCCGAATTCTTGAAGGTAGGTTCCTTAGATGATCTCTTTGCGAAATCAAAGGCGATGAAATTGGCAGATGCTGTTGTTAAACTGCCAGTGAAAAAGTTAGGAGGTCCTGGTTCAGGTCATCACGGTCATGCAGGAAGACCTGGTAAGCGTGGTGGCTCTGCTCCTTCTTCTGGGATGAGAATATCTGAAAAGAATGTTGCTGAAGAAAGTCAAGATATGGGGGCTGAATTAGTTAAGCAAGTTCCAGTTTTTTATGGATTCTCTGGCATTAGAGAATTTGTAGAAAAGATTGCTTCAGCAGGTGTGAAGTTTCATACTAATTTGTTTCCATCGAATTCAACTTTTATAAATTATTTGAGATATGCTGGAGTTGACTTATCTGAGTGCATGTCCGAAGAGATGGAAGTAAATGGTGAATACCATCAAACGCTAAGAGCTTGCAAGATTAGAGGTATGCTTGCTCTAGATGAAGCGCTATCTGAAGTAAATCCTGACGTTTCCACTGGCAGATATGGTGTTGGAGATAGCATTCAGGTTCAGTGGACGAGGCATTCAACTGATGAAGGGAATTTTATTGATGCTTTTCAAACCCTTTCAGCTGAGGAGCAAGGTGTCCCTATCAGAAGTCGAAGAGCGAAGCATGGTTCTAGCAAGTTTAAGGATAGCGCTACTGATACTGATTGGAAAATGGCTAAGGTCGCTTATGAAAGCGTTAAGAGAAGAACTCAAGAATTTTTCGAATCGAAGGGCTATGATCCTGAAGATGAAGTTTTGATTTTTAGAGGACAAGGACAAGGGCAATTTCAGGGTAAAGATATCAAAAACGGTAGCTATATCAAGTGGGAAGATATTGATTTGCATCCTCTGTCTTCCTGGTCTTTTAATCCTGCTACCGCGTATTCTTTTGCAGATGGTGGCAATGGAGTTGTTATGGTAGCAACTATAAAAGTAAAAGATATCATAAACTATTCAATCACAGGATGGGGCTGCATCAATGAGGAAGAGGTGATTGCTCCGTGCAGTAAGCTAAGAAATATGCGTGTTATCTATGGGAGGCAGTAGGAAATGATTGATAATCCGTTAGTTTTGGCATTGAAGACATCTAAAGGCTATACTGAAGAGTATGATGACTCTTGGACGATTCCGTTTCTGGAAAACTATATGGAATATCCAGCTATACAGACTTTTTTGAACAAAGTTCTAAATGGCCCGTGGATGTCACAGGCTGATGAAATGAGGGCTGAGGTTCCAGCATTGACTATTTACGAAGAAGATGAAAAGCTGTTTTCTTATTTTCTAAATACAGCAAGGGCTTTGGAAAGTGTTCTGGAAAGTGAATTTGCTGATGTTCCTCCTGATATTGAAAAATTCTACATTCTGACACCGAAAACAGAAGATTTTCGGCAGGTTATGAAGATATCAGGTTTTACGCCTAAACTTCTCGAATCTGTTAAGTTCGATGTATGGGGATTTTATATAGCGTACCCTTCTTTGCCAGATGCTCTGGAAAATTTGGAAGACCCTGCTGATGATATGATTGCTTTTGAACTTTCAGAATTGAACAGAGCTTTTCCACTGTATGGTGGATATTTGACTGAACTTCGTCAAACTTATGTTGTTGAAGATGCTTATGAAGATTCTGGTGGATTGATTGTTTTGGCGGTGAAAAGATTAGATAATGCTCTCAACAACTTTACGAGTAGATAGTATAGCTGATACTCTACTTCAGCTCTATGGCAGAGAGGAAGTTAAGAAGGTTCTATCTCCTATATCTGTTCTCGACTGGGCAAAGACCTATCGGAGGATAGGCGGTCAGCCTTTCAGTTTAGATGAATACCCATGCTTAGAGAAGATTTATGAAGATAAGCATCCCTTCAAGGTAATTCAAAAACCAGCTCAGGTTGGTGTATCCGAATATCTTATCAATCTAGCTGTTCACGCTATGGATTGTGGAGTATCTTACTACAATTTGAAGAAGGCCAGATTGAATGTTGGATATATTTTTCCAACACATTCCTCTCTGGCGGAATTTGCTAAGGAACGCCTACTGGCTGGAATTTTTGAAGAATCTGATTACTTAGGCGGCATTGTTAGAGCACGAGAAACTGGAAAGTCGAAGATGTCAATCCGATCTTCTTCAGTATTCTACAGAATTAAAGAGTCGTTTTTTCATCTTCGTGGAGCTTGGAATCCAAGCGTGTCGCTAAAATCTTTTCCAGTTGACTTATTGATAATTGATGAGCTGGACGAATGTCCTGATAGAGCAGTTGCTCTAGCTGAGAAACGACTTCGTGCTTCTGACTTGCGCTATCGAGTTTATGTCTCTACTCCTACATATCCAGGTAGAGGCATTAGCTATTATTATTCTTTATCAGATCAGCATATCTGGGAGATAAGATGTCCTAATTGTGGACTATGGCAGGAGCCAGATTTTTTCAATAATGTGTTTTTGCGAGAAGATGATCAGTTTCATCCTTATTCGGTTTGGAAATCAATAGCAGCGAACAACATAACCGATAAAGAGTTTGTGTTCGCTTGCAGAGCGTGCTTTTTTCGACTAAATAAGTTAGCAAAAGGTCGCTGGAGAGCGCAAAACCCGGGAAGCTATATTAGAGGTTACAGAATACCGGGGCTTGTTTCACCTAAAGTTCCATTGATTGAGCTTGTTAGAAACTCTCTGCTTATGCGGCCTGCTGAAATTCAAGAGTTTTGGAATTCGGATTTAGGCTTGCCTTTTGCACCAAGCGGTGGATCTCTTAATGAGAGTGTCCTGAGTTCTTGTGAATTGAAAGGTATCAGGGAGTTTAAGGATCCTAATCATGTTGAATACTCTGTAGCTGGAGTTGATGTTGGTGCAAAGTTGCATCTAACTATTGAGTCTCCAAGAGATGATGGAAGATGGGAGACAGTCTATATGGCTGAGTTAGATGATTTTGAAGAGCTGGATTTGCTATTTCATCAGTTCAAAATCAGAAGCTTGGTCGTTGATGCCTATCCTGAGACTCGAGAGGCGAAGCGTTTGGCTGAGAGATTCAGAGGTTTAGTTTGGCTAGGTAGATATCCGAATATGACTAGCTTAGAGACTGCAGTATTCCGGGATGACAACGATGAGAGAGTTCCTCTGGTAGATATTGCTAGGACTCAAGCTATGGATGAGGTTACTGTGGACATCATTCAGCAGAAGAGTTGCTGGCCAGAAGGTACGAGATATCAATTTGCTGACTTCTATTCTCAGCTATGCGCTCCTGTTAAAACTAAAGTTGAGTCAACTAGATCGGATGGTTCTGTTATTGAAAAATACTCGTATGTAGAAAGTGGCCCTGATCACTGGTTTCATTCTAGAGTTTATTCATATATCGCTAGGAAACGGGTAGCTGGGTGGACTCCTACTGAAGATGCTGATTCTCTAGTTGGAAAGGATGAGGTATCAATCTTCGGAGTTGAGTTCTAAGAGGATTGAAAAGACTAGTGATTTTTATTTTGAGGGATCTTAACTTATAATAAAGACAGCTTGGTGAGGTTTTGCGTTGAGGCTTTTGGTAAAAACCAGATGCGAAAAACTATCGATTTTTGTCTATTTGAATTTTTTGAGGAGAGGCTAAAATTTGAATGGACTAGATTTAAGTGCGGCCTTAGCTTCAAAAATTTCAGAAAAGTTAACTCAACGTCTCGGCGGCCCTGGTTCTGGTCATCACGGCCATGCTGGCCGACCCGGTAAACGTGGTGGATCGGCTCCTTCTAGAAAAGGGATTGGAGCAGCAGAGAGCATGGAGAGTGAGAGCAGCTCAATTGGTGATCTCTATGCTCATGCATCAGAGAGAGCGAAGGAGCTGGCGAGGAAGACCGGTTTGCTTGCCTTAGATTCTGCTGCTGAGGCTTATCTAGCTAAGATTTCAGAGTTTTCTGAGAAGAAAGTTTCTGTAAAGTCTTTCTTAGAGGCGGTACGCTCTGAAGAAAAGTTTTATTCTATATGTGGTAAAACGTCCGAGGATGATTTTACAGAGGAAGATGATTCTCGTCTGTTTAATTACTTTCGGAATTGGGTTGAAAATGAATATCTGCGAGCGCGACTCAATGTGGCTATGTCTGAAGATGAAAGACTTGTTTTTGATAAGCTAGTTGACGCATATACTGATGTTTCTGATGATGGAGACTGGGAGTCTGTCTATGACTATAGTTTTTATGCAGGCGCGGAAGCTGAAAAATATTTTAAGAAGATGGATCCGAATGAGAAAAAACTTCTTCGCAACGTTTTCAGAAAAATAGCGATTGATGAGATGTATAGACACGTTATTGAAAATTTTGGATTTTACAACATAGACTTTGATAGAGAATTGGAATCTAATATTGGATTTAATTATTCAAACGAGACTATACTTTATGATGCTATAGTGTATAATCCGATTAGGCCTAATGAGAAATATGATGCGTACTTCTCGAGACTAGCGTCAGTGTTGCTAGATGATGGCTTTCTTAGCGAGTATGATGAGTTTCCGATTAAAAAAATGAAGACGATTTCTTCGGTTAGTTCTGAAGAGCGATCAGCTGTTGAGAAGGATATCTTCAGTTCCTGGGATAAGACAAATCACAGCAGTTTTTCTGTCAAAGTTCTTGGAGTTTACCGAATTGGTTCTCCTTCGCAGAATGTGGTTGAAACTCAGAAAGCTCTTGGGAATATCCGATCGGGTTTTTATCACGGCACTTCAATTAGACGTGCTCTCAATATTGCAGGTGGTGGATTCCGATTGGTGAGCAAACCCAAGACAGGACAGATGCTCGGGCCAGGGATATATCTTACTGATACTTCGTCTAAAAGTGTGCAGTATGTTGGAGAGGTTTACTCTCGCGACTCGGATAGAGGCGTATTGCTAAGAGTTAGCGCAGCGCTAGGCAAGGTAGCCAAGGTAACGAATCTTTCCTCATTTCAACAGCTGCCTGATGGTGACACTTATTTTGCTGCAAAGGGCGAGAGGTATGAAGACTTCTTTCTGAAGAACTCTGAGTGGTGTGTAAAGAATCCAGACGCAATTTCTGTTGAATATTGGATTGATATGCAAAAGACTCGGAGTGCAAGAAAATAATGGTTTTTAAGCTATCTTGTTAGCAAAAAGGAGATAGAATAAGGTGTCAAAGAAATCTTTGAGATTGGCTAGAATACTACGGAAGCTGCAGGATAGGAGGCTAAGAAAAGTGAAGACAAATCATGTTCAAGATGGCAGTAGGCCGATTTATTGTCATCGCCGACGGGAAATTCAGGATTTCTTGTCTAAAGAATTCTTTGAAGATAACTGTTTGTCCGGCTGTCCCTTCTTTGAAGGTACTTATCAAGGGCAAGGCATTGAATGCAAATATTATGATGGTTCAAATAATCCGATTGAGCTGGTTAGAGATGCTAAAGAGCTAGCTGATAGATCGTCTAATCTTTGACAGATTTTTAGAAGGAGAGCTGCATGATAACCAGATTTGGTTTGAGTGATGCTTTAGCTTCAAAAATTTCAGAAAAGTTAACTCAACGTCTCGGCGGCCCTGGTTCTGGTCATCACGGCCATGCTGGCCGACCCGGTAAACGTGGAGGATCTGCTAAGACAAAGGTGGCAGTTTCGGCAGCTAAAGCTTCTGGTGGATTTAAGCTAAAACCAAGTCTTATTCCGCTTGCTAGAACTTCTCTGCATTATGATACTTTTGAAGATTTTGAGAGAGACTACACCACAAACAACTTTCACGGGACTTATGTTCATCTGACTAATGATGCTGATTTCAGGGTTGATCCAAACAGAGCTCCTAGAGATGCATCTTCTATGTCCATCGGCTCGAGCTCTTATCCAGGTTTGATGGTGACAACTGATCCTGAAAATTGGGATTTTGTGCTTAGTGGAAAAGGCACTGTTTCACCAAAAGACGCTGCTAAATTTAGAAGAAAGTATATGGCAATTATTGATTTGTCTTATCTGGTTCCTGGTAAAGATTATATAAGTGTAGCTAGAGGCTTCGGGCATGAAATTTTTGTCAGAGACAATCTTGATAAAGTTAAGGTTTTGAAAGTTGTTCCTATTGATAGAGGAATTCGGCAATGGAATTATCGGTATAACAGAGTAATGCCAAACAGTTCTAGAGATCTGCGAGATATCTATAACTGGGCAAGAGAAAACAAAGATAGACTATTGTTAGATAAAATAAAATCTAAGGAGGAAAGATGAGTACTTGCCAAAGGGAGCATACAGATTTTCAGCCGGATGTTTGGACTTGCCCGACTTGTGGAGAGGTTGATGATTTTGTTAATCAAGGCAGCTTTGAAGGGGAAGATTGTCCTAGGCTTCATGTGGATGATATTATCATCTGCTATTCTTGTGGCGGAGATTGGACAGGACAAGAATTAGCTGAAGTTATGGCAGAGACGTAGAATGGAGAAAGGTTGGTATTATTGTTTGCCTTGTCCAAAATGTGGACAATCTTTTGTTATCGGGCTGATTACTCTCGGGGGATTATCTATCTCTGCGAGATGTGATAGGTGTAGCTTTGAAGGTTCTTATGTTGCTTATGGGAATATGGCTGTTACTCTGTATTTGAGGAGTGGGATGCCAACTGATGATTTACTGCTATCTAAAGGAATTTTGAAAAGTTAACGACAAAAGTTGTAGAGGATTTACTTTTTGATAGAATTTTCTCTTATTAAATATCGGGAGGATAGTTATATGTATACAAATTCAAAGCTAGATTATTCGGATAGAAGAGAGGCCAAGAGACTTGGCGGCCCCGGTTCTGGTCATCACGGCCATGCTGGCCGCCCAGGCAAAAGAGGAGGTTCTGCTCCTCGTTCTTCTGGAGGGTATCGAGATCTTTCATTTCGAGAGATTGAGCCAGGCGAAAATCCATTAGCTTATGATGAGAAAGAGCTGCGTCATAGTAATGAAGCTATGCTACAGTTGATTTCAGATAGCGGCAGTCGAAAATTTCATAATCAGGTTGCTGAATGGGAAGGCTTTGATCCGGACGTATCTGATAGGCGCTGGAAAGAGAGGGAGGCTCTCATTAGTTGGAGATCTTCTGGTTATCACTATATCAATAAATACCTGAGAGGAGAACTAGACGAAAGTTCTCTCAGTTCTTACAGATCGATAAGAGATATTAAAAGAGATATCAGAAATCTTGATCTTGCTTTTAATGAGGCTCCGAGACTTCCTTATGGCATAGTTGTTAGAAGAGGGCTTGACCCGGAATCTGAGGCGGCTAAGAAAATTTTGAGTACAGATCCGAAAGATTTAATCGGGAAAGTTTTTCAAGCGAAGGCATTTATCAGCACCTCTATCAGTAAATCTGTAGCAAAGCTCTACGCTACGCCAAGTCATAAGAAAGGTGAAATTCCGAATATCGTTACTTTTACCATCAAAGTGCCGGCAGGTGAGAAATTCATCGCTATACCTGGAGCGCAATCTGAGATTCTCCTAAATAGAAATCTAAGTTTTGAGGTAGAGGATTTTTCAATCGTACCAGCAAGAGACGTCATAGAGCATAACTTTGTGCTAAAGGTTGCCCAAAAATTAGATATTCAGCTCTCCGAAGATGATCCTTTTGCGAAATCAAAGGCGATGAAATTGGCAGATGCTATTGTTAAACTGCTAGTGAAAAAGTTAGGAGGTCCTGGTTCAGGATTTCATGGTCATGCTGGCCGACCCGGTAAGCGTGGCGGCTCTGCTCCGTGAAAAGAGATTTCAGCTGAGAAGACTCCTGCAGCTAGTTCTCAGACCCGAGAGATAAAAACTCTCCCTCCTCCAGAATTTATCAAAAAAAACCTGAGCAGAGGTCTTGGAACACTCGAGAGCCCTCACTAAGGCTGGAGAGAGCTGAGGAAGCGAAAAAGGAAACTGTGATTATAGGCCGAGATCGCTCTGGAGCTCCTATTTCATTCGCTGTTCCGGGCTCTAAGGGAAAGATGTACGTGGTAGATTTGATCAGGAAATCTGAAGGGATTTATGCTAATTGTCAAGTTGCATCTTGGGGCAAGGATGCTCCGAAAGATGATCCATGGTGTCCTGGAAGCCGAGAAAGAAATGGACAAGCTACGATATGCTATCATACGATGGCTGCAGTTAACAAGGCATTTGAGGAATCTGGCTATACAGTTTCTTGGCATCGAACGAAAAGAGATGCTGGTACATTGAAGAGGAAAAAGTCAGGAAAGTCGTTCGTTCTTCCGATTTTTCCTTATGAGTGGGCAAAAATTCCGGGGGCGTATTTGCTTGTTTCAGAAAAGAAATAAAGAAAAGGATTGAGATATGGCAGTAAAACCAGCGAGACCTGATTTAACCGAAATCGGTGTAACCGGCACGCCTATCTGGTCAGGCCAGATATTTCCAGATGATAATGCTTTGTTTAATGATATTCCTACCGCTATGGAAATCTATAGGAAGATGCGCAATGATAGCACTCTAAAAGCTTGCTTTCTCGTCAAGAGTTTGCCTATCAAGGCAACTAGATGGTGGGTAGAACCTGCTGATGAGAGTCCTGAAGCAGCGGATGTGGCTAACCAGATTGAAGAAAATCTTCTTAGAGGCATGACTGTAAATTGGACTAGAATTCTTCATGAGATATGCTTAAAGTTTATCTATGGCTTTAGCATTTTTGAAAAAGTTTGGGAGGAAGATGGCGAAGGAAGAATTAAGCTAAGAAAATTAGCTATACGCCAAGCTGAAACTTTAAGCAGGTGGAATTTTGATGATAGCGGGGGGCCGAAAGAGATGGTTCAGATGGCTTTTTCCCCCAACAAAGGCATGGAGACATTCGTTATCCCTATTGAGAAACTAGTTGTGTTTGTTAATAATCAAGAAGGTTCTAATCTACTGGGCAGATCTGATTTTAGAGAGTGCTATAGAGAATGGTGGACGAAGGACAGATTGATGCGTCTTGAATTGATAGATGTTGAGCGTGATTCTATCGGAGTTCCGGTCATAGGCCTTCCAGAAGGTGCAAGCAAGGCTGATCAAGCAGTTGCTAAGAGCATTGTTACGTCAATCAGAAAAGATGAGGGTGGTGGGGTAGTTATTCCTCAGAGATGGCAGTATGGGTCTTGGCCAGCTGGCGGAACTAATCGAGTAAATTCTTCAGAAATTATCAGAAGATATGACAGACAGATGTTAGTTTCTTGGCTAGCTCAGTTTATTGATTTGGGTTCCGGTGAAGTGGGCTCTTACGCTTTGTCTGAAGATCAGACAAATTTCTTCTTGATGTCTCTAGAAGCTGAAGCAAACTATATAGAAGATTGTTTCAATCGTTATGTGATTCCTCAGATGTGTGATTATGGAGGATATGCTCTGTCAAAGAGCGGAAAGTATCCGAGGCTTCGTCATCGAGATATCGGAAGATTTGATGCGAAGGCTTTTGCTGATATCTTGAATTCACTTCTGCAGGGCGGCTGGATTACAGCTAGAGGAAAGCTGGATGAAGAATTTTTGCGAAAGAAGCTTTTCTTACCGGAACCTGAGAGCTACGAACAGCCTCAGCCTTCTGTGGAAGCGAATATTTCAGAAGAGCAACCCGAAGAGGAAAATCCCAGCGCGATGATAGAGAAAGAAACACCGAAAAGATTTGGAACGTCAAAAATTATCAAAATCACTCCTGATCTTAGCGATGGTCAAGAAAATGAGAGCGAATATCTAGCTGGACTTCGTGCCAAGCTTATTCGTACTTTTGAGGAATCCTCTAAAGCTAGAAAAAGTGCGTTAGAAAATCTTGAGGACAGCGAGTGGGAACGATATGAAAACAGCTAGCTTGGCTACTTTCTATCTGTTTAGCAGGTAAGTCCGTACAGGGGAATACGATATGCCTACACCAGAGCAGATAAAAGATAGAATTGAAAAACTGACCAAAACTCAGCGACTTGTGCATCTTGTTTACCGGAAAACTGCAGATGATATTTCCGATACTTATGAAGTTTTGTTTGACATAGGTCGGAGGACCTACGAGCAGGCTTTGACATCCATGGCAGCGCAAGTAGGATGTGGTAATAGATTTGCACACCTTTCTGATGGACTTATATTGAAAGAGCTATCTGAACTCTATTATTCTCATGCCGCTTCTATTGTAGCTACTTATAATTTTGACTTAGCTGGGGCAATTCAGAGCATCTATAGCGAGAACAAATATGCTAATCGGTATTATTATGCGAAAAGACTAGATGAGTGGGAAAAGCTGCGTAGCTCGTGGAAAGACGATCAGATTTTGCAGATGACTATCGCTTATGCTAAAGATATGGCTGTTAGAGATTTCGCTAGATTTAACTTGACTGATGGATATGGGATTTTTGAAGGGCCGGACGATTCTATAACTTGCGATGCTTGTAAGAGTTTGATAGATGGCAATCCTTATAGCCTTGAGGACTTTGCGAAAATCAGCTGTCCTGTTCATGTTAATTGCCGGCATAATAAAGCTATCTACGCTGGGAAGTTTGATAATGTGGCTTGTGAGGAATTGTGGCTGGGAGGAGTTGGAAAACTATCTGATGGAGACGCAGGTATCGTTAAGTTGTCAGATGAGCTTAGGCAGAGGGATTGGCTCGATATCTATTCTGAATTTGGTAATCAGGCATACGCGGACATTTTATCATTAAAAGATGCGTATGATGTTTCCAAGGGAATTGATTTTTCTAGGAGATGGGGACTTTCCAGAGGAGTATATTCAGGTTTTGTTTGGAAATCATCAGAAAACTATACGATTATTGATGAAGTTCAGCGCACTGTTTTGCCGTATTCGGTTGTTGTTAAGTTAATGAATCCATTCGTGACTTTGAGGGTTTGGGATGTTTCTAGAAAATACTCTGAGCTCAAGCAGGCTTGCGAAGATCTTAGCTGGGATGAGATAGGCCGCTATCTTGCGCAACTTGGTTATGATTCGCTTTCTTTAATTGAGAATGACGATAGGCGAATCGTATATTTTGGGAGAAGTCAGAACTTGAGGTTTTTCCTAGGGAAGAGCGCTTGAAAAACGCTGAATTTGAGTTGTTTCATAGGGACTAGCGATGAATTCTGAAATCAATCTAAAGAAGCTCGGTGGCCCTGGGTCGGGATTTCATGGCCATGCAGGCCGTCCTGGTCGACGTGGAGGTTCAGCTCCAAGAAAATCATCAGAGGTTAAATATCATGACTATCAGGGAAGTCAGGGTCCTAGAGAGGCAATCTACAGATTTTACCAAGAGCTTTCTGATAAAGAGCGAGAGAAGATTAAAGAGTATATCAATATTCCCAGCGATCAGGTGAGGGAGCCTTTCTACTTCTATACAAGCGATCCAGTTTCCGAGGTTCAGAAGTTATTCTTTTTATATACAGGTGGCGGCTTTAGAGAAATAAATAACTATCTTCGGAAAGACAAAAAGTCAGCGAAACCTGAATCTTCAATCTATCAGGTGTTGACTTCAGATGAAATTGAGAAGGCTGTGCAAACTATTGATCGTTTATTTCAAGAGAACAGCAGCACGCTTCCTAGAAATACATATCTTTACCGAGGCATTTCTGGTGCATCTAATCTAGCTGCTTCTTTAAGATCTAGATTGGAAAAAGGTGAAACAAATATTGAGTTTTCGGACTTAGGTTTTGTTAGCACTTCGCTCTCTCCGAGTTCTGCCGCGTTTTTTGGACATCTTCATTATCGTAGTCAGATGCCTAATCAGCGACAGATTATGTTGAAGATAAGAGCTCCTAAAGGGCTTAAGGTTTTGCCGGTTCTTGGCAGCGAGGCCGAAGTCATTTTGAATCGGGGCTCACGTTTTAGAATAGTTAAGGTGATTGGAGAGAAACGTTATAGAGATTATCAAAAACAGTATCGGTATTCGGGCTCAGTATTTGATGTTTTTGAAGTAGAACTGGTACAACAAAAGAATGAGAAAAACTTAAGCGAAGCTATTCGTCTTGGGGGCTCGGGTTCAGGTTATCATGGTCATGCAGGACGTCCTGGTAAGCGTGGTGGCTCTCTTCCTCGAAATGCATTATCATTGGATTCTCTTGTTGCTAGAGGTATTGAGCCTTGGACGATGAGTCTTTCTGAATTCTACAATATCATGGGTGTGAAGAGAGTTAGCGATAGCGATAGCAAGACGATGTCTAAGGAAGAATATCAGGCTGCTATTGAGAAAGAATTTAAGGTTGAAGATCTTTATGACAGGGCTATAAAAGAGAGGTTGGCGCTTGGATTGCCGGTTTCTGATAAAGTTCTTGAAGATGAAGGCGCTTGGTTAGTACGCCAAGCTTTGAATTCTTTGCAGGATTTTCCACAAGAGTCTTATCACGTTTGCACTGCAAAGAAGCAGATTCTGGAGGATGGCTTGAAATCTAGACAAGAGCTTGGTATGAAGGCCGGCATCGGTCTTGGTGGTGGAGATGATTCTACTATAAGTGTCACTACCAACTTCAGATTGGCGAAAGATATCTTCAAGGTTATGCGAGAGGCACAGCAAGTAGCGGCTGGGAAGCTAACTATTCGTGAAATATGGGAAGATGCAAAATCATATGGCGAGGAATGTGCTGCTAGGTGCTTAACTTATTTTCTTCCGCCCCCTTCTTTAGGCTTGCCAGAGTTTAAGTATGATTTCAAAAATCCTGATAACGTTCCTGCTGGCTTGAAAGAGCTCCTTGAGGGCTATGAAACTATATACTCATCTGGAGATCCAAACAAATCATTTCCAATACGCGGCTCTAGGTGGCGTCAAGATAAGAAAGACCCGAAGGTTTGGAAAAGAAAACTTGCGAGGTCCGAAGTTTTAGAGAGGACTTGGCGGTTTTATTCGGAGCATTTTCTTCGGGTTCGGCAAGAAGCTGGGGGACCTGAAGATCCGCTGTTCTTCGGAACAGATTGGAAAAAATTAGCGAAAGTTAAATCTGAAAATATCGCTATCTTGAAAGTCAGACCAAAACCAGGGGCAAAAGGTTTTCCGGTTTCTGGTATGGATGAGTGGCGTATCTGGACGGGCAAAGCTTTAGAAGTTGAGCCGATTGATTTGAAATCTCTAGTAGAGCAAACTATTCTTGTTTATATGGATGGCTTAAAGCCTTTTTCAAGAACGATGAAATCAGATAAAAAATCAGGTATCGGACAATCGGACAAAAAATCAGAGCTCATCAGATCCATTGATAAACTTATTGACCTTTTGCGGCTGGGCGGCCCTGGTTCTGGTCATCACGGCCATGCTGGCCGCCCTGGCAAAAGAGGAGGTTCTGCTCCAAAAGAATATAGAGCCTATACCAGAGAGGAATTTGATTCTGTTTTTCAATCTTTGACTACACCTGAATATCGAGATAGATACAATTGTGGAGATTCTCGCTTTGTTCCGAAAAGTCAAGATGATTTTTCTGCTTTTAGCGTTTGGAGATATGTTAATGATGCTTATTTAGGTATCAATTCTGTTCTCAGAGAGGCACAGAATACAGGCAAATCTATCGAGAAAGTAACAGATTTTCAAAGATCTTCTCTAGATGATAAGTTTGATACGCTTGATCTTATCGCTGGCATGGATGCTGCTTTTGCTGAGGCACCTAGATTGCCGGAGCCGACAGTTGTTTATCGCGGTATTCCGTTTGATTCGGTTCTTAAGCGAAATTTTGATAAATTGGAGCCGGGCTTTATTATAAAAGATCCAAAATTCGGCAGTACTAGTTTGAGTAGAAGTCTTGCTGAAAAATGGGCTGGGTTTCCTCCAGAGTATTTGACTCCAGAAAACGAGATAGGTGCTTTGCTAGAGATACGATTGCCGAAAGGAACCAAATTCATATATCCAAACACAAGCGAGCAAGAGCTTATTCTAGATCGTGATGGGGAATATCGAGTTATTGATGTTCGTAAAGAGAAAGCAGTTGTTCAGTATAAATATCGAGATCCACGGGTTTATGTGCAGCACGTTTTAGTTTTAGAGCGGCTGCCTGAGAAGCAGAAAGCTAAAAAATTAGGCGGCCCTGGTTCTGGTCATCACGGCCATGCTGGCCGACCCGGTAAACGTGGAGGCAGTGCTCCTAGAAGTATCTACGATTATCAGGATTATACTGGAAGAGAAGCTGATTTCTTGGCCGATTATCAATCTACAGAGGAAGGTCAGCGATTTTATAAGGAGTACTTGACTCGACTAAAAGCTCTTGTGTTTAGAGAAAATATGTCGATGCCAAAGGAAGTTCATGAGAAGCTGAAGAGTCTGATTAATTATATAAACTTAGGTCATAGTCCTATAAATAGATATTTGCGTAATTCGGATGCATTTGTTCCCTATGAAGACGAGGAAATACCTGAGATAAGAAAAAGGATATCTGATTTAGATGCTTTGTTCAAAGAAGTACCTGGTTGTTCTAAAGATATGATTGTTTATCGAGAAATTCATCATCTATCACAAACTGCAGAGAGATTTGTGAATGAAAAAGATAGATTGATTGGAAAAATCATCAGGGATGAGGGTTTTTGCAGTACAACAATAGACAGAGACGTAGCGGAAAAGATGGATCGTGGTCCCACATCTTGGTGGTATGATCATATGAGGATACCTGGAGAAGGGATACCAGCTAGAGTTTTATTTAAGATAAAAGTTCCGAAAGGAACCAGAGGCATCTATATCGAAAATGAAGTAAGAGAAGAGAACGAGTTTCTCTTGAACAGAGGTTTATCTTTTCGGGTTGTTAGCGTGGAGAAAAATCATCAGCCAGCATATTCCAGTGAAGGATATGATATCATAGCTCATGATCAGTATGAATTTACCTTAGAGCTTTTGCCTGAGGTTAAAACTTTGGCTGAGATGCTTATCTTTCGATATAGAGCTAAACTGCGTAAAGAGAACAACCGATGCTAAGGGAGGTAGAAACATGCGTATTCTAACTGATGGAGGAAAATACATAACCAGAGATAAAAATCGTAAAAATAGTAGCAAATATCTTCATGCTTTGAGGTTGTTGCTGAGATGGAAAAAATTTAGGAAACTTGGAGGTCCTGGCTCGGGTTTTCATGGACATGCCGGACGTCCAGGTTACGTTGGGGGCTCTGCACCTTCTGGAGAGAGCATGTCTGGTAATGAGAATGTTCCGAAAGAGAAAGATGCGGAATATCAAGCTTCTACGATAGATGAATATGCTTCAAAAGAACTTTCACGGTTTAGAATAAAAGATGAGATTGAGAAGCATCAAGTATCTGGTTCGCTATCTTCAAAGACGGTTGGGCTTATTATAGCGAATGGCCGGGCGGTGCTTGAAAATCATGCGAGCGCTTTGAGTTCAGATACTAGAGGTCTTGCAGAAGGAATTCTTGATAGTTATCGTGCTGTCCTGCTGGAAGGCTTGAGAGATGGATCTCTTGCCGATGTTTCTACTGGTGATTTGGATTTTGTGTTAAGCGATTCGATAGAGAAGCTGATCGTGCAAGAGATTGAATCAAGAAAAAGAACGCTGGGTGATCACGGTATTCGACATGCTATTTCAAATGCAAGAAATTCTTTAGATATACTGAATTCTTTAGCAGAAGGTGGGCAGAAGATAACCGCACGAGATAAGTTGATAGCTTTGCAGACTCAGCTTATTCATGATGTAGGTTTTGTCGCTGAGAGTCAGCGGAAAAGCTTTGATAATGAAATTCATCCTGAGATTTCGGCTGAATATGCTAGAAAACCGGAATATGAGCGAGTTTTCGGAGAGAAGTTTAATGATTTTTTAGAGACGGTTAGAACTCATGATGGCGTTGATATTGATTGGGAAAGAGAGCCCGTAAAATCAGCGGTTAGGACAGCAGATAATTTTGCTTTGTTTTCCAGAGAAAAATTGCCAGATTTGTTTAATCGGATTCCTGGAGCTCTTGATAAATTAGCTCAGCTGCAGTTAGCTATTGCAGGAAATAAGGCGCAAGAGGTTTTGCCTATAGTTAAAGCTGATCTGCATAGGCTTATTGATAAAAGCAATTTGGATAAGAATTTGAAAGAAGATCTGCATCATGCGGCTGATGAGGTTAGCATAATCACAGGTAAGTTTACTCTTGGTATGGTAGCTGGAGCTTTTGACTCTTTTTCTTTTGATGATGGTGTTCTTGATATTTATCTCGTTCAGCGCCCAGATAGAGAAATCTTGAATGGTCTCTTTGACTTAGGGGAAAGACAGTTCAATAAATTTATCAAAGCCTATGAAGCTAAGGGAAGTTTAGATTCTGGCTTAGAGCTTAGTAGAGGTGGAAAGAAAATATATAGAGTCGTTACTAAAGCAGAAATGGGTTCTAGCGTTTTGAGTTCTTTAGCTTCTGCCAGTGTTCGGCCATTACTGGCAAAAGCTGTTCGGATGATTGATTTCTCTAAAGTTAGCAAACGAAATCGACAGGCTGCTTTCAATGCCATTAGCAAAGCTTTAATAGATAAAGCTACGCCGAGCGAAATCGCAGAGATAAAGAATCTCATCCTATCTGGCAGAGATGCTAGTTCTATATTAGGCTTCAAGCTCACAGCTAAAGAGCAGGAATATATCTACTCTAAAGTTGAGCTAATGGCTTATTTGAATGCAAACGCGAGGATATTGCTAAGAAAATCAAGATTAAAATAATCGCTAATTTGACAGATTTTTCAAGATCATATACACTTTTAAGTAGTATCTGAAATATTCTTAAGAACTTATAGATATTAGAAAGAGCCCTTGAGCCTATCTCAAGGGCTTTTTATTAGGAGTGCCAATGAGAAAACAAGAAGTTGTTGTTCATTTTCAGCCTGTAAAGCTCAGTGAGGAAACTACAGAGAAGAAGTGGATTGATTTGGTTATGGATGGCGAATATATCAGCATGGACGGTAGTCCTGTTGTTATTAAGCCTTCCGACATTGAGATGTATATCAGAAATTTTGAAAAGAATGTACGTGGCCAAGAGATTCCTATCACTGTAGATCATCCTGAGCAAGGAGGAATAGCTGCTGGATGGTTAGAGAAACTTCGAGCAGTAAAGCGGTGGGTTACGACGATTGATGGAAAAAAGGTTTTGAAAACTGTTCTGCAAGGGCTGCCATCTTGGACCCCCTATGGGAGAGAAAGAGTTGCTAATCGAGAATATCGCTATATTAGCGCTGAACTTCTTCCTAACGCTTTACGTGCTGTTAGTTTGGTTAATTTTCCAGCGGTTAAGGGTATGCAACCAGTCGAGCTTGGAGAAAATAAAACTGATGGGATGATTCACAAATATCTAATTGGAGGTGATTTATCAATGGATGAGACGAAGCCGATCACAGAAGAAGACGCGATTGATGCGTTGGCCGAAAGCATTGTAGATAAGGTTATAGCAGCCTTTGAAGAAGATCAAGATCAGCCCGAAGACGAGGAAGATGCGAAAGAGTTTGGTGAAGATCTTGACGATGAAGATCTTGAGGATCTTGAAGACCTTGATGACGAAGACCTTGAGGAGAGAAAGAAGCTCGGCGAGAGTCCAGAGGCTTTGCTGGGCTTGATTGAAAGCATTGTTGAAGATAAGATTAAGCCTCTGATGCAAGAAAACAAAAGATTGAGAAAAAGTCTTAGCGAGACTGAAAGTCTCTTGGGCAAGCTGATGGAAGAGAAGAAGCGGGCAGAGCTTCGGGAAAAAGTTGCTCAAGCAGCTTCATTGGGAGATGGCAAGGTTCTGAGTCCTGCTGTTAGATCTCTAATTGAAGAAACTATTGTTTCAGATCCGAAGTGTATCGAAGGTAATGTCTTGAAGCTTGTCAAAGCACTTACCCGACAAGATGCAATAGTAACTTTGGGTGAAGTGGGATCGAATTTCAACACTGGAGTACCTGCTCGCGGGACGCCGGAATTTGAGAAAGCTCTTGATGCTCGTGCTAAGGAATTGCAAGCTACAAAAGGCTTGTCGTATCTAGCAGCTGCTAAGGAAGCGATGAAAGAATTCAGATCTTGAACTTAAAAAATAGGAGGTATTGATAAAATGGTAGTAAGCCAAATTTCTGGCCCGAATAGCGTTCTTGATAAAACTTTTCGGGTTGCTAGTGGGCAAACGATTACTGGGTATCAGGCGGTTAAGCTGGCTTCGCAGGGCGGTGAGATTGCACTCACGTCAGCAGCATCTGATAGAGTTATCGGTGTAACACAAGTTGACCCCGGCGAAGGTATCAGTTATGGCGCGGGAAGGCACGTGCCGGTTAGGTTGATGGGAATTACAAAGGTCGTTACTCGTGGTGCTGTTGTTAGCGGGTCTCTTGTGGTTCCTGTAGCTAACGGCTATGGTGCTGTGGATGATGGAGGGTCAACTGGCAACACTGTGGTGGGAATTGCTCTTGAGAGTGCTTGGACGCATGGTCAGTTGATTAACGTGCTGTTGACTCCTGGAGTTCATATAGCATAAACTTAAAATTTAAGGGAGGTAATTTAGAATGACTGTTCAAACAGCAGGTCACGTTGATGCAGTTCTTTCGAACATTAGCGTAGACTTCTCGCAAGGTGAAGGGTTTGTCGCAGATAAGCTTTTCCCGGTTTTTCCGGTGAAGAAAGAGTCTGATGTTTTTTACGTGATGGGTCGTGAAAAATTTAGGCCTACGGCTACGAAGCGCGCTCGTGGCACCGTAGCTAATACTTGGAAATCGGGCTTCACGACTGATTCATATGTTTGTGAGGAAGATGCCCTGCAGGGAGCTGTGGATGATCGTGATTATGCCAATTACGATTCTCCGCTTGATCCTGAGGTTGAAGTTGTTCAGGGGCTAACCGCAGTGATTCAGCTTGGATTTGAGAAAGAGGCAGCTGAGATTATTCGCAACCCTTCTACTTATCCGTCTAGTGATTTGTATGGAAATCCGACTGCAAAGTTTGATACTGGTGGAACGTCAATCACGATGCAGCGCGATATTATGGTGAAAGCCCGCGCGGTTCAATCTAGAATCGGCAAATGGCCTAATACGATCTTGATTCCTCCGATGGTCGCTATGTATATGAGTCTGGATGATGAGATTACGGATCTGGTCAAGTATATCGTCAACAATGCGCCTCTTGACAGTATTCCAGCTCTTATTCGGGGTGCACAAGATTCGTGGCTCATGCCTTCAGTTCTTTGGGGTATGCGGGTTTTAGTCCCATCGGCTCTTGAGGATACGACAAAAGAATCTCAAGTTAGCAATGCCACGACAGACATTAAAACGCCGTTGACGGATATTTGGGGCGATGATATCTGGATTGGCTACTGTGAGCCTATGCCTGGTTTGAGAAAAGTATCTTTCGGATATACCTTTGAAGCTCGGCCTTTCCAAACCAAGCGGTGGCGGAACGAAGAAGCTGAATCTAATATGTTCCGGGTTTCTAGAATTTCCGTTCGTAAAGTTATGTGTAGCGCTGCTGGAGCTCTGCTGACCGATTGCCTCTCTACTGTTTAGCATATATGTAGTTATATATGCTAGAGGGCGGGAGGTTGAAGTATGTCTTATGGATACGTAAGCAGTGCTGATGAGGTCATAAAATACACGAGAGCGCAGGATTTCAGGCCTCTGCGAGCAGAGGCAAAGTTACATATCAGCGATGTGTGCTCAATATGCCAAACCATTGCAGAAAGCCGAATAAATCCTGTGCTCTCGAGCTTAGGAATAAACTTGCCTCTGACTGAGGAGGGATCGCCAAACGCTTGGAAAATCTTAGCATATTTGAATGCTATAGGTGCTGCTTGCACTGTTGACAGAATCGTCTTTACTGAAGTTGGTGTTTCTGCTAAGGATTCTGTACCTTGGACATGTACTGAATTTGAGAATCAGCTCAAAGCGCTAGCCGAAGGAAAGATAGATTTAATTGACTTTGGCTTGTCTCCAAGCGATGAGGACATCGGAGAATTTTTTTACTCTGAAGATATGTATTTTAACGGATTATCAGACGTTTTTTAATATTAAGACAGCATGAGGGGATAAGGTTTTGGCAGAGAGAGGCAAAAGAATAATTTTCTTTATAGAATCAGCGCAAGGAGCATGTACTAGATATAGAGCACATATACCTGCGCATGGTTTAACTAGAGATGGCTGGTATTGTCGAGTTAGCACTGAATGGCATCCGAAGATGCTGGATGAGTTTGATTATTACGTTTTTCAAAGAGTAAACGCCAAAGAGGGCCTCGAAGTTATTGATGCTCTAAATGGAGTAGGCAAGATTACTATATATGATGTTGATGATGATATTCTTCATGTTCCTAACACTTCTCCGGTTAGAGCACTGCTGCGCTCTAACCCAGAGATAGTTGGGGCTCAGCTTTTAGGAATTTCTTCTTGTGGGCATCTAACTGTTACGACTGAAGCTCTGAAGAGAGTTTATGATTCGTTTAATCCGGATATTTGTGTTTTGCCTAATATGGTTCGGTTCGAATCTTGGCGTGATGTTAAGCCATTTAGATTTGGAGAACCGAATGATATCGTTTTAGGTTGGGCTGGGAGCAATACACATAAAGACGCTTTGTTGAAGTTAGAAAAACCAATCAATACTATTATTGATAGGTTTCCGAACGTGAAGTTTCTTGTGATGGGCGATGAGATTCCTTTTGAACTGCCCGCATCTCGGCATATTGTTGTGCCATGGGGTCTCTATACGTTTTTTCAATCAGTTTTAGCGGGCTTGGATATCGTTTTGGCGCCACTAGGTGAGACTGTCTTTAATCTATCAAAATCAAATCTGAGGATTCTTGAAGCAGCATCAGCTTCTAAGCCGGTCATAGCTTCTAGTTGGGGTGAATACGAAACTACGATTACTCATGGTGTGGATGGTTTCTTGTGTAAAACCGATGAAGATTGGATAGAGGCTATGACATTCTACATACACGATAAAGCTCTTCGAGAAAATCATGCAATGAGATTGCGCCAAACGGTGCTTGAGAGAGGCTGGGAAATAAATACCGGCACAAAGATCTGGGTTGATTTTTATCAGAGCTTGAGGAATAAGCTTGGCGCTTAGACCAAAGTTTTTGCTTAGACTGGAATTCCCAAACTGGAATGAGGTCTATAAACAAATAAAAGCGTCTAGAACCGTAGCGGAAAATGAAGCTAGAAACGCTATGCGGGATATAGGGCGTATCTTAGTTCGTCACTTGAAAGCTAAGTGTCCTATCGGGTTTCATTATGATCATGCTGGAATTCCCAGAATGTCTGGAAACCTTCGAGCATCAATCGCTTTTAGGACATATGAAAGGGAGAGATTTGGTGCTGGAAGAGATTTTAGCATGGGATTTGAATATCCAAGTGCTGCTGAGGGCGGTACGTTAGTTCAGATAACGATGGCAGATTATGGTCGCTATACTCTTCCACCTGGAACTAGACCGCACGTTATCTTTCCGAGGAATTCCAGATTTCTAGTGTTTTATTGGACAAAGCTTCAGAAGCTTATGTTTTTGAAAAAGGTTAATCATCCTGGCTATGAAGGTGACCCCTGGGATATGCGAGCTTTTGAAAGTGCGAGGCCTGAGATTGAGGAAAGATGGGCTGCTGCTGCCGAAACCTGGCGAGTTTTTACTCGAAGAGTAGGAACTGAATATAATAGATAGTTAATGAGAAAGGACGAAAAACTGCTGCTTTGGTTGAAAGGCTAGCGGCGTAATCAGTTCAACAGGATAAGGGGGAGCTGGAAGTACAGGAGAAAAGGCAAAAAGTGAGAGATCTAGGATATGGAGTAGAGTTAACGATAGGCACTAAGGATGTGGCTATGAACAGAGAATACAATTGGGTTGCGAAAGAGCCGATTGAGCCCAGAGAAATCGGGGTAAAGTCCATTAACAACTTGACGTTTAGTACAGCTTGTCAAAATATAAAGATCAATGTTGTTTTAGATTGAATAATCAAATAAAATAGAAAAAATGAAAGCGGTCGAATATCTCAGTGAGATAGCTTGCTAAATCAGGCAGGAGGTGTATAGAAGATGCCGATTTCAGTATCGTCAATTGAAAAGTATATCAATTTTGCGAGAGTTTATGTTGGTTGTGCAGTTCCTCCACCAGGAAAGAGTATGTTTACTTATGCTACCAATGGCGTTCCTTCAGGTGGAATAGACGTTGGTGCTACGCAAGGCGAGTCCAAATTCACATACAAGCCGACCATAGAAGGTGTTGATGTTGAGCAGGCGCCGGTTGAAGTTGCTCCACATATCACCAAGGAGGAGTGTACTATTGAATTCACTTGCCTTGAAGCAACGGCTGCTCGCATTAAAGATGCTCTCGGTAGTGGTGCGGTTTCTGGAACAGATGGAACTAGTACGGTTATTCGCTTTGGTGGTATAACCGCAGTAACGGGGCAGGCAGTTGCTTTGGTCGCAGAGCAAGCAACCAATCCTGGAAAGTATGTTGGCTGTATGATTTACAATGCTGTTAATGACGCTGGCTTAGAGCGTACTTTCAAAAGAGGCAAGGAGACTTTGGTCAAATTTACTTTCAAAGGTATGCCCTCAACGGCAGATTTGAACAGAGGCGCTGGCGAAATCCTAGGACAGTACGCAGAGCAGACGTAAAGTTAGTTATCTATAGACTTCGGTAAGAGCTAGTTAAAGTGGTATGATGAAGGAGAATCAGAATGACTGTAGCAAGTAGGCCCAAACTGGCTCCATCTCGAAAAAAGATGGAGCCAGTTTGGTTAAATGTTGGAACTGTAGACGAAGAATTTGATGGATGGTGGTTTGCTATTCGTCCTACGGTTTCTTTGGAATTGATAATGAGTTTGTGGGATCCGATAAACTATCTAGGACGCATGCAGATGACTGCCTCTGGTGCAGGTGTCGGAGAACAAGACTCAGAAAAGGTTCGTGATTTTATTCTGGAATTCGGCAAGAACTTAGCCATAGTGGCAGAAGGCTTGTCTAAAATTCTCATTGATTGGAATTTTATTGATGAGGTTTCTGGCGACAAGCTGCCATCTCCAGCAGGAAATCCAGAAATTATCAAACAGTTAGATTTGGTGCTTCTAATGCATGTTGCTATTTTAACTGTTTCTGCTATGAGTGGCTCGGACCCAAACTTCTCAAGGACCCCTATTACGGCAGCGAGTTTGGAGAAAATAGCTCAAGTGTCGGAGTAGGGGAACCTATCTGTGCGTGTGATATCATAGCAGCCATGTGTCATGATTTTCAAACCTTGCCAGATCGTTTGTTAGCGCAAACTTGTCCGCTAATCTTTAATGTCTGGCGTTCATTATCCAAAATACTCTACAATAAAGACATCGGAGATAAACGTTGGGATCTGCTTATAGCTCCGCTACATCGTACAGCGATGACAGAAGAAGGTGCGACTCAACAGGCTGAAATGGCCCAAGAGATTGCTGATTCTATTATGTCGCCCGCTGAGAGACGCGAAAGAGCAGAACTTAGGAACAGAGAATCGGAAAAGTTGTTAAGATCAATTGGAATAGAAGTCATTAAGCGCGGATGAAGGGAGATTTAGCGATGGAGTTAGCTTTTGTAATTCGACAGAAAACTGATAAGACATTTAGAGTATTGTCAGAAAGAACTATCTGGGTTAGAGTTCCTCACATTGGTGAGTTTATTCACATCGTGTCCGAGAATGGAAAGTCAACAAAAAAGTATCGTATTCTAGAGGTTAGTACCTATCTTTGGTCTTCAGGTGATATGCTGGTTGTGGAGGGCTCTTCGAAGGCCTCTCGCTCCTATGGGGAGATAGTGGTTGAGGAGGTATCAGATGCTAAAGTGCGTAGCAGCAATGGCGACATGGAACAGAGCTGAAATAACGAAGCAGTGCATTGAATCTTATATAGCAACATGTGAGCCAGAGCTGGTTGATTTGCATATCGTAGATAATGGTTCTACTGATGGGCTTGCTGAGTGGTTGAGATCGCAGGAGAGACGTTTTTCTGACTTCGGCATCTCGGTAACCTACAATAGCGAGAACGTAGGAACTGCTAAAGCTATAAATTCAGTCTGGGCAGAGCGTTCTCCAGATCAGCACTGTTTGAAAATAGATTCTGACGTTGTCTGGAAAACTCCGAAGTGGCTCTCTAAAATGCTCGAAGTTTTTGATTTTACATCAAACGTTGGTATTGTTGGGCTAAAGCGTCCAGATCTTCTAGAGAATCCAGATAATCCAGATCCATTCTATCGTTCAAATCTGGTATCTCTAGTTAGAGATTCAGATAATAAGAAGATCGTCATAGAACAAGTTTGGCATGTCATCGGAACTTGTTGGTTGGTAAGAAATACTGTTATCAATATAGTTGGTGCTCTAGTTCAGCCAACAGTTTATGGATTTGATGATGCTCTGTATTGCCTCCGAACGCACCTAGCAAAATTCGCTACAGTATTTCTGCCTAGAGATGTTGTAGAGATTGATCATATCGACTATGGAGAAGCCCGAAATGATGAGAATGCTGAATACACTCGTTGGAAGAGAGCTGTAGCTACCTCAGATATGCCCTCTTACGAACATCTTCGGGATAAGTTCATGAGAGGTGAAATTCCTATCTATGTGCCATTTCGTAGCAAGATGCCCGCCTCAAGTTTATCAAACAATAAAGAGGCTAGGGATTTGATAAGAGAGTTTGGAGAGGATTTTTTCTATGGATACTAATCTCCAACGATCGCTGAAAGTTATCTGTCATTGGCCTAGGCTAATCGCTTTATCTAAAGATAAAACTTGTGATCCAATCACTATAGAGATAGATCCAACCAATCGCTGCAATCATCGGTGCGTTTTTTGCAGTTCTTATAACCATAATGGAATATCGCTCTCCAGAAATGTTTTAGCTAATCTGCTTCGAGAAATTAAAGAGTTTGGCGAAATATTATCAATCTCTTGGAAGGGTGGGGGTGAGCCCACCCTTTACCCTTATTTTCTTGAGATGACCGAACTTGCCGAAAACTTAGAATTAAAGCAAGGATTGACAACTAACGGTTCTAAATTGAGAGAAAATGAGATTAAGGCTGCATCTTTTAAGATGAGCTGGGTGCGTGTTTCTTTGGATGCAGCTACGGCTAAAACACACGAGAGAATACATCGTTCTTATGATTTTGATAAAATTGTTGATGGCATAATAAAGCTTGGTTCTCGTCCAAAAAGCTGTCGACTGGGCATCAATATGACAATATCCCCTGAGAATATCGATGAGGTAAAAGATTTTGTATCGTTAGGCCAAGATCTTGGGGTTGATTATGTTGCTCTCAGACCCGCTTATTATGAGCCTTTTGGCTTAGCTGCTCCTGAACCGAATTATCTAGCTCAGCTAAGAGACACTTTAGAGATGCTGAAAGGTTTAAGCCTAGGAAATCTAGATATTATCATTGGCCAAGTAGCTAATGCTGGAAGGATCGGGAGTTATATTCCAAAAGATTGTTTAGCTCCTGCTTTGCGCCCAGTTGTTGGAGCAGATGGGGAAGTTTATGCTTGCTGTGATCTGCGTGGCCATAGAGAATATTCTTTTGGTAATGTTTATCTTGATTCTTTCAGACAGATATGGGAAAGTGAGAAGAGGAAAGAGGTTTTTGGAAGAACACGGAAACTAGAGTGTCTTAAGTATTGTTCTAAGGCATATGATTATTACAATCGAGTTCTAGATATTCTCTGTGCTCAGGAAGATTGGCCTGACAAAGAGTTCATGTAGAAGTTAGCTAGAAAAGGAGAATCAGTTTGAAAAAGAAGAACATAGCGGTAATATCAACAACATTTAATCGTGCTCCTCAACTGTATCGGCACCTATGGACGATAAATTCACAAGATTTTCCTCATAGCGATTTTTGGGTTATTATCGTTGACGATGGAAGCGTTGATGAAACTCAAGAGGTCATCGCTGCGGCAGCAGAGAATTTTCCAACCTTAAGTATTATCAATATCCGTACAGACAGAAAGCCTCCAGATAGTTTTGGCGGTCAAGGTATAGCTTATAACGTCGGTTTGCGCTGTGCCGAGGATCTCGGCGTTGAATATGTTATCTTAACTGGCGGTGATATGCTTATTACATCCTGTGCGATGCGAAAGCACATGGAAGTTCAAACTGATGTTAGAAGGCGGGCCTGGACTATCTCTAGCAAAGATAAAACAAAAGAAACAGAATATCGTCTGATGGTTGATCAGATTTCAGATGTTCCAGATATTCTGCTAGGCTCTGACCTCTTTTATATTCGACCCGATCATCAAACGTTAGGAAACGATCAGCTTTTGCTTTCAGCTGTAGTTGGAAATCTCGATTGGCAGCCCGCTGAAAATCTTCTTCACCAATGGTCTGCACTGACAATTGAGCCGATTGAAGGAGCAGATCATAATCATCTAGGCTTTACTGGCGATGTTGTAGTTAGTCGCACTCATCCAGAATGGACAACCTGGCAAAGCTGTAAGCTGCAATATTGGCTAGATATTGGAGGTTTTGACGAAGCCGGGACTGGGCACTTTTGGGAAGAAGAGCAGCTTGAAAGACGCTTTAACTTGTACAACAAATACAGAGAAGAGCTAGGGCTGAAGTCTATCCTAGCTATGACTCATGAGTCGCCACTAGTATGTTGTTTTCATCAGCCACATCCTCGGCAGTTGTCGAATATAGACAACAGAGAAATTTTTCGCAAGAACGTCGAAAGATATGGTTTTGATGTTAATAAAGGTCAGGGTATTGATTGGGGAAGAGCTAAGCATGAAATCATTAGCAAGAGGGAATATACGTTGAGATGAAAAAACGTCCGATAACAGTTATATCAACAACATTTAATCGTGCTCCTCAATTGTACAGACATTTGTGGACGTTAAATTCTCAAAACTACCCACATACAGATTACCGAGTTATAGTTATTGATGATGGAAGTTTAGATGATACTCAGGCAGTTATCAAACATGCTATTCAAGCGTATCCTGAGATGAATATCGTCAATATCCTCACTGATAGAAAAGAAGAAGGTCATTTTGGCGGTCAAGGCTTAGCATACAATATCGGTTTGAGATATGCTGAAGAATGGGGATCTGAATTCGTTATACAAACTGGTGGCGATATGTTAATCCCATCTTTTGGCATAGAAAAGTATATGGAGCTCCAAACGAACTTGCGAAAGAGAGCTTGGGCGATTGCTACTTTCTTTGGAAATCTTAGCGAAGGCATACAAAAAGCATTAGGCCAACCTCCTGATCCTACTGCTTCTTATGATGAGCTATTATCAAGATTGCCTGATGTCTTGGTTGGGCCGAATCAGTATTTTATTCGTCCTGATCGGGAATCTCTTGGCAATGATTATGATGTTTTAGCAAAAGTTCCTGATAGATATGATTGGCAACCTGCTGAACGGCTGCTTGCCAATCCACAAGCTCTAACTCTTGAAGAGTTTCCAAATCAATCACATATCTATATCGGCTACCCAGGAGATATTCCTTGCGATCGCTCTCATCCTGAGTGGCCAACGTGGCAGATATGTCGAACTGAACATTGGATAAACATCGGAGGCTATGACGAGTCAGGAACTGGTCACTTTTGGGAAGACGAGCAAATAAGATTTAGATTTATTCAGTATTCTGATGACCTGATTGCGAAGGGGAAGAGAGGATTTTGCTCTATCGTGCACCCATCGGCATTGGTTTGTTGTTTTCATCAGCCGCATATCAGGCAGCTTTCTTTTGATAACCGAGCTGCATTTTTAGAGAATATAGAGAATTATGGATTTGATGTTAATCGAAAACGTGGCATTGATTGGGGAAGATCAAGACATACGATAGTAGATATAGCAGAAAGGGATTAAGAATGAAGCCTAGATATCGCACTGTAGCTAAAGAGAATATGGATCTTAGCGATCCAACCGAATTTCCTGAGCAGATTTTATATAACTTGGCTAGATACAAGTTTGCGGCTGGCCTTCTGAAGCCTTCGGATGTTGTACTAGATCTAGCTTGTGGTTACGGATTTGGTACTTATTTTTTATCTTGTTATTGTCAGCACGCTTATGGAGCTGATATCAATCCAGAGGTGATTGAAGTAGCTAGATCTCGATATTTGACGTCTAGCACAGCTCGTGATAAGATAACATTTATCAGTTGTTTTGATGCTGAAAAAGATGATATACCGGAAATTCAAAGCGTAATCGTATCTTTTGATACGATTGAGCACTTGAATGATCCTGAGAAATTTGTGAAAAAGTGCTTAGAAGCTCTTCCACCTGGAGGATTATTCATCTGCGGCTCGCCTCAGAAAAAAGATAGACCGGATCCAAATCCTTTCCATATTAGCGAGATGACCTCATCTGAATTCTTTGGTTTGCTTGATAAGTACTCTCGTAGGGTTCTGCGGTTTAGTCAGAATGAAGATATAGTTGGCATTTTCAATGAAGAGCGCGCTTGGGGGATGATTGGTGTTTGCTTTGCCTCTTGACAGATTTCTGATTTTGTATCATGATAAAGGTACAGAATCGGAAAGGAGATTGATAAGGCATGGACAAAGCGTTCTAAAAATCTCAGGGAAGAGCTCAGAGAGCTGAAGGAGCTGATGAGAAGTGCGCAGAAGAATCTTGTTTGTTTGGCCGGTTTATGGGGGAGTTCCTGGCATAAACAACGGAATTTCTGCAATGGCAGGATCTCTGAAAGCACACGGTTTCAAAGTTAAACTGTTCATGCCTTCTAAAGATCAAGATTTGTCAACAGAAATCAAACGTTTTGATCCGGATGTGATTGGATTTTCTTGCAACGTTCTGCAAAGACGTCACATTCTAGATTGGGGAAAATTTTTTCGCTCTTATTTTTATGACGCAAAAATCGTCGTAGGCGGACCTGATGTCATCTTGAATCCAAAATATTACGCAGAACTCTCTTTTGTTGATTACGTCTGCCTTGGCGAAGGGGACACAGCAATAGTAGATCTGATGAAGGGACAGCCTTCAAATAATATCGTTAGCAGCTCTGAAATACGAGATGATAGCGATTTTAGGATTGAGCTAGTTGACTTATCTAAGCTCGAACCTGAGGATTTTTCAATCTATAACTGGGATGCGATCATGATTGAGAGGCATGGGTGGCTTGGTGAATTTTTTATAGGCCGCGGCTGTCCTTATAGCTGTACGTATTGCAGCAATATCAGAATTCGAGAAGCTTGGCACGTTTGTCCTAAAGATTATGTGCGTTTTAAGTCGATTGAAAATGTGATCCGAGAAATCAGATGGGGAATCTCAAATTATACTGGATCTGATGTACCGGTCATCGTATTCGGCGATGATACATTTACAGTTTCTTATGCACATATGATTGAATTCTTGCCGACTTACGCGAAAGAGATTGGCTTTCCTTTTGTTTGTAATATCAATCCTCTTGCATTTGATGAAAAGAAGGCTGAAGTTTTAAGAAAATATGGCTGCTTTCAAGTTAAGATGGGCTTAGAAACTGGAATTGACCAGCTCAGAAATCAGATCCTCGGCAGAAAGGAGAAAACAGCAGATATAGAAAAAGCTTTTTCAATCGCTAGAGATGCGAACCTTCAGGTATCTGTTTTCATTATGCTTGGAATTCCAGGAGAAACTTTAGATACGCTTAATGAGACACTTCTGCTTTTGGGCAAGCTAAAACCGGATCGTTTCAAAATGTCTATATTTTACCCATTCTCTGGTACACAACTTTATGACTACTGCGTAGAAAATGATTTAATTGATTTTTCTAAGCTAGGACAGCAAGATAATTGGACAGAAGACACAGTACTTAGGTTTTCAGAGCCGATAAGAGCTAGAATAGCTGAAATCATACAAGATGTTGGTGCTGCTGTTAATCAAGTATGCGGTCAGGATATCTATAAAACCGCTTTTGGAAATTTTGGAATGAAAAAGCTAGAGTAGTTGAGAGAAGGGGATACAGCTATGCAATTTTCGGTAATAACGATAAGTCGAGATCGGCCAAATAGCTTTTTCCGACATATCATATCAGTCTTAGCCCAAGATATTCCTGAAATTGAAATTCTGATTGTGGATGACAGTTCGGAAGGGGATGAAAGACAGCTTGATGCTTTGAGATATCTCGCTTCTTTAGAGATGTTCAAAGAAATTGTTTCTAGACATCGGTCTAAAATTAGAGTATTCAAAACCAGGCCTCGAGAATATATCGGCGGCGAAGGTCGCGCAATCAATTCCGCAATAAGAAGGTGTAAAGGCGATGCGATATTTGTTCTTTGCGGCGATGATTTGTTTCCAAAAAATCACTTCCAGTGCATAATTGATCACTATATGTTGATGAGCTTGGCCACGGGAAAAGACCCAGTTGTTGGGTGGCCTCTAAATCACCTCACAAGAGATGTTACTGCTGATCCTGATGATCGATGTATTCTATCTTTTACAGGAGCTGGCGAGCCTCTCTTACTAGATGAGGCTAACAAGAGATATGTCTCGCTAAAGGAAGCTTGCTATCGTACTCCTGATTATTTCGTTAGACGAGAAGATATTAGCGCTGATTGGCTGCCTGGAATGAATATCTTTTGCAATGGACCGGTTGATGATAGAGCGCTGTATCCTAGGAGTTTTCTTGAAGATATCCGAGGCTTTCCAGAATGGCGAGCGTCATGGTGGCGGGATGCTATGATGAGATCTGTAATTCAAAACAGAAATTATCCAGTTGACCTCTGTTGGAATACGCTGAGTTTTCATCAATGGCATCCGCCTTTTCATCATCAGTATGACCAGGAAGGCCATGATTACTGGCAAAATCATCTAGGCGCTATTGTTTGTAATGAATCAGAAAGATGGGGAGAAGAGCCGCTAGATGAGATAGACATATTTGGAGAAAAAGAATGAAAATATTAGTGACGGGCGGGGCAGGTTTTATCGGAAGCTGGGTCGCACAAGATTTAACTGCTGATTCTAACAATAAAATCTTGATTATGGATGATTTATCAGGAGGATCTTTAGAGAATATACTTCCATTCAGAACGAAAGTTTTGTTTGAGCAATTAGACATAAGAAAATATGGAGAGACAGCATTTTCAATCAGTAAATTTCAACCTGACGTATTGGTTCATCTGGCAGCAAATGCCAGAGAAGGAGCCTCTTGGTTTCAGCCGGCTTCTGTAGTTTCTAGAAACACAACGGGCTTTGCTAATGTTTTATCGGCTTGCATAAACTACGGAGTGAAAAAGGTAGTATTGTTTAGCTCAATGTCTGTTTACGGAAATCAGCAGCCTCCTTTTCATGAAAAAGATGAGCTGAAGCCTGTAGATATATATGGATTGCAAAAAGCTAGCATGGAACAGATGTTGGCTATGCTAGCTGATATACACGATTTTGATTATGTGATTATTCGACCGCATAATGTTTTTGGAATCAGACAATCTCTTCGAGATAAGTTTAGAAATGTTATTGGAATCTGGATGAATAGAATTATGCGAAATGAGCCGCTAATCATCTTTGGCGATGGGCTTCAGAAGAGAGCATTTAGCTATATTGATAATAGCCGACCCGTTTATCAGAAGCTGATAAGCGAAGATGTGCCAAGAGGCTTGATTGTTAACGTTGGAGGGCTAACACCTATAACTATAATTCAATTAAGAGATATTGTTTTAGAGGCTATGGGCCAGAAGTCTGATTATCCAACTGAATTTGTACAAGCGCGTCCAAGCGAAGTTCATCAGGCGTATTGTTCACATTTGATTGCATTGGATTATGGCTATTCAGAGCCCACAACGCTAGAAGAAGATATTGGAAAAATGGCAGAATGGGCCTTAGCGAAGGGTCCCCAGGAGTGGGTTAATTCGGATGAGTTAGAAATCTCAACACGTGCTAAGTTACCTGAGCCTTGGAATGAGATAAAGTAAATTTGTTGTTCTAACGCTAATTATTTATAATCATCTAGAAAGAGAGCCTGTGAGCCTTTAGAGACTCGCAGGCTTTTATATTTTAGAGAGGATCAGAAAAGATGTTGAAAAATGATGCTTGGATTGAGCAACAAGCTCTGAAAGGTATGATAAAACCATTTGTAGGAAAGAAAGTCAGTGATGGTGTTTTGTCTTATGGATTGGAATCTTTCGGATATACTTTCAGGTTAGCGAATAAATTTAAGGTTTACCGAAAAGGCTGTGAGATTTGTGTTGATCCTAAGAATCTGGTTTCGGAAAGCTATCTCGACTTAACTAAAGAAGCTATTGAAATATATCCGAATTCCTATGTTACTGGACAATCTATTGAAGCTTTTGATATACCTCCTGATGTGTTTGGATTAGTTTTTGGTAAATCGAGCTACGCGAGGCTAGGAATCGAGATTATTGTTACACCTATTGAGCCCGGCTGGCGAGGCAGAATAACTGTTGGCATCGCGAATCATCAGAAATCTCCGATAAAAGTTTATGCTAATGAAGGTATAGCTCAAATAGTATTTTTCCAAGGTGAACCGTGTTTGACAACGTATAATGGGAATTATCAAGACCAAGAAAATATACAATTGACGAGGATTCTAAAATAAGATGACTCTGCCTGTTTTAGAAGTTTCTGGGCTTAATTCAATAGAAGGCATGGAAGCTCTCTTGGATATTCTTGTTTTAATGTTAAAAGATTCCTTAAACAGCTATATTCAAGAAGTTGAAACAGAATGGCGTTCTATACATAACATTAAGCTGCCTCTAACAGACGAGAATTCGTTCGTGATAGCGAATGACGAAGATTCTATTCCGTCAGAATCTACAGTTTTCCCACAGATATATCTGTTTGGATTTGATGATAATCCAGATGAATCTTTAGTTGAGCAGTTTGACGCAGATTTATATAGACATAATGTTGCTATTCGTCTTTGGATGAAATCTTCTACACCAACAGAGCTTACTAGACAGATATACAGATATGCTGAAGCTATAAAGAGAACAGTTAAGAAGTTTGCGAATGGTGCACAAGATTCAACTGGAGCAGCATCAGTAGTATGGGTGATTGAAAAAATAGCTGGCAGATACAGCAGTGTGAGTCCAACTACTCCGTATTTTATGGCGTGTCAAGTTGATTTTTCAATCAAGTACTGGAGAGAATGGAGCTGATGTCTTATGGCTGTTAGCAATCCAGATGCAATAACCACAGCGATGCTGCTGAAAGGTGAAGCTGATCTTACTGCTATCATGGCTGCTCTTGAGCAAGTTCAAGGAGCTGTCCAGCGTGTTATTCAGAATAATAATATCTTACTGTCTAGTTCTATACAGATGGCTGGAGGCATGGAGGCTGCTTCCGGTTCTGGAAGTATTCTCGGAGATGTTTTGGAAAGAGTGAGTGTGCTGGCAGGAGCAGCAGGACAGGGTTTAAGTTTGCTTTCCGGGTTTATGGGAGGCTTCCTTGTTAAAGCTATTGAAACTGCAGGACGCACAGAGACTCTATACATTGCACTCGACCAAATGGGAAAGAATGCTGGCTATACGAAAGAGCGTTTGAGGGAATTAGTTAAACAGCTAACTGAGACGGGCATCACTACCCAACAATCAGTCCAAGGCTTAATGAGAATGATGCAGCTTGAGCTAGATGTTACAAAAGCATTTGAATTAGCTCAGGTAGCGAAAAATGCAGCAGTTATCCAACAAACAAATACTTCAGAAGCTTTTGGTAGAATTATCTATGCAATCATGACTAGACAGCCGATGTTGTTGGAAAGCCTAGGATTGGCCTTTACTCGAACAGAACTCCAAGCACGAGGAATGTTCAAAGCAACTTCTTCTATTGCTGAAAAGCAAGCCGCGATGATGGATATGATTATTGAGAAAGGTAAGAACTTAGAAGGTGTTTATGATGTTGCGATGGCCACCTTCTTAAAGAACTTAGGTTCTAGCAAACGCTATATTGAAGAAATGCTAAATGCTATTGGTGCTCCATTTCTGGGCGCTATGGCTAAGCTAATTGAATTTATCAACAACAGTTTCAAAGCATTCAATAAATTGAACCCGAAAATCCAAGAATTTACAGCTTATATTGTTGCGGCTATTGCTGCATTTGGCGGAGGACTCCCAGCGTTGGCAGGCGCTTTAGGTCAGATATTTGGATTACTTCAAGGAGCTACTGGTTTTTCTGGTTTTGGATTTCTTGCTGGCGTTTTGAGAATGATTGCGCCTTATATTCCAGCTATTGCAGCAGCCGCAACAGCTCTATATTTTGCACTTAATGAATTGAAAAAAGCTTGGGATGCAAATGCCGGAGGGATACAAGAGAAAGTCAAGCCCGCCATAGATCTTCTAATATCAGTTTTTAATCGGCTGCAAGAGATAATCGGATATCATATCAATGAGCTAATGCCTCTGTTGCAAGCTAACTGGGAACGTTTGAAAGAGCTTGCCACTTCGCTATGGAATAGCATCAATAAATTTTTGAAGGATCATTCAACTTTAGCTCAGGTTGTTGGTGAGATTTGGAGTTTTATCTCTGTAGCGATAGATACAGCATTATACATTATTGATCAAGCGTTCTATACTTTAGAGAATATCTTGAGAGGCGATTGGAGATCAGCATTTAGCAATGTCTCTAATGCCGGAGAGGCTATGCTCGGCCTTCTAGGTAACACTTTACTAAATTTCATTCCAAAGATGCTGAATTATGGAGCTGAGATGATGCGGGCCTTCATAGCCGGCTTTTTGGAATATGCGAGCACATGGCTGCCTAGCGCCTTGAACTCAATAGGTCAAACTATAGCGATGTTTTTGGAAGGACATTCACCCCCCAAGTACGGTCCTTTGACTGAGATTGATACTTGGGGTGGCAATGTAGGTTCAGCCTTTGTTCGAGGGTTCTCAGCAACAACAGCTATGGGAGCTAATATTGTTGACCAATTTGCCGCTGGAATGGAATATCAAACGAAAAAATCTATTCCAAGAGCAATCAGGGTAATAAATAAGCAACTTCGAGATATGCTAGAAGGACATTCACCACCTCCAGCTATTCCTGACATTCCACTGTGGGGTAAAAATGCTTTTGAACAATTTTTAGCTGGCTTTAGCATGGCCGATTTCTCCGTTTTTAATTCTGCTTTAGGACTGATCAGAACAAGACTGCAAAATGTTTTTACAGATGCTGGTATGGATGCTAAGGCTGCGGCACAGAAAATATTATCTGCGATGATGGAAATTAGAGAAGGCGTTGCGGGTTTTATTTCAGGTGGAGGTGCTGCAGTTATTGATAAAGTTGCTGGAGTGCCGATTGCTGATATCATGCATGTTGTCAATTCTCAATTAGAGGCTTCTAGAGCTGCAGAGAATTTGAGTAAGATGCAAGAAGCATTCCAGACGATGCAGAAGCAGTCACAAAAAGCTATCAAGGAAGCTCAGAAAGCTGTCTCGAATGCGCAGGAAGATATTGAAAGATTTAATCGAGGCATTGAGGAAGCAGTAAAAGAGAGACTAAAGGTTTTAGGTATCGTACTTGATAGCGCTAAATTGAAATTGTTGCAGATGGCAGTTAGAGATGCAGAGGAAGAAGTTCAAGCAGCAACTGCACAGTATAACAAGGCTAGAGCTGCTAGAGAAAGATATGGGCTAACGATTGCATCTTATGAAGAAATCAATGCCCGGGCGCAGATGGCTTTAGCTCAAGAAAAGAAAGATCAAGCAACTATTGAATTAAACGAAGAAGAAAAGCGTTGGAGATTAGCTGAGAGAATTCAGACTGAAATCGCTAAGTCAAGAGAAGAAGAGCTGAAAAGGCTTCAGGATAACCTGAAGAATGCTCAGAAAAACCTAAAATCTCTTCAGGAATCTTATCAAGAGCAGATTGAGGCTGAGCAAGAAAGATTAGCCAATGCGCAGCAGCATGTGAAAGACTTGCAGAAAGTTGCCGAGCGGGAAAAAGCTCTATTAGCCGAAAGACTGAAAGCCGAGGAAGAGCAGGCTAAGATAAAAGAAGAGCAGGTAAAAGAAGAAAAGAAAATGCCGGCTGTTCCGCCAACGTTGGCTCCGATGTCATATGATGTATATAGAAAGAGCAGAGAACACAAAAAGAGAGAAGCTGTAGAGGCTCCTGATATCATAACTCAGTCAGCTTCACAGATTCGTGAATATTTTGAGAAAACCATAATTCCAGCCTTGATTCCTGTTCGAGATTTTATAGTTAATCTGGGAACAGAGATTTGGAAATTTGTTGGCCCAGATTTAACTTCTGCTTGGAACGAAGTTACAAAGTTCTGGGACGAAGTTATGGTAAGATTTGCAAAAGTTAGGGATGCTTTTGAGAGATCAGCTGGGATAAAGAAGATTATCAAAGACTTAAGTCAGGCTTGGGAAGATATAAAGAAAATTGGCGGTGCAGTATTATCTTTTCTTGTTCCTATCTGGAAATTTTTGTTGACAGCCGCGTTACCTACGTTTATCAAGGGCATCTGGACAGCTGTAAAAGGTTATGTTGAAATTGCTTGGTCTGTGTTAACTGGTTATTTGAAAATATTTTTAGATATTCTCGCAGGGGATTGGAAAGCTGTCAAACAAGATTTTCTAGATATGGTTAATGGCGTTCTCAGCGGAGTGAAAAACGTTTTGAAAGGTTTTGATGATGCTTTTGGATCTCCATTTCAATTTATATTTGACAGAGCAAGGTCAATTGTTAGATCAGCTGTGACTGAAATCTCGTGGATGTTCGCGTCGAATTTTGCAGCAGTTAATAATTCAATTGATCGTTTTGTTCGATCAATTGGAGAAGCTATCGGAAATCTTGCCAGGTCTTTAGTAAGCCCTTTAAACGTGGTCGGAGACGCAATATTCAATGCGTTTTCTTGGGCATTCTCCAGGGTTATAGGCAGCATCAGCGGCTGGATTTCATCTATTGGCTTAGCTCTAGGATCTCAAGCTACTGGAATATATAATGCTGCTGCAGGATTAGTTTCGAATATTTACAACGCTTTTAGAAATTGGATCGGATCTTTAGCTGGCTGGGTACCTGCTTGGCTAGGAAGTGTGGTTAACAGCATTAGTTCTATGTCTTCAAATTTTCTCAGCGCCTCTTATAGCGTGGCTAACAATATCTATAATGCTTTCTACAACGCTATCAGATGGATCGTTGATGCTATCGGAGGTTGGATTAAAGGAATTTGGAACAATGCGATGAAACCAGCTTTTGAAGGAGTTGTTAATAGAATTGTAGATTCTTTCAACGCAATCATTGATCGCCTGAATTCCGCCTATTGGTCACTTCCTGATTATGTTCGTGGTGCTATTCCTGGTTTTCCTCTAGGAAAGCTTGGTCGAATAACATTACCTGGCTTAGCTCTTGGTGCAATAGTTAACGTTCCAACTGTAGCTCTTGTTGGTGAAAGCGGTCCAGAAGCTGTCGTTCCTCTTGATATTCTTGATCGGTGGGTAAATAAACTTGCAAATCAAAGCAAGGGAATTCTCAATATCAATATCGAAAACAAATCAGCTGCTCCGATAGAGACAAAAGTCTCTATGTTCGGAGATCTTAGCTATTGGGGAGCGCACACATAATGCCGATCGGATATGATGCTTTCGGTGCAAAGACATACGTTGAAGGTCAGGTTTATCTTGATGGCCACTGGTATTTTACAGAGAGAGGTTCTTATCAAGAGAACTCGGAAAAGATATTCTCAACTGCGCTGTCTCTAAGTAGTGCACTCCTTCGGCAAGAAGGAGGAATGAAGCCGCGTAGTTGGTCTTTTAAGGTGATTTGTTTTTCTGATGAGGAGTTAGCTACAATCTCTGGCAGTTTCGTTAAAGTCTCAGCAAATTCGGTATTGCCTTTCTCTGGTATGAGAGCTGATCCTCACATGGTTTATTTCGATTCTTTTGGACCGATAGAGGTTATTGATAATAGAAATAGAGTTTTCAGCGTTCCGGTATCTTTGAGTGCAGCAAAGGTGGGCGGATGAGAGAATTATCAAAAGCTTTGTTAGATGCCAATAAATCTTCTGACAGATTTTTCTTAAGCAAAGTTTTAGTCAGCGATCCGATTGTTCCTCCTCTTGGAGCTCCGAGTTTTTCTGAATTTTCAAATTTCGGAGGGGCGCTAACTGATGTTATACGTGGAATTTCTTTAGATAGCGGCAATGTCATCATTCTTCGCTCAAGCGGTTTTGTGAAAGTTATACAAGCAGATGATGTATCTGTTCCTACGAGTTGGTCTGCAAACACTTGGGTTGCATTGTCTAGCATTCCTTCTAGTGCAACAGTACGAGATATAGCATCTTTTGGATCAAAAGTTAGAGTTTGCGCACTAAAAACGACTAGTCCCTATCATGTCTATGTGATTGAATCAAACGATGGAGGTCAAAGTTGGGGCTCTTGGACAAATATCGGAACCTCAACAATAGCTCCTAATCAAACTGAAGTTAGAATGACGTTTGACGCAGTATATGTTAAAAATACGAATTCAACCGGCTTAGTGATTGAATGTTTTTCGGAGAGGACAGCCGGATCTTGGACGAAAACAACTAGACAAACGCTGCTATCTGTAGCGTATGACTCAAATGATATGGCTGGGTTCAGCGTAGCAAAATATAACGATGTAGATTACTTGCTCTTTACCGCGAAGCAAAGATTCTCTAACGTTATAAATCTATACTATATAAAGAGCTATAAAGGAATCTTGAGCTTGCCAAAATCTATATTCGGATTTGAAAATCCCCAGGGATATTTCCCTATCTTTAGACCAGCTCTTCTGATTACTAAATCTTATTGCATTTTCTCTGGTCAATTTCGCTACATCGGGGGAGATTACTTAAAAGATGACTTTGAATCTTATTGGGGCAAATATATAAGTGTTTACGATTCATTTTCAAGCTTATCAGGTTGGATGGTTGAAACTGCTGTAACAATCACTACTACAGAAAAGGCTGAAGGAGGAAGCGAAGCAAAATTTGGAGGATATTATTTTGGCGAAATATATAGACCATATGAAGAAAATTTTACACTTGAAGATACATTTAGAAGTTCAGATTTTCTTGTGCTTTATTACAGATATCCTGCTGCTGTGAAACCTACAGCTTATTGGTATCTTTCCTACCAATCAACTCTATTTGATCTCTATTCAACAATTTTCAGCGGAAATACTTCCTCTACAAATCCACAATCAGCATTTATAAAGAAGATAAATTTTGGAAAAGTGGGAAATCCTAGTTGGGCTTCAGCCCAATTTCGAATAGCTCTCGTAGGAATAAACCTCGGAGATCAGGCTTATCTTGATTACGTACGATATGAGAAAGCGGATCCTGATAATGTATCTTATCCAAATGCAACAGGATCTGCTTGGAATTTTCAGCCAGCTAACGGATTATGGACAATAACTAAGGATGATTCAGGTGATCCTGATAACGCTATGCTTGCTTGTCTCGATAAGCAAGCAAGCGTAGAAAAAACGGCAATAAAAGATACGAAGATACTATCCCCTAACTTCAAGATCAAGATTCAAGTAAAAATCAGAAATTCCAATGGAAAGGCTGGACTTATTATTCATGCGGCTTCTAATACGCTAGCGGAAGGAGCAGAAAACTGCTATGCTAGCATAATTGATACTTCCGCTAATACTCTCACTTTCTATAAGTATGTCTCAGGAAATCCGACTAGCTTAGGAAGTGCATCATTCTCTTGTGATCCTGATATTTGGTATTGGCTTGGTGCGGATATTTCTGGAAATATGATTAAACTTTATGCGGCAGAATACGAGGATGATCTCTTTTCATCTGCTTTGCTAACGATAACAGATTCTACTTATACTAGCGGATATGTTGGTGTGATGTCGATAGGAGCTAATACTAGATTTGACAATTTGGTTACTAATGCTTATATCAGCACTTTAACGGTAGAAGGTATCGGTATGGGTAAAGATCCAATCAATGCTGTGCTAAATTCAACGCATTTGCCTTGTACGATAGGCGATAATCTGATCGCTTCAGGCAAATACCTATATACTTTTGATAGAGGCGGAGATAAGATTTATCAAACTTATTCACCTGATTTATCTGAAGATAGTCGTTTAGCTCTGGGAATTCTAGATGATGTTTCATCTCATGTTGTAAGTTTCGAAATCAAAAACCAAAGCGAAGCGATAGGACAAGCAAAATTAGAGGTGAGCAGGCTAGATGACGAAGCTTAGAGACAAATTAGCTAGAGGCAAAGATATCAGCATTCAAATCGGGTTGAAGACTATTACTGGCGCTGACGAATATGTTCCTGCATTCTTTGGAAATATAGACGAAGTAGAAGACACTTTAACTCCAGAAGAAGACACCACCAGTATTAGAGTCCGAGATCAAACGAAACGATTGAAAATGCAATCGGAATTCAATTTTGTTTGGGAATCTCAAGCTCGGTTCTTCTGCGATTTTTCCGACGATTTGGACTATAATAAGTTTGTTCGCACTGTTACAGAAAAGAGCAGCTGGAAACAATCTGGCGAAACGATGTATTGTGAAACCGCTTCAGAAGATAACTTTGCCTTAGCCGGGTTCTATCCTGAGCAAAATGTTTGGATAATGGCTAAGATAAGATTTCATAGCGATATAACAAACGCTAAGGGCGGACTTGTTTGGCGAGCAAATACAAACTGCTCTGCTTGTTATGGCTTAGTTTATGAGAAAGCCAGTAACGCTCTGAAGTTATATCGTCGTGAATCAAAATCTTGGGGAACCGCTTTAGCTACTTCGGGAACTCTAAGCTGGTCTGCGAATGTTTGGTATTGGCTTGCAGTTGCGCACATTGAGGATACAATATACTGTTACTATAGCACTAATGGTATAACCTATAACTTAGCTTTCTCTGCGGTTACAGATGCCGGTTTTTCATCAAGCTATAAGTATACTGCTGGCAATGTTGGTTTGTATGGCCGTCCGCCTTCAGCTGGGAAATATATCTATTTTGATGAAATTTTGATTAGAAATTTTGATGTTGACAAAAGCATAAGCGAGGTTGCGAAAAGATTGGCTGGCCGCGCAGGCGTGACGAATTTTAGAGAAGAGCTTGCGTTTGAATCAGATTTTGATAAAGCTGTTGATTTATGGCCTCATACCGGCGGAACCGGGCAATGGAGAATATCTTCAGGTAGACTAGTAGGCAATGGAACATCTACTTGGGGAAGGATACGAAATACAACTAATTTTTCAAATGTTATTGTAGACTTTGAAATGACTTTGCCAGCTAATAGACGGGCTGGTATAATATTCTGTGCTGATACCTGGAAATCAGTCGATAAATCTAATTTTTATCTCCTAGAAGTTGATCAAGCTGGCTATGTTAGATTTCATCGCTGTAGATTCAATGTGATGACTACGCTAAAAGTTTTTCCTCTATCCTGGATGACAATTCCAGCTGGACTAAAGATGCCATATAGATTATCTTTTCAAGATGGCTTTGTTTCTCTGTGGTGTAATGATTTACTTCTATGCTCATTCTGGTCATTCGATTATCTTTCTGGCAGTCTTGGGTTTGCTGTTTATCAGAGAGGAACTGAAGTTGAATTTAATTCCATCCGAGTTGTTAGACTAAATAGAGCAGTGACACAGTGGGCTTTGAATGTTGGCGATGAAATAGAGAAGAATTTGAAAAATCTTTTGAGCAATCAAAACGGCCGCTATTATTTTGATGGAACCGGTGCGATGGTTCTCGGTAATCTCATTCCACCTGCAGGGAAAGTTGATGTATTTTCAGGTAAACCTTCGCCTAGATTTGATAGAAATATCGCTGTACAAGGCCAGAAGATGAGCGATTTAGATTGGTATTCTGTTTTTCGAGTTGATGGCTCTAATTGTACAGCAACTATTCGTAATCAGACATTATTAGATAATTTTGGCTATAGATTCGGCTATGTCAAAAATGACCAGCTAAGATCTGATGAAGAATGTGCGGCCGCAGCACAAGAATATATCAATTCTAGTGTAGCTAAACTTGTTCAAAAAGATTTTGAAAGCTTTCCAGATTTGCGATTAGAAAAATATGATAGAATTTTGGTTTGGGATCATCAAAATCTTAACTATGACGATTTTATAGTAGAAGGACTCTCTTATAACTATAAGAAGGATAGCGGATTATCTATGTCTATTGAAACGGCTTGGACTGAAAATTTTCCTGTTACATTTGGTTTGAAATCGGTAGACTCTGGTATTTCTTATGATTCTTGGGCAGCTGAAGCTTCAGCGATAGCAGGTTCTTCGGTTACTCAAGTGTTTTTCAATGGCCTTAGCACTTCTTTTGAAATTTTAGTTCGTGGCTCAAGTTCTAGTGATAAGATATCTGTTTGGTGGGGCGACGGGACATTTGATTATTATGAACTTAAAGATATGAGCGGACCAGATACTGTGGTCAATCATACCTATCCGAATGAAGCGAATTGGCGAATTGTTGTCATGGGCGCTGATAAGCTCAGGAGAATTGTTAGCGTCTACACAGATGGGAGATCCGATTTTGGTGGAGATATCAGCAACTTAACAAATCTAGTGTACTTGAATGTTGAAGGTAACAATTATCTTTCGGGCTCGATAACTAATCTGACAAACTTAACATATCTGAAGGTAGAAGGAAATAGTTCTTTGTCAGGCTCAGTAACCGGATTGACAAACTTAACAAATCTAGTTTTAAGAAGTCCTCTCATGTCAATCACAGGGTCTATAACAAACTTAACCAATCTAGTCGAATTAGCATTAGGAAGCGGACGCTATGGTAATAGTGTATCAGGCTCAATAACTAATCTAACAAACCTGACAAAATTGATACTTTCAGGAAACAACACAATCTCGGGCTCGATAACTAATCTGACGAACCTAACAGAAGCTTCCTTAGATGGATACAATACGATTTCTGGATCTATTGAGAATCTAACTAACTTAACTACTCTTTATCTGGGAGGATATAATACTGTATCAGGCTCGATTAGCAATCTGACAAATCTACAATATCTCTATATAGCTGGTTCTAGTACTGTATCAGGTTCATTAGCAAATCTGACAAAACTCGTTTGTCTTCAAAACCGTAGAGAAGCTGCTGCACTAACCGACTTCGGCGATGTGGCTTTAGCAGCTACTCAGTTAGAAATTTTTGACGTCTATAATATTCTAGATGAGAGCACAGTAAACGCGATTTTGGCAGGATTTTGGGCTAATAGAAACATCCCTAAAGTCCATGAAGGAGATTATTACCGACAGATCCTATTGCACAGAAATCCTAGCAGCTCACCTCCAACTGGACAAGGCTTGATTGATAAGGCAGCTTTACAATCGTATGCTTCTCCACCAGGGACAGCTACTTGGAGAGTTGAAACTAATTAGGAGATTTAGTTTGGCTAATCCTAGTGCTATTCAAACAATCAAGACTCTGATAGCAAAAGAAGTTCAGCAGGATCTTTTCATCGGGGAAATTATCGCTGTTAGTCCGGTATCTGGTACTGTTGATATAATAGTAAAGGGATCAGGAATACCCCTTCTCAGGATTCCTGTTTTGAATAGTTCTTTTGTGCCTGGTCTTTCTGTTGGTCAGAGTGCTATAGTAGCAAAGATTGAAAATAGATATATCTGCTTAGGTGCATTCGGAAGAGACGATTGGGCTGCTGAGTCTTGGGGCAGCCAAGCAGAGAATTTTGTCTGGACGAAAACGTCAGAGGGCGCTGGTTGGCAGGCAATAGCAGCAAGTAAGGGCATTCATGCAATTGGTTATGCTGTAAGTTCTAGTTCGTGGAGTACGACGAGTTCCTCGTTTGTGGCGGTAACTGGCCTGTCGGTGACATTGAACCTGACGAAGACCTGTGATGTGATTGTGCTGCATGAGCTGGCGGCGGCCAATAGCACGGCGTATGGCCACAGCCGGATTTACCAGAATGGCTCTGGTGTGGGTAACTCGCATTGGTGTCAGACGAATTATCCTGGTCAAGAAATGGCCGGTACTCTTCTCGATTACCTGCCGGGTGTCTCGGCCGGGTCGTATACCTGGCAGGTGTACGCCAGGCAGGACGGCGGCGGCACGTTGTACTTGAACAGCTTCTCTAGTCGGACATCGGCGGGCCGCATACTGGTTGTGGCGTTGGAGGCGTGATAGGCGTGATGGAAGACGTGGAGATTGTAGTAAAGGGCTTCTGGTTTGCGGACGAAGCAGGCGCGCTGTGCGAGCAGTTGTTTGGCGTCCGTTGTGAGTGTTCGACGGCCGATGGCCTGGTGGTGGTGCATCCGCGGCCACGTGCGCTGTCTGAGGAGGAGTTGGCGCAGTTGCGGGTTGCGCTGAGCTTGGCGCGTCCATCAGCTGAAGAGCGAGCACGAGAGATAGAGATGCAATTGGCTGCACGTGAAGCGGCGCATAAATCCGTTATCGAACGGCTTCGCCAGAAGGCCAAAGAGCGGCGCATCACTGTCGCTGACTTGAATGACTTGGTGCTGGCGGTGCTGGGGGAGGGATAAAAATGGCGGGCAAGTATGACATCACAATCGAACAAGGTGCGACGTTCACCCTGAGCATGACGGTCAAAAAGAATGGCAGTCCTGTTGACTTGACTGGTTACACGGCGCGGATGCAGGCTCGGCCCCACGCGGGCAGTTCAGCCGTGTACCTCGACCTGAGCAGCGTCAACAAAATCACACTTGGCGGCCCGGCGGGTACAATAGTAATTTCCCTGACTGCGGCTGAAACGGCGGCTCTGCCTACCGGTACGTTTGTCTACGATCTGGAGCTCATTTCTCCGCTTGGCGTAACGACACGCTTATTGGCGGGCAGGGTAGTGGTATCTGCGGAGGTTACCCGTGATAACAGTTGAGATAGTAGAGCAAGTTATTACGGTAGAGGTGGCTGAACCATCGTCCATTATCGTCGAGGTTCAAGCACAGAATACGTCCGTCGAGGCAGAACTTGGTGGGATGAGTACGGATGCGCATCAGCAGATGCACACCGTTCATGCGATTGACACTTCAGCCGGCGATGTGGAATTCACCTTGCCGGCGGCGCACGACCGTGTATCTTGTACGGTTATCAATCAGGGCTCGCACAACGTGATTGTGGTGCCGGCGGAGGGCGACGAGTTTGGCAATGGAGAATCTAACGTGGTATTGGACGCACCTGGTATGGCGGTTACGTTCGTGGTGTCAGGGAATTATTGGTGGATAGGATAGGAGGCAAATATGACTTACTTGTCAGCAATTAAGCTAAGAAATTCTGCCGGAAATGTGGTCAACCCAGCTACGGCAGAAGGATTAGAGGTTTTGTTGGCTGCACTGACCGACCTGCTGGAAGAGATGCAGACTAAAACGGAGCCATCTGATACACAGAACATTGCTGCCGCATCCCTGCCGTTGCCACAGGGAGCGGCGACTGAGGCAGCTTTGCAATCCATATTGACTGAACTACAAGCAAAGACGGAGCCGGCCGATGTTCAGAACGTGGCGGTGGAAGCTTTGCCCTTGCCAGAGGGGGCGGCGACCGAGACGGCCTTACAGTCAATCCTGACTGAGTTACAATCAAAGACGGAACCGACCGACGCACAGGCGATTTCGTTGGACGACCTTCTGCTCAAGGTGGCGCTGAACGCGATGGCGCGATTGAACGTTGATTCAACGGGTAGGCTCCGAGTTGGTGACATCACGCTGGCGGGCAGCCAGACGCTGGGAACAGTGAGCACGGTAACTACGGTAACTACGGTAACTACGGTAACAGGCATCACAAACTGGGGTCTGGCAAGCGCGACATCGAAATCACAATGGGAAAGTGACCTGCATTACCAGCAGGCATTCAGACGAAATCTTGTAGTGTCATGATGCGAGGTGAGAAATGGCAGTAACGAACAATAACATACCTATCATTGATTTACCCTTGTGGCAGGTGTTGCAGCCATCCCCGGCGGGGGCAACAGCAGCGGCTTCACCGGGCGTGATGTGTACAGACAAGCGCGGGACGCGCCGCTTTATCTACATGTTGCATAGCCAGACGTCGTTCTGGCGGTACGACGTGAGAGCGAATACCTGGCAGCAGCTCGCCTCGCCGCCAGCCGGCACAACTGGTGCAGGGACGGCGTTGGTTTACGACCCGTCCAGAAATTGGGTTTGGGCGTTAATCTCAAACGGTTCTGCGGCTCCAACCTGGCAATATTATGACCCAACGACAAATACCTGGACGGCCCGCAGCGTGTCTGGGCTACCCGCCACGTTTGGTACTGATGCGTCGTTGGAGCACACCTGCACTGATTACAGCGCATCGGGCAATGACGATTATATTTACCTCATCGGCAACAACGCGACGACATTTTACCAGTATTCGGTTACGAGCAATTCTTGGACGACGCTGACCGCTTGTTCATCGGGTAGTGGGGCTGGGTGTTGCCTGCTCTGGCAGCCAGGCTGGGACGCGAACAGATTGGTTCGGGTGCGCGGCAGCAATACCAATACAATGGATTATTACTCCATCGGCACGCCAGGCTGGACAGGGCTTACTATAAATCCAGCGACGGAGACATTCGGCACTGGCACTATGGCAATAGAGCGCGGGATCGACACGACGAAGATTTTCATCCAGAGGAATAACGACATGCGAATTTATCAGCTGGACTTGTCGACAGGTTCGCTTGAGCCGTTCGCGACGCAATTTCTCGTCCCCACGGGCGCAGTATTGGTTGGGGACAGGATGATGTATATAAAAGAACCGACAACAGGCATCGAGTTTCTGTACATCGGCCTGCATACATCGGCTAATTTGCTCAGGATGCCGCTATTCTTCTGAGCAATCAGGGAATAAGAGAAATGCCATTGTTCCGTTATCAACGATGACGAATAGATGAAACGATTTATGAAAGTGTTGATTGGCAGATTGGTGTTCGTATCTCTTTTGGATTCGTATGTAGAAGAATATACTGAAATAGTGATAAGTGACTGTGTAGATAATTTTGGAGGTATGGATGAACGGCGTAGAGCTTTTAATTTCGATGCAGCCCGTGTTCGCACTATATGCACCTGAGTTGGGCGTTGATTGGACTATTTTAGCAGGTCAATGTATGACCGAGAGCTCTGGAATTCCTGATGTCATTGGTTTAGCTGGCGAGATTGGCTTAGCTCAGATAAAGCTATCGACAGCTAAAGATATGGATGAAAATATTACTGAGAAAGAAATGTTTATTCCTGAGAGGAATGTGGAAATTCAGACGAAATACTTGAAATGGCTGAAGAAATATTTGTATGATGAATGTGATATTGTTGATGATTTTAAGTGGGTATTAGCGGCTTATAATTGGGGCATCGGTAATGTTGCCAGATTGTTAAAACAAAACAAAAGTTGGGGAGATGTTCCCAAAAATGTGCGAGATTATGTTTCGCGCATTTATCGCTACGCTGAGCTAATAGAAGATGAATATCTTATGCGCTTTCAGAATCACACATGACTTGTTTAAGAATTGACTCAAGCAATAAAACATGATATAATAGAGGCAAGGAGGGAAATATGCCAGTTACTAGATGTCCTAATGGGAAATATCGGATTGGCTCTGGCCCTTGTGTCTACTCAACGCGGGAAGATGCTGAGAGGGCTTATGCGGCTTATCGGGCTAAAATACATTCCCAACCAGAGAAGAAAAAAGAAAGCGATAAGAAAAAGTAGAATATCTTTCCGCAGAACTGTTGAGAAAGGAATGCGATGCCAAAATTCCGAAAGAAACTTGTAGAAGTTGAAGCTATACAGCTAACTGCGCCTGTGAAGATCGTAACTTTGGAAGGCGCGATGTGGGGACGGCCAGGAGATTGGCTGATTACTGGCGTACACGGTGAGAAGTACCTGTGCAAGGATGAAATTTTCCACGAGACGTACGAGTCTGTATACGATGAAACTTAGCGATTATATTCGACCCGCAAATAATACACGGCTAGGTCTGCACTGGACGCCAGTTACAGGCCATGCCCACGCCGACCTGACGCGCTACATTGACCGCGCAGCGCAGATGGGCATCGGCTGGGTCATGCTGATAGATGACGGTGGCGGTTCGACGCTGGAGCCGAACAAGTTCTACGGCGGCAAAAGCATCGTGGATATGTGGTTGGAGCGTGGCGTTGTACCCGTCATTCGCTTTTTTGCGGCGCCGTGGGCCAGGTTCGATTCACGCTTCGAGGATACAACCAGGCGGCTGGTAAAGCGTGGCGTCCGCTATATCTTTTGGATGAACGAGCCAGAGTGCGGCGGGGAGTGGGCTGATAGAGGGCGTAGCATCGACCGAAATTGGGTGTACAACTGTACGCGTCTGTTTGTAGATGGCGCATACAAGATGATTAAGATCGGAGCGTATCCAGGCTGGTGGGCAACGACTACATTCCGCTGGACTACGCCAGATGGCAAGCGGCGCGTCAATCCTTTTCTGGAGTATATGACGCCGCAGGAGAGGCGAGATATTTTCATTGACGGCGGCGGCTGGATTCCGATTCACAACTACTCTAAAAACCATCCAATAGATTATCCAGATGACTCGGTGAATCAGCTTGGACAGCCGCTGACTCGTGAGGAGTACTTAGTCAAGATTGCTGAAGTAGATAAGGAATATCGGCGACGTACAAAAGATATGTGGGTCTGGAATAGCTGGGAGACCAGCGAGCATCATATCAATCTGCTGCGTAGGGAACGCAAGAATCCGGGGCAGACAATTGAGGATGATGATACCTGCTTTCGCATGTACCGCGGGCTGCTGAAGCTGCTTGACGAGGCGGGGATAAAGGATTATGTTCCGTTTATTGCTACTGAGGCGGGCCCGTGCGTTGGCGAACGGGATGATGGGCGCTACCCGCGTGTTACACCGAAGGCTCAAATTGAGATGATTGAAGCTGAATTGTCTGAAGCATCAATGGTGTCTAGCTTCTTCGGATTGTGTTTCTGGCTGGCAGGAGTACAACTGCTTGATGCAGCAACAGCAGATGGGTTTGAGGATCAGGGATGGTGGACGGCGCGGCACAATGAGCCGTTCAAGCTGAACAACGAACTGCCCATCGTGCAATATCTGATAGATAGGAGAAATCGAGTGAATACGTCCAAACTTTGTCCACATGTGCAGTATTTAGATGAGCCAACGTTGGGGGCTATTCGTCGGGTGAAGCCTCCAATGGTTAAGATTATGAACGCCACAAGAAAGCAACTGGAGAATATTCGAGCTGCTTCACCGAATTCGCTTATCGTAGCTAGGGTTTATCAGGAAAATCAGGATTATCAAACTGACCCGGTGGCGGCTGGTCGTGCTTTTGCTAATTGCTATGCTGACATCATTGATCTGATTGACGTAGCTGAGGTGTTCAACGAAGCCATCAACAGCTTAGCTGATATGAACACCTGCCGCAAATTCGATGATTATCAGGTCGCGTTCGCCCGGCGATTGTGGGAACTGCGACCAGAAGTCAAAGTTGGCTTATTCTGCCTGCCTACTGGAAATTTTGGCTGGCCTGGAGAGCCAGCCCTGACGCCAGCCTGGTTTCCGCATTCGATGAATTTACCTGCTGACCGATGCTATATCTGTGTGCATGAGTATACCTGGCATGACCTGCGCTGGGAATTCGGAGCACGGATGTGTCGGTACAGGAGACAGATGGAATGGGCCAAGGAAATTGGTTTTAAGCTGCTGATCACCGAATGCGGATTTACCCAAGCGGTATTAGCTGGTAAGCCTGACGTTGGTTGGCGGTCTGATCCGAAGACTTGGCAGCGAGAAAGATATGTACAGTCACTGCGGGAGTACGACACCGAGCTACGTAAGGATGATTATGTAATTGGAGCAGCTATATTTACCTGTGGCCGAAACAGCGGTTGGGATACATTTGAAAGCTTAGCTGAATGGGAAGCGGCAGCGAATACACCAATCACGTTACTGCCGCCTGAGCCAGAAGATGAGGAGGATGATGATATGTTGGAGCCAAACTTACGAGACGCTGACAAGTATGGTATAAAGCTCCTATATGGATATGTTCCCGAAGGGAGCAAGGGTTTCAAGATAGTGAAAGTTTATCATTACCCGGTTGGCAAGAATGGAGGCTTTCCTGGCAATCGTAACCTGTTCATGGATGTTCTTGATGAAAATGGACGGCGTATGTATGGAGCCAAGATTGAAGTAACCAATATGGGCAATGGACAGGTCCATACAGCGATTATAGACAAGCCAGCCAATGAACCAGGAACAAACGTGCCGATAAATCCGGGCGATACGCTGAAGGTGCGGGTTAAAGGAGATTATCAATCTGATGTAGCCGAAGGCATTCACACACGACATCCTGACGAGGGCGAGGATGTTCGGGTAGCACATCACTCATTTCTGATCGTCTGGCAGTTGACAGAAAATAAGCCGGATGTTAAACCAGAACCAAAACCAGAGCCGCCACCTGCCGAGGTTACGGAGAGCGATATTCGCAATGCGGCTTGGAATAGAGTTTATCCTGAGGGTATCGCTTATAATCCCAACGCAGCTTTTCCAGTATTTGCTAAGAGACATAGCCTCGGCGTGCCGGTTACAGCTGAATTCGATATCGGACCGTACCGGGTACAAGGCTATGCCAATGGAATCGTCTACGCAAGAATTGGAGATTGGGGAAATATTAAGCTCCTTGAATGGCAGTAAATTGATTATGTTGACTATCTTATGTCCATATTGTAAGATGACTATCAGATTAAGGTGGAATGATAGCTACGTTTGTCCATCTTGTGGCAGAAACCTTACAATCTCAGCAAATTCATCAAAAATCGCCATCCTGAAAGAGGAAAATATGTCTATCGTATGTCCTTGCTGCAAAACAATCACTAGATGTCCTTCATGTTATAGCTATATCTGTTCAACTTGTGGAAATGATTTAGCACTTTCTGTTCCAGAATCTAATATTGACAACCAGCAGATAGCTCAGAAAAGAAATCCGACAAGCTTATCAAATGCTTACAAGATAGAAAAAGAGAAATATCAATCTCACTAAAAGATAATCTAAGGATAGAGAAAGGAGATAAGAAAGATGAGCTGGGAAGAGGTATTGAGATACGCGCAGAGCTCTCTCGGGGTTTCCGCAATCGTTGGTACGATGATCTTCCTTTTGGTTGAATACGTGCCGGGATTTGGCGGAACGATTGAAGACCCTAAGAAGAAGAGACTAGTGGTAATGGCTTTGAGCTTAGTTGTTCCTGTTTTGGCCCTGATACTTGAAGTTCTTACTGTTAGTCATACCACTTTAACTTTGCCCATGATATGGAATGCCATCTTCGCAGGTGCTGCATCTTTTGGCACATCGACTGCTTTGCATACTCTCGTTCTAAAGAACACCTAGCGCCGTATTTTCAATATAGTTTCTGAAAGGGCTCAACGTCGAGCCCCCTTCATTTAACATTAAAAGCAGGGGAGTTTGTAAGCACCAGATGAATCTGAAGAATAAAAAAAGAATAGAATGCGAATGTGGAGCTGTTATATATTCACCAGAAAGTTATGACTGGATATGTCCTCAATGTGGAAGCAACCTCAAATTTGTTCCTATTTCAAAAAATCCTATCAAGAGAGTTGATTCCGAATGGCAAAACAATGGACTAACACGGAAATACTCAAAGTAAAGGCTCTGGTTTCTGAGGGTAGAAGTTGGAAAGAGATAGCAAGAATTTTAGGGAAAACGCCAGACAGTTGTCGCGGGGCTTGGCGAAGACACAAAGATAATACTAGACAAGAAGAATGTTCTTGTAATGAGTCTTTTCTAGTTCCTTTAGATGTTGAAAGAAGTTCTGTTAGCTGGCGTGAAAGATTAGAGTTGGCAGGTAGATTAAAACAAGTTAGAGATTCTGATACTTGTACTTTGAAGCTGACTAAAAGAACTATAAAGACTACCAGACCGTATGCGGTTTTGTTCTCTAGTGATTGGCAACTAGGCTCATTAGGAACTGATTTAGAGCTTTGGAAGTCCCATATAGAAACATTCTTATCGATTGAAAATATGGGTATGATTGTGGTAGGAGATTTGATAAGCAATTGTTATACTCATAGGACTTTGGTTCCGGTATTGTCTCAAGTTATGTCTCCTGTTGAACAGATGCGGTTTGTTCGTGAATTGTTAGAAGAAATCATATCGAAAAATAAGCTAATTTCTGTAACCTTATCTGAAGAGCACGATCAAAGGGATGCAAGAGATACTGGAATGAGTGCTCTCATCGAAATACTAAGACCATTGCAAGTCCCGCTTTTTGACAATCGTGGCTGTCTAATTTTAGAAGTTGGCAAACAGCAGTATGTTTTGGATATAGTGCATAAGAGCCGTTACAGCTCATTTTTGAATGAGCTGCATTCTGGAAATCGAGAGGCTCGGCTTCATCTTCCGGCCAATGTTATAGTTACAGCTCATCGGCACAGGCCGGCACTTGGAAAGTATTTTTGGTTTCAAGAACTTGCAGATGTTCTGAAATTTTGTAATGCTCCCGTTACTCTAGGAGGTGAGGTTTTTCTAGTTCAAACCGGAACCTATGAGAAAGAAAGCACTTACGGAAATCAATTTTTTGGCACTTTGCCATCTGCTGAATTACAGATTTTAGTATTCTGGCCAGATGAGCATAGAATAGAAATGGCAACGAATTTTCAATCTGCCTTGAAACTCTTGGAGTAAAACTATGGATCCTAACCCGTTTTGGCTTTCGCAAATAGGATTCGGCATTGTTGCAGGCGCGCTGGGTTTCTGGGCTTGGCATTTGTGGCAAACTCTGAACAAAGAAAGGGATCAAAGCTTAGCTAGACAAGAAGCGGCTGAAGCTCGCGAAGAAGCGAGAAGAAAGGAATATGATGCAAAACTCGATCTATTATTTGATAGAATGTTTGAATTAGCAGATATTAGTCGTGTAGCTATAGTACAAAACACGACGATGATGCAAGAGTGGAAAGAAGGAATGAGAATATATGAAAAACTCAGGGAACTTGAAGAGTTGCAAAGAAACATCCATTCAGCTTATGTCAAACGAGAAGCCAAGTAATCAGAATCCTCCCGATTTTAACAGCCGTCTCCGATCATTTGATATGTGTGCCGAGCAGATCAGAAATCTGCTCGGAATAAGAGCTAGCGCTATAGGCGAAATTAGAAACTTTATCATCACTGCAAAGCACATCTTAGAAGAGGAGTCTGGATAAAACATGCTTTTTTTGAATTATTTAAGTTTGCTGACAATGATAGCAAATTTCATTCTTCTTACTCTAATATTATTAGCATTAGAATCGGTTGAAGGCAATGGTGGACGAGTTCTGCTGAGATTTCTTCTGTATCCCAAAGCAGTGATATGGGGCTGCCTTTCAATTCTTGAAATTCTTTTTCTTATCGCTGAAATGCCGATTTGCTACATACCTTTAGTTTTCCTGATAATCGGTTTATTCAATCTCCTGTGCTTAGTTACGTTTTTGATTCATATTCGTCGCAAAGAATTTTGATTTTAATATATCTGTGCCAGAAAAGTGATGAAACACCTATCAAAGTTGATATCTATCAGCCCTCTATTATTTTCCAGTCCTCTTCAATCTCTTCATCTTCTTCGAGCTCTTCATCTTCAAGTTCTTCATCTACTTCATCTTCGCTTTCGTCATAGATAGTTTCGTCTTCACTATCTTGATCTTGAATCTTAGTTCTACGACTGAACTTTAATCCTGCTCTTTGACGCTTAATCCGATTTATCAAAGTCCGAGGAGATATAGATAGCATCACTATATGCCCAGAACTCAGATAAACTAGACATCTCGTTCTTCTTCCATGAGTGAGATCTATCAAGAGGTTATTCTCAATCGCTTGCTTGACTGCTCTCTTGGCTGGTTGAGAGCTAGGTTTATCAAGACAAACTATCTCATCAACAGCCAAGTAAGACTCGAAATTTGTATCAACAAATTCCCTATTCATTGTCTTCCTTTCTGGTACGCCTCTGGGGAAGGCAGACTGTTCCAGCGAATTCGCTTCAAATCTTCGTAATCTTGGCCAGGAAACATCTCTAGCAGCGGGGGATCAAACTTTTTGCCCGATTTCTCGCACCAGATTGTGAGTGTTGGACAGCACGATGAGCTGCCGATCAGAAATGTAGCTCCATCTCTATGACACATTCTAACTGACCAGCCACGAGATTTTAAGATCTCAATGGCCTCGTCTTTGGTTTTCTGGGTATCCCATAAAGGATCTTCTGTCTCTTTCGCTAATCCGGCGTAAGGCTTTCTCATCTGCTTATTCCTCCTTAAGATATCAAGATACAAAAGATAACTCAGTTTTCTTCTTAACCAGAAGAAAACTGAGTTCAATCTAATCACTCCAATCCGACAAGTCCAATCCCCGTACCTCAAGGGGAGTTTGCGCTTCTACGCTGGCAGCGAAATCTTGCCAGCTGTAGCGCTGACCTCCATCCTCAAGGTAGATCCTTCCAGCAGCCCAGACCTCGGCCCAATCTGTTGGGTCGAGATCTAAAGCCTCCGTAATCTGTTGAACGGAGGCCCCACGTTGATCCATCTTCTTTATCAGCTTAAAGTACCGCATCTTTTTCCTCCTTAGAATTTTTGGAAACGAACGACCGCCTCAATGCGGCCGTCCGCTCCGCGAATTGCTGTCGCCCCCGTGTCCGGCGCGACAACATCGGCGCGGCCGGACACGGCCTGGGCTACGATGGTGGACACGATGTACATCGTGTCCGGCTGTGGCTCCGGCAGGCCCTCGACCTCGCCGAACGCGGACTTGACGATGGGTATACCAACTACGTCGCCGATGACCTCTTGGGTCACGGCGACGCGGGCGACTTGCCCACTCGGGGAGAAAGTGTAATCTCCCCGTTCAGTCCGCACGTGTATCGCGTGCGGAGTTAAATTTTTAAGTATAGCCCACGTCATATTTCATCCCCCTTTCTGCCCTTCTGTGCCAGGGCATGCGCACTAAATCTATCTAGCGAATCTATCCAGCGAGGTGTAATCCATCCCCTCGCTACATTTAGTGAAGGACTTCACAGTCCTCCAGAACGTCTTGGCGGCCTCATCAGCCAGGTACTCGACGTACCTGGCCTCATAGCCACGCCGTGCAGCATTAACCGCGCCGTGCAGCATCCGCCAGTAGCCGGAAAATTCATCGAATTTTTCCAGCATCGCACAGGCCAGCAGCGGCCAGCCCTCCAGGGTACGCCACCGCTCGGCGTTCCCTTCCCAGATGCTATCCTCGTGGACAACCGCGAGGATAGCATGACAAGTTCCATCGGGACCTGCCATGTGGCAGGTCCCGTGGTTGTGCGGGCATTCCCCTGCGTCTGGGTTGCCCGCAGGACATTTGCTCAATTCTACCCCCGACTCATGTCGGGGGTAATTGTGTAGACTCGGCTCGTAGTCCGCCGGGTCTACGACGGCGACCCACTGGTCGCCGTCCTGCCAGTTATGCTTGGCGCATTCTTCGCACCAAGCATAGGTCCCGATGACAGGGAAGTGCCCTTCCCTGCCCCATTCCTGCCAGACTACCCGATGACCGCATGTCAATTCGACCGTCCTCATCCTAAATCCTCCTTCTTTTCTTCATCTGATCTATATCTGATCTATTTGTCTTTCTATTCTACATCTAAGACGAAAGATAGAGCAAAAATGGAACTTCATCTATCCCTAGATTCTCTTGTATGCCTTCTAATTCAGGCCACAACGGATGAAGAATTTTTCTTTAATACTTTTTAGCCTTAGAGCAAAAA